CATTCTACTGTTTGGTAAGGAATTTTTGTTAGTCTGCCGTATGATATGTCACCGTTATTAACAAACCAACCATACCAAAGCGTAAACAACAGCACTAAACTTGCTGCCATCCACATAAAATACCATTTAAATTTGCTAGAATTTGAAGCTATCCAAGTACCCAATGTCTGAACGGAATCATTAGCGATAACCGAGTAACTTGCAAGCGTAAATCCAACAACTGTATAGAGTAATGTTGCATCCATTAGTCTCTCTTTTGTTGTGATATTATCTATTATAATGAGCAGGTTGCTTTACTGCAACCCACTTATGTATATAGACAATAAATTTGTATTTTTTGTTAGATTTATGTTAGGATTTGAGTGTAAACTAGATTGAGTTTAAATACTCTAAAACTTTATCAGGCGTGCTTTCTACGTAGGGATCGTCATCAAGTCCAAGATTGTTAAATCCTTCTTCAATAAACATCTTTTCTACTTTTTTATTATCAACTACCATTGCATAACGCCAGCTTCTTAGACCAAAACATTGAAAAGGTTTATCTACTAGCATATTCATACCTCTTGTAAATAGACCATCTCCATCTGGAATCATTTCAATTTTTTCAATTCCTAAACTACTTGCCCATGCATTCATTACAAAACTATCATTTACGCTCATACAATAAACTGCATGAACTCCTAAACTAACCATTTGGTCATATGCTGCTTCAAAAGCTGGTAATTGTTTACTACTACAAACAGGTGTAAATGCACCTGGTAAAGATACCACAACTACTCTTTTACCTTTAAAATAATCATCTGTAGTAGCATCGTGCCAATCTGGACCCATTCGTACTCTAAAGTTCTTTTCTGGAACAATCATAATTTTTCCTGTGTATGTGTGTTATAATGTTTCTAAGTGAGCTTTCAATTCAGTCAGACCACCAATATATTTGCCTTTTACAAAAAATTGTGGAACGTCTTGTGATTTGGTTTCAGCCATTAGTGCACCGAATAGTGATTTATCACAAGTTATTGTAGCAAATCGTATTCCTCTTTCTCGCATTAATTCTGCACCTTCTTCACACTTTTCACAATCTGGATAAGTGATATGTCTAAAAACCACCGAACCTTTAATATCTAATTGCATATCTCCTTTAATAGACACGGGTTAATAATTAATTGGGTTGTTTTAGTAACAAGGAACAACCCTAATCCCCGCTGTATTATGCTGCTATTGCGGCAAGTACAGGTGCATAGTCATTGTTGTTTGCGACTATAAGGTTTGATGTTGGTCATCACCCTATCTACTCTCTCTGATATTTTCATCCCACGTCGAATCTATTCGGCCCCTAACATAGCACTTCGTAAAATGCTATCTTGGTGGAGCCGCCGAGTATCGCAACTCGGGTCCGTAGCGATTATCTTTTCAGGTCAACAAGTAAATTCTTTTAACTGCTCTTTTGTAGCGTAATGTTTTTTCTTTGTGTTGATATTCCACCTACCTTCATTGTTTCCTAACCAACGATGAGTAGTACAAATAGTACATCTAACTGTTCTTTTTGAAGCTTTTCTACCTCTTCTTCTTTTCATAATTCCTTATTATTAAAGTTAAGAAATACTATTCTAACATAATTTATTAAAAATGTCAAGTTTTTTATAAAGTTAACTCCTGATTTGTTCTGGTAACTCCAGCATCAATTATAACTGGCTTTTCTTTCCAAGAACCCCAATTACTTTTTTGTCTGTACTCACCCAACATTAAATCGTTATCTTTAACAAATTTTATGAATTTAACTATATTCAATCTATTAAGGTCATCATTTTTATTTTTATTGATATAATCTGATAATGCTTTACTAAACTGTTCAAACGTAACATCAAAATAACGATAAAAAATTCCTTCAGATAATTTAGCCGATTTCATCACATGAATCCATGCCGTATCAGCATCATCATTATCATCCCAATCAATCATAGGTAACATGAATGGTGGATTATTATTATATTTTTTATATACATTAACTTCAGATAAATTTTGTCTTAAACCCTTTTCGTTTTTTGCTATTTTCATTACTGTAGGTTTATTTTTAAAATCAATTTCAAAAACTGTTCTTGTAGATCCATCTCCAACTTTTTTAGAATTTTCTTTTGCAATTTTCAATTTTTCAGTGTATTTCATTTTTAATCCTGTAAATTCATCTGCTCTTGGCCAACCAAGAAGCTCAATGGAAGAGTTTTTCTTTTCTATTAGAAACTGATTAAAAGTTTTCATTTGTTTGATTTCTTTTTCATTTTGTTTATGAATTTTCTATAAACATTTGCTGCTGATACTTTTTTCATAACTCTTGCTCTTTGTTCCATAGCAATTGCTGCTTGAATTTTATGAGCATGTGATCTACTTGAATTTTCAATTTTATTAACACTTTTTTCTGCATCATCAACTGTAGCAAACTTTAAACCATGTATGGTTCCTTTTGGATTCTCATCTGTATATAGGTCAGAATGATTTGGACTGTTTCTACGTTGTCCTTTTTTTCTCGGTATTCTTTTGGTATTCTCTGAAATAAATTCTTTAAATTTTTTCATGTAATAAATTCTTTTTCTAAATTTGTAGATTCAAGTCTTAAACCTAATTTTTCATCTCCTCTTGCGCCTTTAGCATCCATATACAGTTTTGTATAGAGAGTTGTACCACTTTTATTTTGTACATATAAATTAGAATAATTAGATCTTCTTCCTCTCAATTCCCAAACTGTTGAGCCGTCTGAATTTAAACCGAATTTTGCAAAATAAATTTCATCTTTAAACACAATGTTAATAAGAAGTTTTAATGCAATATTTATTGGATACGGTGGTGAAGAAAATCTTTTAATAATTTTATCAGATTGTTTCATTAGATCTTCGGCACTTGTACCAGATGGCGTTTTTATTTCCGAAAAATTGGCTTTTCTACCTGTGGGTAATTTATTAAAAAAATTATTATCTAATTTTTGTATTACATCATGATATTTTTTGTCACCGTACGCATTATCTAATTCAGCAGCAACTTTCATATATCCAACAGGTGCTTTTTCTTTTTCAGTAATATCAAATATTTTTACAAGTAACTCATATTCTTTATTATATTTACTACTTTTATTAATAAAAAGTCTTTCTAAAATATATTTACTGTTTTTTTTCTTTAACGCATTTTCTAAAGTTGTAATTATATTAGGTGTCTTTATTGTATTTCCGGAAGCTTTTGCGGACTTGGCGGATATTTTATGTTCTATATTATCTTTGTCTGTAATTGTATAGTCTAAAAAAGGTGCATTTGACTTTTTAGGAATATAAATTTTTTTATAATTATTAATCCAAGACATATATGTAGAGTCAGTGATGATCTTTATAGGACCAATTGCTTCACCAAAATCTTTGTTCACCTTATTAACAAATGTATTACCAAGTTCAGAAACTTTTTTAAAAGAAGTGTTTCTCAATGCGTTCTTATCTGGATCATTTACTAAATTATGTAACACTCTCTTATGATCCTTAGTAATAAGTTCATTTCTTAAATTATCAATTCCTTGATGAAGATCATTCTTATACTCTTCTAAACTTTCCCAAGTTTCTTTATCACCTAAAAATAAAGAAGGTTTAAGATTTGTTGGAAGTTTTTCTTCTTTTAAATATTCATTAAATGTTATCATTTTTTTAATGTATAACCAAAAGTGTTCCGTGTATATCTTTTCTTTGTGCAGAAACATCACCATCATTAGTAGAAACTAAAACATGATATTTATTTTTAGAAGATGTTTCTGAAGTCTGTATCATTTCATCATAAGTTAGTATATCTTTATCTAGACCATAATACTTTTTAATAGCTGTCTTATAAAGTTCTTGAACTTCTTTAGGTAAGTATGTTTTATATAGATTAGGATAATGATCTTCAAGTTCTTTTAATTGTTTAGAAGTTAACATACTTTTTAAATCATTTTCTTCAAAGACAACTCTATCATGTTTATGTCCTTTAGCCTTATCAAACATTTTATGAAAAACGGGTTCATTTTCAATACCTTTAAAATTATTAAGTAACTCACTATTTTTTTCTTTGAAAGATTCTATAGTGGAAGCTGGTAATACAGCTAGTTTTGGAATATAATTAAAGGTTAAAACTTTGCGATTAACTTTCACATTCTTATGAACTTTACCATTTAAAGACATTGATTTTATAGTTTCAGATTCATTTTTAACAATGATAGAATTATGATTCTCTTCTCCTAATTTATGAGCTTTACTAACCATATTTTCATTAAATATTTGTTTCTTTGCAATACCTTGAAAGTTTTCAAAAACAGGTATAGACAAATCAATTACTTTTGAAAATTTGAAATCAGCTAATTGTGGAATTTTTTGAATCTTTTTATCATACTTACCACCATATGATAAATTAAATATAAAGTTATCTGGTATATTAGATAGTCCAGATACTTTACCTCCTTTAAAATCAGAACCTGTTACAACTTCATGAATCATTTCAACACGTTTTGTATATGCATAGTGAAGAATGTCTGGTGTTCCTTTTGCTATATCCATAATCATGTTAAAGTAACTTCTAGAAAAGAAATCACCAGCATCATGCCAACGAATAATTACTTGTTTTTTAGACTTTGATTTTAATTTATTTAAGTAATCAAATGTTTTCTTTTTAAATTGATCGGGATAATTAATTAAAAAAGTTAAAACTTGCGCTGCACTAATAGAAGGTGCTGAATACATTGTATAAAATCCTTTTACTGCATAACAGAAAGTTTTACATAAAGCTGCAGAAGGACATGTGTTAACAATAGCTAGACCTGGTGATTGTTGTTTACCGTAAATATCTTTCCAAGGTCTTTCCATATACACTAAACCTTTATATGCAGGTAAAGTGAAATCATATATTTCTTTTTGTTTACCTAATGCACCCATTGATTTCATCATCTTTTGATTTTGAGATAATGATTTTTCTGGATCATATTGATACATTTCATGTGATGTTGTTTTTGCAAACATTCTGTCAAGAGCAGACGTAGTCTTGTTAAAACTTTTCCATCTTCTTTTTAATTCATCTACACTCATTTGTTTATATTTTTGAGTAGACTTTGAAGCACCGTCATACATGAAATATTTTAATTCACCTTCTTTTGATTCAGGTTCTTTGGCAAACATGTTCATAACTTTTTCAATAGCATCTTCTTTCTTTTCACCTTTATCAACAAGAGCATTTATTTTTCTGTTAACTTCATCAAATAGTGCTGTAATTTCTTTTTTGGTTAATCTCGCACCATCTTTTTTATAAATGTTTTTTACTATATTATCAAAAGGAACTTTTTTACCTAATAGATAACTTATTAATATATCATCATTTTCTACAAAAAGATTATCCATCATGGCTGAAGGATGTAAAAGTGGTTTATTCACGGCGGGTTCTGCATAAACAGATTTTAGTAAAGATGCTTCAGTTGTTATTGCTTTTTTTAAAGACTGTATAAACTTATCATTAAGCATTTCTTTTTTAAGTCCACTTGTATATGCTTTTTTAATATCATTATCTAATAATTTTTTATCTTCTAATATTTTAAATAAATCATCTTTAAAATTTTTACTTTTAGCTTCTACGTTTTTCTCACGAAAAGCTTTTTCTGATTGTTGATTGTATGCTCTAGCGTATTGATTAAATGATGTTTTTACTAGCTCATTAAAATCTTTTAGTTTATTTTCTATTGCTATAGGAGAATATTCTTTTAGATTCTTTACTATACGTGTTCTAAGAGTTATATTTTCAGTCCAAGTTTTGTAATCATTATCAGGACCATATTTCATTAAAGATAGATCATCCCAATAGTTTTCTGTAATGGTCTGTTTAAAACCTTTTTTTAATCTACCTTGTTTTTCTTCTATTTCATAAAATTGTTTTGGAGTCATTAAAGGAACAATCTCTCCTTTTGGATCTGATAAAGAACCAGAAGGTTTATAACTGTATTTTTCATGTTTAACGGTATCAATAGCATTTTCTTTCATTGCCATCATTGACGGCGATTCTTTAAATTCAATTAAAAAATTAGTGCAAAAATTAGAAAAAGAAATCATGAGAAGTGTTCCTATAAATTGAAAAATTATTGTTTGATATAATTAATTTGTATTTATCATATGTTCATATTTAAAAAAGATAAATATGACAGAGATGGTATAAATAAAAAAATAAAAATAAACTGTATGGATAACGAAACTTTTCAGAAATTTCAAATATTCTTAATTCGCAGTTATACCATGTTAAATAAGAGATTGCGTTCAAAGAAAACTGAAGATGAAATAGAACTAGAATTTATAGAAAAATATGGTGAAGTATTAAGAAAACTTAATAATTTTCTTTTTTCAATAAGAAAAACAGTGTATAAATAATATATAATAATTTAAATAATTTTCAGGAGAATAATTAATGTCAGAGCCGAAAAAACTTACACGCATTATAGATAAATTAGTGCAAGTTGGTCCTAAGTATTTAGACCAAACTCTTAGAAAATATGCAACTGAAAATACAGAATATCGTTTATACACAGATACTGCCAATAATACATATGCTGTATTTTCTTATTTTTCATCCGGAACTTTTGTAACTGAAAAAGATAGAACTGTAGATGTTCTAATGGTTGGTGGTGGAGGTGGAAGCACTATTGGAAACGTGTCAGGAGGTTCTGGAGGCGGAGAGGTTATATCAATTAGAGGTGCAACTCTAACACCAGATTCATATGTAATTGAAGTGGGTGCCGGCGGTGCTGGTGGAACAAATACATCAAATACTTTTCCTGCTTCAGCAACTGCAAATACTGCAAGAGGATCAGTAGGAAATTCATCTACTTTTAGAGATTCTGCAGCTAGTAAAGTAATAACTGTTCTAGGTGGTGGAGCCGGAGGTCATAGAAATGAAGATGTTTACCCTTCAGATGGTGGTTGTGGTGGAGGAGCAGGGGGTGCCGATTTGGATACATCCGGGCAAATACAAAATCAAAATAATTCTTATGCTGCGGGTGGTGCAAACACATCTCATTCTTCAGTAACATCTTTAGTATCAAATTCGGCATTATTTTTTTCTGGCACAGTAGAAAGATTCGGAAATAACGGAGGAAATTCAGACGCATTTGTTAATACATACAATAATGGAGATCCAGCTACTTATCATGGCGGTGGAGGTGGTGGAGCAGGTCAAACAGGAATAGCTAGTACAGATAATGAAGGAGGAAATGGCGCTGATGGAGTAAATTTAGCATGGGTTGATGAAGTCTTTCAAAATATATATAAAGTTAATTCTAAATTATATTGGTCTGCAGGTGGAGGTGGAGCCGCAACACAAGAAAAAGAACCTGGCGATGGGGGTCAGGGAGGAGGAGGAGGTGGAGCCGCACATAAGCAAGCAGCAAACACGGCTATGCAAACATTTACAGAAGGTAAAGGCGGATTACGTGGATGGAATAATGGATATGATTCTTTTGAACTTTTAGGTGGTGCAGGAGCTAAAAATACAGGTAGTGGAGCAGGAGGTTCACATCATGTACCCACTACAGTGGATTCAAGAATTTACAGAGATTTAACTCAAGGAAATCATGGAGGATCTGGTTTCGTTATGTTAAGAGTGCTTTTAGATTATTAATATAGGAGTTTAGTATTATGTCACATTTTGCTGAAATTAAACCAAATGGTTTAGTGATACGTGTAGTCTCTGCCGAACCTGATGTTATAAACAATGGAGTGTTGGGAGATCCTTTAAGATTTGTTCAAACATCTTATAATGCAAAATTTAGAAATAAATTTGCAACTCCCAATGATATGTATGATAGAAATTTAGATATGTTTATTTCTCCAAAACCCTTTCTATCGTGGGTTTTGGATGTGTATGAAGATGATGATGAAATACCTAGAGCAAGATGGGTTGCTCCTGTTAAAAAACCATCTTCAACAAAAAATTATGTTTGGAAAGAAGAAACTAAAAAGTGGGTGATAAAGAAATAATAATGAGGTTTGATGGCACACTATGCTTACGTCAATCCATATACTAACCAAGTAGAAAAAGTATTAGTAATTGACAAGAAAGAAATTAAAACAGGATTATTTGGCAATCCTAATAATTTTATAGAATGTTCATATAATCAAAAAATTGGAAAAGTATTTCCAGGTATAGGTTTTTATTATATAAGAAAATCTATAAATTCAAAAATAAAACATAAAAATGTTTTTGTACCACCAAGACCAAGTTTAAATTGGAACTTTAATGAATCCATTTGGTCTTGGGAAGCTCCTCTCCCTATTCCTAATAATAGTAAAAATTATGTTTGGAGTGATAAAGATAATAACTGGATAGTTTATAAGCCTAAAATTTCTATTGATCCAAAACCAAATAAATATTGTGTATTAAATGAACACTATCAATGGGAACATTTAAAAAGCTATTGGATAAGAAAATTTAAAAATTCTAAGTTTATAATATTTTTAAGAAAAGTTTTTTTCTAGTCTTGACATTTTTATTTACTAATGGTAAGATCAATGGAAGAAGAAATAGAAGAAGAGACGGAAGAAGAATTTGATGAAGATTTAGTACAATGGATATAGTATGATAAACGATTTATATATTGATTATAGCAGTATATCATCAAGCGTTGATACAGTAACTATTTTATTTGTCCTCTATACTGTATCTATATTTTAAAATCTACTAAATTAAAAATTTATTATGAATATATTTTATCTTGATAGAGATCCTGCAAAGGCTGCTCAGGACCATTGCGATAAACATTGTGTTAAAATGATACTTGAGTATGCCCAGTTATTGAGTACTGCTCATCGTGTTCTTGATGGTCAACAAATTATCACCAAAAATAAAAATGGTGGAAAACTTACTACATGGATTTTCAAAGATAGAGAACTTGAAAATAAGTATTATCGTCCATGTCATGTAAAACATCCTTCAAATATTTGGGTTCGTGATTCACTTCAAAATTATCATTGGTTATATAAATTATTTCTAGCATTAGGTCAAGAGTTTGAAAAAAGGTATAACAAAAAACATCTTTCAATTCTTAAACTTAAAGATGCTCTTAATACTCCACCAATGAATATTTCTTTTAATAATGAATTTACAGAACCGACACCGGCAATGCCCGAATATTGTAAGATTCCAAATGATTCATTAGCTTCTTATCGAAAATACTATATAAAAGAAAAACATTTTGCAGAGTGGAAATATTCTGAAACTCCTCAATGGTATCTTAAAGGTAAAGAAGAAGAGCAAAAGTCAGAACTTTCATTTTATGAAGCATTAGTTTAATACTACATTTTATATAAGGTAAATATTGATATAAAAAAAATAATAATCTAAAGAGTTTATTTATGTCCGAACAAGAAGTGTTGTTAAATAATATAATAGAAAAGTGGGATCATATTCAATTTGCTATAAACAAAACCATTCAAGATGAAGAGATGAATAATTATATTCGTAATGTTAGTGAAAAACTAAACGAAATAAAAAGTGAAAATTTTGAAAGAGAGTCGTTTGATATAGTAGAAACATATATTGTATTATTAGAATCACGGCTAGACGAAATGGTTGCTGATAACGAAATACCTAAAAAGTTATGGGCATTGATAAACAGTTCTATATATAATTTTAATGTATATTTAAGTTACTTAATGGTAAATTCTATAAAAATAAAAAAGTGAGTAATTATGAAAAAGTATTTAATTTTGACCTGCAATCTAACAGTTTGGTCTTTTTTGATTTTTCAATTAACGATGTGTGCAACACCAACTCCCGCAGCGACACAATATAAATGGCCGCATCAAGAAAAACAAAATTTTATATCAGAGTGTTTCAATCAAATTAATAAAGATGGTAGTTTAAAACCCTCTTTTACTGATGATATGCTTTATCGAATATGTGAGTGTGCTGCTACTGAATGGGAAAAAGAAGTTGATTGGAAAACTTTTGGTGAAATAACAAAACCTCCACTTCAAGAAGATGTTGAGAGAAAGTTTTTCATTACATCTTATCAATGTGCATTAGATATAATACAAGAGTTTAGAGTTTAATATTTAAAAAGGTTCATAATGATTTTAAGTGATATTGATTTGAAAAATCTTAGAGAACAGAAATGTTTTCCTGATAACTGTTATATTGGTCCTTCTTCAGTTGATCTTTCCCTATCTCCTTCTTATGCTAAATTAACTTCGGTTATTGGAATTATAAATCCAGAAAAAAAATTAAATTATGATGAATTTACATCCGATATATATAAAATGAATCCCAATGAATTTATATTGGCTTCAACGAATGAATATATTAAAGTACCAGAAGATATGGCGGCTTATGTAGAAGGAAGAAGTTCTATTGGAAGATTGGGATTACAGGTGCAAAATGCAGGCTTTATTGATCCTGGATTTGAAGGACAAATTACACTTGAATTAAAAAATCAAAGTGGTATGGAAATAGTTTTGTATGAAGGATTACGCATATGTCAATTAATTTATGTTAGATTAACAAGTAAAGTAGAAACTCCATATCAAGGTAAATACAATAAACAAAAAGATGCAACTGGTAGTAGAATAATACAAGACTTTTAAAAAATAAACTCTATGTACACACAAATCAGAGAAATATTAGATAGAGAATTAGATAGACAAGAGACTACGATTGAATTGATAGCAAGTGAAAATTTTGCAAGTGATGCCGTAATGAAACTATGTGGTAGTGAATTTACAAATAAGTATGCAGAAGGATACCCAGGAAAAAGATATTATAATGGATGTAGTCATATAGATGAAATAGAAGAACTTGCTATCAATACTTTATGTAAGTTATATGAAAGTAAGTTTGCTAATGTACAACCGCATTGTGGAGCAAACTCAAATACGGCAGCATATCAAGCACTTTTAAATCCAGGTGATACTATACTTGGTATGGATTTGGCAAGTGGTGGACATTTAAGTCATGGTGCTAAATTTAATATATCAGGTAAAGTATATAATGCTCATCATTATGGTGTAGATGAAGATGGTTGGTTAGACTATGACTACATTCATAGAATAGCAAAAAAAGTTAAACCTAAATTGATCATTGCAGGTGCTAGTGCATATCCAAGAAGAATAAATTGGGCAGAACTAGCAGATATTGCAGACTATAATAATGCTTATTTAATGGCAGACATTGCACATTATAGTGGTTTAATTGCTGGTGGATGGTATCCCAATCCTACAGAATGGGTACATGTAGTCACTAGCACAACGCATAAAACTTTGAGAGGACCTAGAGGTGGATTTATTTTATGGAATGATGATAAATTTACCAAGAAAATTAACAGTGCTATTTTTCCTGGTACACAAGGAGGTCCTTTAATGAATATGATTGCAGCAAAAGCACAAGCTTTTATGGAAGCTGATACTGATGAGTTTAAACTTTATATAAGACATGTAATTGAAAATGCAAAAGAAATGTGTAAAGTTTTTATTGAAAATGGATATCATGTACAAACAAAAGGAACTGATAGCCATATTGTTTTATTAAATTTAATAGATAAAAAGTACAGCGGTAGACAAGCTGCCGATTTATTAGAAGAAAATGATATTACCTTAAATAAAAATGGAGTGCCTAACGATCCAAGGTCTTTTGTTGAAACTAGCGGTATTCGTATAGGCACAGCCGCTGAAACTACTAGAGGTCATGATAAACCGTGGTTTCGAAATTTAGCACAGAGAATATGTGATATTTTAAACTCTTAATTATTTTTTTTATGAAAACAGCATTAATAAGTGGAATAACAGGCCAAGACGGCTCTTATCTAGCAGAATTACTTCTTGAAAAAGGTTATCAAGTTCATGGTATTATTCGTAGGTCTTCATCTTTTAACACTAAAAGAATTGATCATTTATTTAACAATTCTAATTTAACATTACATTTTGGTGATATGACAGATGGTTCAAGTCTTTTACATATCATACAAAAAACAAGACCTGATGAAATATATAATTTAGCCGCACAATCTCATGTAAAAGTTTCTTTTGAAATTCCAGACTATACCGGAGAAGTTGATGGTCTTGGAACTTTGAGATTTCTTGAAGCAATTCGAACATTAGGTTTAGAAAATAAAGTTCGTTTTTATCAAGCTTCAACTTCTGAACTATATGGTTTAGTTCAAGAAACTCCTCAGACAGAAACAACTCCTTTTTATCCTCGCTCTCCTTATGGAGTAGCAAAAATATATGGCTTTTGGATTGTTAAAAATTATCGTGAAGCATATGGCATTCATGCAAGTTCTGGTATTCTTTTTAATCATGAATCACCAAGAAGAGGTAATACTTTTGTGACAAAAAAAATTGTTAATGGATTTCACGATATTCAGACAGGAAAAATTGATATTTTAAAACTTGGCAATTTAAATGCAAAACGTGATTGGGGTCATGCAAAAGATTATGTAAAAGCAATGTGGTTGATGTTACAGCAAGACGTTCCTGATGATTATGTGATTGCTACGGGTAAGCAATATTCAGTTCGAGATTTTGTTGAAAGAGTTTCAAAACTTGCTGGCTATGACTTAGTATGGACAGGAAACCATGAGTTTGAATATGGATATGATAAAAAATCTGGTAAAACTCTTGTCAGTGTAGATATCAAATATTATCGTCCAACGGAAGTAGAATCTTTACTTGGTAACTCAAAAAAAGCTAGATGGACATTGGGGTGGAATCCTGAATATGATTTTGATATGTTAGTGGAGGAAATGTATTATGGAGAAAAATGATTATATAATTTATATACTATCTCACAATTCAAAAGATTTTACAAGTTTAGTTTTTCAATCTTTAAAAAAACAAACAAATAATTTATATGTTTTAGAAAATTCAGACATTTTAGAAGAATCTTTTTCTAATGAGTTCACTATTAATTTAGGAATTAAAAATATAAACGTGGGTGGTTTTTATGATTGGATAATTGATAAACATAAGGATGATAAAAATTTATTTGTTGGTATTTTTAATAACGATATTTTTAATATATCTAACAATTTAATTGAATCTTCTTTAAAACATTTTAACAAAAATACTGGTATAATACACTCATCAATTATTGATGATGGGTGTCCATATCCTGTTATGTTTAAGATAGGAGAAAATTATCGTGAAGTTTATTTTATTGAAAATATTTGTCCTTTTTATAATGTAGAAATTTTGAAAAAATTACATCCTTCAATTCCAACACACAAATATGGTTGGGTTGATTTTATTAGTTCAAATATATCAAATTCTTTAGGATTAAAAAATATTATTCTTGATAATACTTCAATTAGTCATATGAGGTCAGGTGTAAGAAAAAAAATGAATTCAATAAATTCATCATTTGATGAATATAATAAAACAGCAGATTATGAGTGGATTAAATGGATAGAAAAAAATGATTATTTAAAAAAATATACTAATAAAAATTATGGATTCACGGTGTAAATAAATGGAAAAAAAATCTAAAATTTACGTTGCTGGTCATAACGGTCTTGTTGGATCAACAATTGTAAAAAAATTAAAAGAAAGTGGTTATAAAAATATACTTACATTTAGTAGTAAAGATTTTGATTTGAGAGAAAAGGAAGGTGTAAATTATATTTTTGATAATTATAAAATTGATTATGTTTTTCTTTCAGCAGCAAAAGTTGGAGGAATAATGGCTAATAGTTCTAAAAAAGCTGAATTTATATATGATAATTTAAGTATACAAACAAATGTAATTCATAAAGCATATCAAAGTGGTGTTAAGAAACTTTGTTTTCTCGGCTCATCATGTATCTATCCTAAATTAGCAGAACAGCCAATTAAAGAAGAATATTTTCTTACAGGCAAATTAGAAGAGACTAATGATTCATATGCAATTGCAAAAATAGCTGGCATACAAATGTGTAAATCATATAAAGACCAATATGAATTTAACACTATAAGTTTAATGCCTACTAATATATATGGACCAAATGACAATTTTAGCTTAGAAAGTGGTCATGTAATTCCTGCATTAATTAATAAGATTCATGAAGCTAAGACAAAGAAATATAAAGAGATAGTATGTTGGGGTACGGGCTCTGCCAAAAGAGAATTTTTATATGTTGATGATTTAGCAGAAGCATGTATTTTCTGTATGAATAATTATGAAAATTCAGATATTATAAATGTAGGAACAGGTGTAGATATAACTATTAAAAAACTAGTGTATACTTTATGTTCAATAATAGAATATGAAGGTTCGGTAATTTGGGACCATACCAAACCAGACGGAATGCCAAGAAAATTACTTGATGTAAGTAAATTATCTAATTTTGGTTGGAAAGCTAAAACTAAATTTGAAGATGGTCTTACACAAACTTATGAATGGTATAAAAAGAGAATAAATTATGTATAATTGGCCTTTAATGAAAAACTCAATAACTTTATTAGATAAGTTTAAACTCATACAATTTATTTTAACTTCTGATAGATTTACTCAGGGAATTAAGGTTGAAGAATTTGAAACAAGATGGTCTGAATGGTTGGGGGCAAAACACTCATTATTTGTAACTTCTGGTAGTACGGCTGATTTCTTATTAGTAGCGTCAATTATTGAAAAGTATAATTTAAAAAAAGGTGATAAAGTTTTATTACCTGCATGTACTTGGGTAACAAATATCAATCCCATTTTTCAATTAGGACTTACTCCAATTTTTTGTGATATAAATTTTGATAATTTTAGTTTTGATGAAGATGAGCTATTGTTAATAAAAGAAAAACATCCAGATATCAAAATAGTTTTCACAACACATCTTTTAGGATTTCCTGCAAACATAAAAAAGTATAAAGAAATTTTTACAGAATCTATCTTTATTGATGATGTTTGTGAATCACATGGATGTCTAGATGAAAATAATACTAAAATTGGTTCTGATAGTTTAGGCGCAACTTTTAGTTTTTATTTTGGACACCACATGACCACGATTGAAGGAGGAATGATTTCTACAAACGATTCAAATTTATACGATCTAATGAAAATCAAACGGTCACACGGTTTAGCGAGAGTTTCTGATAAATTTGATGAATATGCAAATCAATATTCAAATATTGAAAAGTCTTTTTTATTTGTAACTGATGGTTATAATTTTCGGAATACTGAATTATCTGCCATTTTAGGATTGTCTCAACTAAAAAAACTTGATGGTTTTATTATTAATCGTAATAAAATATATTCAGAATTTGTAAAATTAATTAATGATAATAATAATTTTCATACTCTTAAAAATAATATGAGAAATAGTTCATTTTGTTTACCTTTCATATGTAAAAATACTGAAGTTAAAAATAATTTAATTAATAAATTTTTAGAAAATAAAATTGAGTATCGTCCTATAGTTGCTGGAAATTTATTGAAGCAGCCATACATAAATTACAAAATTGAAAGCACAAAAAAAGTTTCAAATGTTGATATTTTACATGAGCATGGCCTATATATAGGAAATAATCAATTTGTTGGAGAAGAAGAATTAGATGTTTTAAGAAAAATATTATCTGAAATTTAAATGATTTCTTTTAACAACCTTGGAAATTTTGGACATCTTGGTAATCAGATGTTTCAATATTCATCTTTATTAGGTATTGCTAAGTATCATAATTATGAAATCATGATACCATCAAAACAAAATTTTGGAAAAAATTATCCATTAAAAAGTTCTATATATAATTGTTTTGATATTCAAGCCGATTTTTTTAATTTTCAAAATGTTTTCACAATACAAGAAAAAAATTTTAATTTTGATAAAGAATTATTTGAAAGATGTCCTGATAGTGTAAATTTACAGGGATATTTTCAAACTGAAAAATATTTTAAACATATTAGTAATGACTTAAAAAAAATTTTTACTTTTGATAAAAAAATTAAAGAAAAATTTGACATATATAAATTTAATACTGAAAATATAATTTCACTTCATGTTAGAAGAGCAGATTATCTTGATATTCAAAATGTTCTTCCTGTTTGTTCTATTGAATACTATTCAAAAGCATTAGACATTCTTGAATCAAAGAACAAAATATGTTTTATTTTTTCTGATGATTTGGATTGGTGTAGACAGCAGACTCTTTTTCAAAAAGATAATATAATGTTTATTGATAAAAATGTCTATGTCTGTTTATATTTAATGTCTCTTTGTAATTATCACATATTAGCGAACAGTTCTCTTAGTTGGTGGGGTGCTTGGTTATCAAATTCAAAACAAGTGATTGCTCCAAAAAATTGGTTTGCACAGGGAGTTCATGATACTTCTGACTTATATTGTAAGGATTGGTGTAAATTATGATTGATTGTTTATATTATATAAATTTGGATTCAAGATTAGATCGTAAAGAGCATATAGAGTCTAATGTAATACCTATTTTTAAAAAATATGTTAAAGAAGTTAAAAGATTTTCTGCTTTTGATCACACAAAATATTCGTCAATTACACAAAGAGCAGCAGGTTGTTCTTATTCACATCTTGCAATTTGGAATGAATCAATCTTTGAAAAATATGATAAAATTTTAATAGTAGAAGATGATTTTGAATTTATTGTAAATGAAGAAACAGTAAATAATGTTTTTGATTTATTAAGTAAAATAGATTACAATATATGTAATTTAGGATATGTTACTACTGACACTGTACATAAAACAAATTTGAAATATATACATAAATGTTATAAAGTACAAACAACATCTTGTTATGCAGCTAGTCCAATATTCTTAGAAAAAATGATCCCTTCTATCAAAGAATCTGCTGATAATTTAATGACTAATCAAGAGCATCATATAAATGCAATAGATATAGCCTGGCAAAAATTTCAAACTGACCCTAAGTGGTTTATTTCAGATAGATTAGGTAAACAATTAGTAGGACATAGTGATATTGAAAATCGTTTTTGTAATTATGCTTATGCCGAATTGAGGTAATATGAAAAAATATTTGATTTATAGCGGTGCTGGTGATCATGAAAATCAATGGCTCTCTTGGGCTGAAAATGAATCATCAGTATATGACCGAGCCATGAACTTTTATGGAGATGATGAAAAAGTATATAAAAAAATAAACAATTTAGGAATGTCTTATGTTTCAAAAAGTAAAGGAACCATTTTTACAAACTTTGCAAATCATTATAAACAATTTAAAGATTATGAATACGTTTTATTAGTTGACAGTGATTTAACTGTAGAGCCAAAAGAAATAGAAGAAGCTTTTGAAAGAGCAAATAAAAATAATTGGAGTGCTTGTACTTTTAGTAGAGATGGTAAAGACTATGGTTTTTTTGCAAAATTTTTTGAAACAACAGGTAAAGGAGTAAGAGAGTGTAATTTTTTTGAGATGGGATTTACTCTTGTGCGTAAAGATTTACTTAAATTATTAATTGATAAATGGTTTGAATTAGACCTTGAATATTCTGATGGTGTTGATTTAATGTTGTCTAACGTGGCTTATAATAATGATATGTTACCTTTTTATGTCATTGATGACTATACTTTTTATAATCCACATCCACATGAAAAAGTAAATTCAAGAGAAATAGATTCAGCAACAAAAACAACTTGGTATGACCGTCAACAAAAACTTATTACACATATGGTAAACAATCCTGATTATTGGAGAATTGGAGAGTTTATTAGAGTTGGTGATAAGACAATGAAAAGAGAAAGTCTTGATGATTTTAGAAAAATTTATAATTTAAAAACAAAAATGAAAATATATTGTATTACTCCGGTGTATGATCCGAATATTAAGTTTCTTGAAAAAAATATTGAATCTGTTCGCAATCAAACAGTAGATGTTACACATATTCTTGTGTTTGATGGTAATAAAGGTTTAGATAAAGTTAAAGAATATGCGATTAATTTAAATGGTATTGAAATTATAAATTTACCAAAGGCACATCGTGATTATGGAGATACACCAAGATTCATAGGTTCTGTTTCTGCTTTTCAAAGAGGAGCAGATGCAGTTTTTTGGTTAGATGATGATAATTGGATAGAACCAAATCACGCTGAAAAGATGTCTGCAAATTTAACTCAATCTAGACCCATTGCAACATGTCAAAGAAATATCTGCACTTTAGATGGAGAATTAATGGGAATTTGTTTTGAAATAGATCCTAAAGAATTTATTGATACAAATTGCTTTATGATTCATCGCTCATCAAAATCTTTATGTAGTATCTGGTGGATGATTCAAGATGACCAACACATATTTGGTGATAAAATCTTGTATAAACATATCTTAGAAAATAAAATTTTAACAACTCATTATCAAAAACCAACAGTTAACTATAGAACAAATTTTAATTTTCATTACCAACATTATGGATATCCCATACCAGAAACTGCAAAAGATGGTGTTGGTGTTCAATATGCAAATCGAGAGAAGTAATGAAAATATGGTATGAGAATTTTTGGGGAGGATTTGACCCAAATATTTGTTATTTTAATGATATTTTAAGATTAAAAACAAAAATTGAAATTACTCCACATAATCCAGATCTATTAATATATGGAGTTTTTGGAAATCCAAAAAACGTAATTTCAAGATATGATAAATGTAAAAAAATATTTTATGCTAGTGAAAAATTTTTGATTGGTACTAATCCTTGGATTAAAGTAGAAATAAAAGACTACCCTTGTGACTTCTCAATTTCTTATGATGAGGAATCAGAAACAAATATCCAATGCCCTTTATGGTTAGCATATCTCAATTTTACAAATATAGAAGATCCTTATCATTATAAAGTAACTACAGAGAAAAGAAAATTTTATAACAAAAATAAATATTGTAATTTTATTTTTGGAAATCCTGCTGTTGGATATTCACCAAGAACAGATTTTTTTAAATTTCTTTCTGAAAAACGATTTGTACACTCTGCTGGAAGATTTGCAAATAATATAGGACATAGTATAGGAAATACAAAAGAAGATAAGTTAAATTACATAAAAGATTTTTTATTTACTATTGCATTTGAAAACGCATATGATGATGTTTATATGACAGAAAAACTCTTACATCCATTATTATCAACAAGTATACCGATTTATTGGGGAGGAAAAGATGCTTTAAAATATTTTGATTCAAATACTTTTATAAACGCTCATAATAAAACATTTGAAGAGATAGAAAATGAAATGAATGAAATACTAGAAGATAAAGATCGTATTATCAAAATGTGTACGGTCCCAATTTTTGAAAAATTTCCAGAGTCTTATTTACCTGAAACTATTGCTACTAAAATTTTAGATAAATTATGAGATTGTTATGTCCGACTACAGAGATTTAATTTATAAAACTCATTTAGAACATGAAGTATTAAGAAAAAAAAGGCTTGAGAACAGTCAAGATAAAAATAAACAAGTTGATAAATACGGTAAGATGATGATGATTTGGCGATTCAACTTTTTTAAAAAGAAGCCGATGACTGAAAAAATTCAAGAATATTTAAAGAAATATGATTTGAATTCTGATGGTACTATTACAGATGAAGAGATTGAAAGAACAACTAAAATTTTAGAATTAGAGTTAAGAGAAGAAAAAGCTGAAGCTCAAAAAAGAATGTCTTGGATTTCTATCATCAGTATGGTTTTATTTACAATTGTTTTATTTACACCTATTCTAAAAGATAGTAGAGTTTCTGCACTTGCAGACCTACTAGGTTTATTTTACTTAGCTCAAGCATCAATAGTTGGTTTCTATTTTGGCGCTCAAGCCTACATGTCAAGAAAATAAATGAAATCTTTTCATTCGTTTATCACAGAAGCAAGAAAAAATCCAAAGCAGAATCCAAAACAAGCACCATATTATGCTCTTGAGAAATACAATAAGCCTGGATACTATGCAACTTTTATTACAGATCCTAAAAACTTCGAAACGAACACAAAGAAAGAAAAAGATGATGAAAGGTCAGATTCACCTGTAGTTCTTTTGAACACCAAATCAAAATACATGACGCCATGGGGCATCTACACATATAGTTTGTTAGACATGTATAAAGAGTACCCCCCACCTTCAGAATCTGGTGAGCAAGTTTTTCGTGTGCCATTTGCGGGAGAAAAACCTTGGATCGCTTTGATTCAAAAAACACCAGAATGTAAAACTTTGAATGTTGCTGCATATAAAACAAGTGACTTAAATTCAGACCTACCTAAACTAAGGCACGATATTGTTGACTTAATGAAAAAGAAACATGGTAAGCAATTTGATTCAGTATTGGCAAGAAGTTACTTTAGTGCTATTGAAAAATATGCAAGAAAAAATGCAACAACTCGCCGTGTCGCAAGTCAATTATGGAATGTTACACGAATGTCCGGATTTTTAGTTACGAAAAGTTGGGATGAATTGTCTGAACTGTTTGAAAAAACTGAAGAAGAATCTTATCCAGTAATCAAGAAATATGTACCAAAGCCTACTTTATGGGCAACAATTCTTCGTCGAGCACCAGGTAAGCAATTCTATTATGACCTTGTTGAAGATCCTGGATTAGGTGTAGTTCATGAAAATGAACCAAGACAAGCCGTGTTTTTTAGTCGCAAAGGTTATAAGGTTGTTAAAATTATTCCGAATAAAGATGTAGAATATAATAAGAAACATAGTTCAACAAAATTTGCAAAGAGAGAAGGTGAGTTAGAAACTCATATTCGCAGAGGTAAGAACATCAGTGAGATACCCCGTGAAAAATATCCTGACCTTGTTCGTATACTGACAAAAAAAGATAAGGATAAGAAGACATTACTTGACAAGAAGAAGATGACACAAAAGTTACCACCGATTGTTGAAAAAGAAATATTGGACAAAGACTTAGACTATTATGACCAAATGATTGATGTTGACCATAAATCACTCATGCTTTCTCTTGCCAGAAATATCAGTCCAAAAGAAGTTCGTGATTTTTTAATCAATCATTCTGAAATCAAATTTTCTCAAGAGGACTTGAACAACTTAGTTCAAAGAAGACCGCAAAATCTTTCAGCAATTCTTCATTTAAATCCAAGTTCAAAAACTATTATTGATGTGATTAAAGATGAGCCAATCAATGTTCACATGTTAACAAATTATGATATACCTATTGAGTCAAAGAAACAATATAAGATACCTGCAGAAGTTCAAGAGGCTTTTCCAGCAATCTTTGATAAAGTATTCACAGGTGAAACTAAGTCAAAAGGTTCAAAAACTCTTCAGAGTTTGAGAGATGATAGAGCTATAAGAATGTTAAAGAACCGTATACTTGATCTTGTTCATACAAATAGACTCTCAGCAAAGGTATCAAACGCACTTGTAAGTGTATTAGATAAAAACAATCAACTTTCTGATGCAGAAAAAATTCAACTAAAAAATAAATGAAGTCATTTAAAGAAGTAGTAAACGAAGAGGTTCAATGGCAGCGGTCTTTATTTGACCATATATTCATGGAAGCAGATGGATTGCTGGCTGATGACAAAGAATATATATTTCAAGATGAAAAAGATAAAAGTTTTCATCTTATTCTTGATCAAAAATTTATAGAAAGAGTTTCAACACCAGTGCGTTTAATAGCTGCACATTCCTCTGGAGTAAAAGGTTTAGATAAACTTAAAAAACTTCAAAATAAAAGAACAAAACAAATTTCAGCTTTTACTGTTGATAATATTGGAACAATGTTGTATGGAATTTGGGATGATGGGGGTGGTGTTATTACTATTTTAGAAGGAACTGCACTAATGGGTCAAGCTGGCGACATCATGAGCAAGCCAGATAAAAAAGGAGTGAGAGTTATTGATATAAGTGGAGATAGTGATAGTTCAATTATGTCATCATCATATATCGAATTCTTTTTAGATGGGAAATCAAAAAAAAATAAAATGACATCTGCCGAAAAAGAAATGAAATTTTATCAATACAAACTTTTACTTCAAAAACTAGTTATATTTAAACAAAATTTACTCAAAAAACTTCGTGATGAATATGGAGATAAAGAAAATGATTATACTCCTTATGATATTTCAGGCGATGTTAAACAGAAATATATAAGACAATATGTTGCTGGAACTGAAAGGATTATTAAAAGTAAAAAAGAATATCGCAAAGTTTTTAATGAACTTATTATGCGCTGGCCAAATATGCAGAGTAAAAAATGGACATCAGGTTCCAAATATTTAGACTATGATGAAATAGTTTTATCTAACTTTAAAATATTACAAGTTTATTATATTGAAGAAGCATTAGAAAACGCAAAGGTAACGAATTCTGAATTCAGAGAAATTGTTAAAGGTCTTAATGTTCAGATAATTGATGAGAAAGAACATCAAATGAAACCAAATATAGTTAAAAAATATATTGATAAAATTAAAAAGGAGTAGAATGTTTAAAAAGGCTATCACTATTATAGCATTAGCATTATTAGCAGCATCATGTAGAGATGCTTTACCAGAAAATAAGTTAGAATCTACAATCACTCTCAAAGATAATCATACTGTAACTAGTCATAAAGAAATTATTAAAGACAATCATACAGTAACCACTACCACTACTACTACCACAACAAATGATAAAAGTAGTTCAAATTCTACTACGTCACTAACACCAAAATCTTCAGAAAATAGTACATATGTTATGGCACTGTATGGTGGCACTTCACAAAATTTATCACTTGCTAATTGGACATTAGGAACTTTACCAGTACTCACTCTATATATTGAAGGTACTTCTGATATGGTTGTTGTTAATCAAACTGGAATTACACCAGGATTAGATAACTTTACTAAAGCATCAAGTGGATTCTTTAATTACTCTCTTGTAAAATCTGATATGACTTTAGATGGAGCAAAGGTTAATGTTGATAATACATCAGATATCACATTATTATATAAAACTAAGTTACATGGATTTGTAAATGAGAGTTTAAATATTATTAAATTAGACCCTATTGAATTTACATTGAGGGTGAAATAAGGTATTTATGGATAAAGCACAACCAATAACAGAACCAGAAGAAGAAATTTACATTGACCCAAATATGAAAATTGGTATGACAGAATATAGATATAGTGAACTACCTCAATGGATTAAAAATAATATTAAACAAGAATTGATTCAGCAAAAAATTAATAATGAAAGAAAATACACGTAAAATTTTATCCATGATATTTACATATGGTTCTTTAGCTTATGCTTTGGGATTCATAATATATTTACTATACTTTCGTGAGATTTAATAAAAACGTATGAGTAATACAGAGTTTGATTTTATTTTGAAAGAATTGACTGAAGCCCCCAAAGTTTTTCGTCTTGCTATAAAAATTTATAATCAAATGGAAGATGGTGAAACTAAAGAAATATTAGGAGCAGCCATTTCTGAAGCAAAAGAAAACTTTAGAATGCTTGATGTGATATTAGAAGATATACAATGGGATTTAGAAAAATTAGAAGTTGAAAAATTAATTGACAAAAAATGAAAGGAGAAAAATGACCCAACTAATTGATCCTCGCAAATATACAAGCACCGTAAATTCTTTACGATCTTTTTTTTTAGATAGAGGTTTCGCAGAAGTTCACACTCAAAATCGTTTGAGTATTCTAGCAGCATGTGAAGACCCGTTCAATGTTGCTACTTATAATTACGCAGGAGAGGTATGGCCTTTACCTCAAACAGGTCAGATGTGGTTAGAACATGAATTATTAAAAAGCCCTTCTTCTGAAGGGTTTTTTTGTATCAGCACTAGTTATAGACAAGAACCAAATGCAATACCAGGAAGACATGATATAATTTTCCCTATGTTTGAATTTGAGTTTCCAGGAACAATTGAAAATTTAAGTGAGATGGAATATCAACTTTGTAATTATCTAGGATTTGATGATATAACTGAAAGAACATATGTAGAATGGCAGGAACATTTTGCTGTTGATAGTGAGCTTGATGCAAGTCATGAAGAGTCAATGTTTAACAATTTTGGTACTTGTATGATTACAGATTTTCCAGAATTTACAAGTCCATTTTGGAATATGAGTAGACATGAAGATGGAGTGCATAGTAAAAAGATTGACGTTATTCTTGGAGGAATGGAGACAATTGGTTCAGCAGAGAGGTCAACAAATGTAGATCAAATGCGTGATACTTTTCATACTATAACAAATGGTGAGTATAGTCAATTGCTTTATAACTTATTTGGAAAAGATAGAGTAGAAGCTGAATTAGAAAAATTCTTGTCTTTTGATTTTTTTCCTAGAGTTGGTGGGGGAATTGGAATGACAAGAATGATTAGTGCGTTAGAAAAATGTAATATTATACTTGATGCCTAAAATGAAAAATATTTTAATACTTTTAAGTTCTTTTATTTTATTAGGTATGTCGGAAGGAGATTTGAGAAAGGAGCAAGAAAGTATTCAAAATATAATAAAACAAACTCAGAGGATTAATAAAAAACCTTCTCCTCTGAGTGATGTGAGAGCGGCTAGAACACAAAGAAATCGTTATCAAAATCAACACTATCCTTATTTTCCTAAAACTATATATCGTGAGCCGCTCAAAACACTTAAAAGAAATAGATTTTTTCGTTAGGCTGCAACCTCATCAACAAAATCATAATTAAATTTACCGGTTAAACCAGCAACTGTATATTCAGTCACTCTACCCTCAAAGAAGTTTGTATGGTCTGGTGCATTTAAAATATGATCCAACCAAGACAAAGGATTTTCCTTAATCTTATAATTACCTTTCATTCCTAATTGAATCAAACGTCTATCTGCCATATAACGAATATACATCTTCATTTCTTCTTGAGTTAGTCCTTCCATTTTAGAAAATCCAAATGCACGTTCAATAAACATATCTTCAAGTTCCACTGCTTTACGAATCATACTATAAATTTTCTTTTTAAACCCATCATTAACAATACGTGGATTTTCACTACAATATGTTCTGAATAATTTTGCCATTCCTTGTGCATGGAGATTTTCATCACGCACTGACCATTCATTGATTTTACCAAAACCTTTTAGTTTACCAAATCTTTGGAGATTTAAAAGCATTGCAAAAGAACTAAACAAAACTAGTCCTTCATTAATAACAGACCTAGCAATTGCTAGTCCTGTGCCTTCTTTTGTACTTACATCAATGTCTAACATAAAATCATGTTTCTCTCTCATTTCCTCTATTTCTAAAAATACAGAATATTCTGATTCTGGAAATCCAATTGTGTCATTAAATAGTGCATATGCTTCTTGATGTATGAATTCTCTAGCAGCAAATGATGATAACATTTTACGAATTTCATTGTTCTTAAAAATCTTTAAATAATAGTTAATATAGTTTTCACCAACATTTACATCAGATTGAACAAACAATGTGAGTACACTACGAATAAAATCTTTTTCACCTTGAGATAATTTACCAGATTTCCAATCATGAACATCATCTTCAAGAGAAGCCTCTTCTGGAATCCAATGAATTTTTTCATGATTCTGAGCCATCTCAACTGCCCATTCATAACGAAAAGGTTTATATGTAATTGAAGAGACTTCGAGTCCTCCAAATGCTTTTTTTAATATTAATGCTTCTTGTTTTAATAAATCAGTATAAGTTCCAATATGTTTTTCATCTATAAAAATTTGTGGAACACTATTTACTTCTTTTCCATTTGAAACACGTTGATAAAAATCCATACGTTCTTTATGGTCATCAAGCACAATTTCTTCATATTCCATTTGGTTTGTGTCAAACCACTCTTTAGCTTTTTTACAATAAGAACAATTATTTTTTGAATAAATTTTAATTTCCATTATTTACCCTAGTGTGTAATAAAAAAAGTTTGTGGTGATGATTCTGAGACTTCACTGAGCTATCCTTGACAGTTTAAACAGTCATCCTCTTGCTTGGGTTTATCTTCTACATAGTCTTCAAGTGCAACCCTCTCAACCTGTGAAGATACATTTTCTACACGATGTTCAGCTTCCGTTCTCAAGTAATATAAAGTTTTAAGTTTTTTCTTCCATGCAATGTAGTGAACTCTGGATAAATTAGCTTTATCCATTTTAGCAGGAAAAAATAAATTCACACTCTGACCTTGTTCAATATATTTTTGTCTATCTGCAGCATGTTCCACAACTGTCTCTTGATCTAATTCCATAGCAGTTTTATATACATTTTTTTCATGTTCAGATAAAAAATTTAAATGTTGAACAGACCCCCTATTCAACATAATATCGGACCAAATAGAATCAGTATTTTTACCATATTTTTCCAATATATCTGCTAAGTAAGGATTCTTAATTAAATAAGAACCAATGCGAGATCTTTGTGTAAATGTATTGGCATTATATGGTTCTATAGAAGGCGAAACACCAAGCAACATTCCAGAATTAGCATTTGGAGCAATTGCGGTTAGATGTGCATTTCTTCGGCCTGTGCCGATGCCATCTAAGTATTCTCCTTTCTGTAATCCTAATAATCTTGTTTGTGATTCGGCTTTCTTTGATATGAATGAAAAAATTTCTTCATTTTCAATTTTTGCTTCAGGACTTTCCCATGCAATATTATTCTTTTGTAACCAAGAATGAAAACCCATAGCACCTAGTCCTAAAGATCTTTCTCTACTTGCAGAATATTTTGCTTTTTGTAATTGGTTGGGAGCATTGTCAATAAAAAATTGAAGTACATTATCTAGCATGGTAATCATATCTTCTACTAATGTTGTCTTATGCCACTCATCGTATTTGTCAAGATTTAAACTAGATAGGCAACACACAGCGGTTCTATCTTCATTTGTTGGCAAAGTAATCTCTTGGCATAAATTAGAACTATTTATTTTTAATCCTTTATCTTTTAAAGGTTGAGGTAAGTGTCTATTGGACTCAGTAATAAAATGTATATTTGGTTCACCTGTACGATAACGAACTTCTAGGATCATTTCCCAAAGTTCTCGAGCACGGATAGTATCTCTAACTGTTTTATCTGATGGGTCAATCAAATCCCACATTTCATCTCGTTCAACGGCTCTCATGAATTCATCTGTGATGTTTATAGAGTGGTGTAAGTTTAAATTTTTACGATTTACATCACCTGTTGGAACTCTCATGTTTGTAAATTCTATGATATCTGGATGGGATATATCTAAGAATGCACAGAGAGAACCTTTACGTGTTTTTCCTTGACGATATGCTATCATATCAGCATCAATCGTATGAAGGAACGGCATTGGTCCTGGTGCTTTATTTGAGACGGACCGAACTTTGGACCAGTTAGCTCCGATTCCACCTCCTTTTACTGATAACCACCGTATTTCTGTAGAATGGTCTATAATTGAATCTAAATTGTCTTGAATGTCAAGTAGAAAACAAGAAATTGGCATTGCTTTTGCTTTTTCACCTGGTAGAATTGAATTGGATAATACAGGAGAAGCAAACATAAACCAACCTTTTGATACAGCATCATATATTCTTTGTGCCAAATCTAAATCACCGGCTGAAAAACAAATTGCAGTTCTTGCAAAAGCCTCTTGAGGAGTTTCTTCTTCACGGCAATAAAATTGAGTTAACATTTTATTTGCCATATCTGATAAATTATCACTTCTCTGTTCATTAATTTCTACACCATAATATTCCTTTTTGTTACTTTGAGGCATTGAAAGTATACGGGCACTCATGTTTTATATCCTCTCGATAATTAATATGTTAAAAAAAGAATGTACGAATCCATTAAGTATATTTCTACACTTTCTTCCTTTGTTAAATTGTTTAGATTAAAAAAGATTTATTTTTTCAACAAAGCCACTATACTAGCATCAACTAAACTAACTATTTTAGTTGCTTTTGTAGAATCAGTACAAATTATTACACTATTAGGACTTGTACCTGTAGCGATAACATTATGATTTTGTACAAGATAGGCATGACCTGTTGATGTGATAATCTCATATTTAGTAGGATCTCCTACGTCACTTCTTAGTGCATCTAATGTTGGTGTAGCCATATTTGAACTCTTTTAAAATTTATAGTATAGTGAATATATTTATAAGATTTTGATTTTTTAACTTTTAGATTTTTTGCCACATTTTGAGTTGAAAAGTTGCTTGAAGTCCTTCAAAAGTAAAACGATCAATCATCTGAACTATTTGATTAGTTGTGTAATCATTTAGTATATATTCATTAATATCTTTACCGGGCATAGACTCTGGCAATAAAGATACTTTATACTTTCGGTCTATCATATTTGCAATCTTTTTAATTATTTCTGGATTTCTGGGTTCTCTATCAGCAACAAATACAAAATCAAAATTTAATTTATCTAAAGTTTTTGTAACATCTGAACCAGCAACAGCTATCGCATTAGGTAAGAACATTGCATCAATCGGACCCTCAACAATATATATCTTTTTCTTTACATCTACATTATCAAAATTATATATTTTTGGAGCTTTCTCACTTAATTTTATAGTTATATATCTGAGTTTTGTATTTCCAGATAGTGCTCTACCTTGAAAAGCTACTAGTTGTTTTTTTCCATTGTAAAAAGGAATAATTATTCTTTCATCATTACCACCAGAATAATTTGGATCATAATGCTTTCTAACCCAATTTCCAAAAGTTGATACATAAAATAATTCCTTTAGATATTTATTTGGAATTTTTCTACGTTTAACATATTCTTTTGCTACATGTCCCTCATCTAAAGAATCAATAGTAGGTGCTTTTACATAAGTAAGCGAAATTCTATTTGGTAGAAGTTTTGGTCTGACAGAACTCATTATAGCATCTGTTCTTTTTTTATCTAGAAAAAGTTCTTTTAGATATTCTGTATGAAGTAAAGAATTTACACTCTTCAGAAAGAAAGAAAAGTTTGAACTAAAACCACAATTATGGCAAAAGTATTGATATAGATTTTCTTTTTCAAAAATATAACCTCTTGCCTTAGTTTCATTTTTCTTGCTATCCCCACAAATGGGGCAAGAAAAATTAGCTCCGTTTGTTTTCCATTTAAAATTTCTTAGAGTGGATGAAAGACGATGAAGGAATTCTTTTTGAAGAGATTTATTCTCTACAAGAGATCGCTTGTTCATGTTTATGTATTAACTTCCTAACTAATGTTGTAAAATTTATTTTTTCACTTTCCAAAAGGAAGGTAACTTCTTCAAATTTATTTTTATTATTATTGTAAATATTCTCAGCGACTTCTAAATTTTCTTTTATAGAAAGCCACTCAAGAAGTTTTTTAGTTTTTTTTGAAATTTCCTTATTTAAATAGGCATCTTCAAGTTTAGATTCTGTTAAATAGGGAACATCATCATTAATACGTTGAAATACAGGCAAAATACGATTAGGTTTTTTGTCTTCTATTTTAACCATTTCATAGTTTAAAAATTTCTGTATATCTTTTTTTACTTTTAAAAATGAATGAACTTTCATATTTTAATATAGAGTACGTGTATCTAAAGGATTAGGGGAAACCCAACGATTTAAATAACTAGTAAATTCTGTTACGCCTGGAGGCAAGTCATCGTTATCAACAACATTATCTACTTGTGCATCGTATTTATCATATTCATCATCTTCTGCCATTGTATTCATCGCACTTTCAAAATCTTTAGGATCTAACCCAAGAGAAACTGCGACTTCTTTCATAACTTCAAAATCCTTTTCTGAGATTGCATCTTTTTCTTCATGTATTAATTGCACATACTCCGTTACATAATTTTCAAAAATTTGTAGACCTAGTTCTCTATCAATTTCAATTGATTCCATTGTATTCAGTAACGCTGATAAATGACTCATTTTAGACCTCCTTTAAAGTAGTCCGAAAAAGTAGAAGATTGTTCAATTATTCTTAATACTTTACAAATTGAACGATAAAAAAATCTTTCCAGATATTTAAAATTAATATACTTATAGTCAGATACCTCTAAAATTTCATTTCCATTTCTATCTTCAAAATATGTTGTGCATTTCATTTTTGAAGTATCTGGTAATTTCTTAGGTACATGTAAATATAACCATAAATCTTTGTGTTTTGTATAATCAAAAAATCCCAATTCAGTTAAATCATTTTTATCTATCTGTAATCCTGTTTCTTCTTTAGCCTCTCGAACTGCAGCATCTATTGGCTTTTCATCTTTTTCTATTTCTCCTTTAGGTAAATCCCATTTATAAGATTTACAACCAAGAACTATTTTTCCATTTGTTATCACGATACCAGAACTAACTTTTTTCATAATTACATTCTAGGAACTAAAAGTTTAAGCCATTCAGGATGTTTACTTTTTATGACTTTAGAAGCAAAAACTATTGCTTCAAAAGATAAATTATTTATTAGGTTGTCTTTAAATAAACTTCTAAAAAATTCTAATAATTCTTCTGCATCTTGAACATTTTTAACAAAGTTTTGTATATTGACTGGTGTTAATAAAAGCTTGTTATTTTCAACAAACTTATCTACATTCATAGTCTTTTTATATTCTGATTCATGAGGAATTATAAATTCTTTATTAGGAATCTTCATGGGTACAACTAGATTAATATCAAGAGAACCATCGCCTGGCTCCTTTACAGTATACCCCTTTTGGCGGGCAAAGTCAAGTAATTCTGTGAAACTCACAGATTTTTTTCCATCTTCCCCCAACTCTTCTTGAAATTCTTTGTTAGCTGGCTTTCCCCCTTTTTCTATCTTAATATTGTCAATCTTTACAAATCTCGGTTTTCTATTTTTAAATATTTGCTTTGCTATCTCATAACATTTTTCTAAACTTAGATCATCTGTTATAACGTCTGCATCTGGTGTTATACTGAAATTTAAATCCTCGTTTACTATTTCTGTTGACCATTTATTCCAAAAAGATATACTATCAATTTCGTTCTTTGATTTTGGCTCTTTGTTAAATCTCATTGCAAATTTGTTATTACCTACAAAGAACATTTTACCATAACTATAATTTTCACCTTTTCTATAGTATTTTACGGTGTAGGTATTTTCTCCAAATTCATATACAGATTCACCAAACAGTTCGGATAAATCTTCCTCATTTATAGACATTGCAAAATCAATGGGAGATTCTTTATCTTCTTTAACATAAGAAGATCCATCTCCTATCATATAATCTAAGAAAGATTTTTTTAATTTTTTTCGTTTCTTTTTTCTTTTTTTATTTGGGTCATAATAATAACCAGACACTCCCCCTTCTAAATAAGAATTTCTTCTAAAAGTATCTTCTCCAGAAGTTGGCAATCCCGTTGTAGCTGAAGTCATTGGACCACCATTTCCACCGTTACCGTTTCCACCACCATTACCGCCGCCACCATTACCACCATTTTCTTCATCTATATTAAGAAATAAAGAAAGCTGATTTTGAAAGTTGTGTTTTTTATGATAAGACATTAAATTATTCTTTTTAATATATTTTCTAATTCTTTATCTATAAGAATATTGCTTATTTCTATTTTAACATTATTAAGTATTAACACATCATCGTAATTAATATTGTTTAACAATAACAAAATAGTTTTTAATTGTGGATAATATAACTCGTTTATTTGATAAAATAATATCGCTGTTAACGAATTTTGATCAAACTCATTATATAGAATAACAAAATGATTTATTAATAGATTAATATTAATTGTTTTAGAGTTGTCTTTATATTTTTTTAATAGTCTCTTAATGTATATTATATGTTTTAAAAGAGAACGAAACTCTGATTCTATTAAATATTTTGATTTTAAATTAGATATAGCAAAATTATAAAAACTCTCTTCAGATATATCAACCATAACAAAGATTTATCATATTATGGATTTCCTAAGAATACAGATCTCCAATATCTAGCTGGTGGTGTTCCTGCAGCTACTTGTAATGAATAATTTCCTGCATTAAAATAAAGAACCATAGTTCCGTCTGGTATAGTATTAGCATCTGGTAAAGTAGTGATAATACTCATTTTTAAATTAGAGACTGATATGTCTGGGGAAATTACATTATTAGCATTTATAGTGTTTGAAGTTAAAGTGGTAGCATCTAGTGTACTAATACTAAACGTATCAACTGCTAAGTTTACAGTAGTAATAGCTAGTGCATTAATATTATTAGTAGATTCAAAATCTGTTGCATTTAATGTAGTGGTATTCAACGTAGTAATTGTAGCAGCTGGTGATGTTAAATTAATATTTGCTACAACATTATTTGCCGTTACTTGACCATCAATATCTGCATTTACTTGAGTTGTTAGATTTTGAACTGTTAATCTATTTCCTACTTGACCATTAGATGTAACGTTTAAAGAAGTTAATGTGCCTGCATTACCAGTAATATTACCTACAGACGTAATAGAGCCGTTAGCAGTAATAGTATTATTTGCAACAATGTTTTCAGCAAAAGAACTTACAGACGATATTGACTGTGCACCAGCAATACTATTTGTTACTGTTAATGTTGATATATTCGCAGTATTTGAAATAATGTGTTCGCCGGTTAAATTTCCTGTGAGAGTTGTTGCTCCGGCAACAGTTAAATTATTTGAAACTGTTAGATGCTTGCTTGCTGTTACATTTTCTGAAAACGTGGATTCACCAGCAACAAGTAGAGTTGTTCCTACATTGGCTGAACCATTACTTGTAAAATTTCCTGTAATATCAAGATTAACAAAATTAGGATTGATCGCACCAAAGTAAACAGTACCATTTACAGTTAAGTCATTAGTAACCGTAACGCTGTTTGCAACTGTTAAATTTCTTCCAAGATTTAAATCCCCACTAGAACTATCAAAATAAAATCTATTAGCTGCAGAAAGAGTAGTGTTAAAGATAACATCTTTTCCACTTAATTCTTTTCCTACTGTCACGGAAACAGGTACTTGGTTAAACAAGGTCTGAGTATTGATTCTCTCATTCTTAGGAGTAGTACTAATGTTACTAACAACAAGAAAAGTTGAGTCATCTTTTACTTCAGTCAGTAGAGGTAATTGAGAAATCTTTCTATCGTTTGATGCTGCCATTTTAGATTACCAGTTATTTAAATGTTCTGTGATGTTAGGATTGATAACGATTTTAGTTTTATTATCTTCTTTATCTTGTTTTTCTTTTTTCTGTTTTTCTTCTTCTTCTTTTTTATCTTTATAAGATAATTTTTCATTTCTTTCTTTATCAGTTTCTAAATACTCTATTTCATCATCAATTTTGTCTTCAATTTCATCACTTTCCATATCACTATCTTCTACGTCAGTTGATACGTTTTTTAAAGCTTTTTTCTCAGTATCTTGTTTTGAAGTCTTAACTTTTTCTTCGTCATCAGGATCGTATTCTTTTTCATCCTCTTTTGGTTCTGGCTCATCTTCCTCACCTTCTTCTGGAGTATCCTCTTCAGTATCTTCAGATTCTTCTTCATCAGTAGATTCTTCTTCATCAGTAGGTTCTTCTTCCTCTTCTTCTTCATTATCTAAAAAAAGATCACTATCTGGTTCTTTTTTATTCTTTTTCTTTTTTTCTAAAAGAATACTTTCTACAAATTGATTGTATGTTTTTTTCATTTTTATTCTGAGTTAAATATGCAATAGCTTTTGTAAATTTCTAATAAAGTAGATAAGCGTACTGGTTTAAATTCCCATAAATCTGCTGATAAATTAAATACAGGTTTATTCAAATTATTTACAAATATGTGTGAACCTTCTTTACTTTCATAATATATAAATTTTTCATTTACTTTTTTTAAGTTATTAGTTAAACATGAAGTTACTGTGAAATTAGCTTCTACTCTATTTATATGTTCTAAAAAATTAGTTAAATAAATAGTATATTGAATATTTAAATCAATTGCCTTAACATGTACGAATTCTGCTTCACTTACAAAATGGTTATAATATTTAGGTATCGATGAATTTTTATTTTGAATTAAAATTATCTCACCATTTAATTTTTCATTCAATTTATTTTTAAAAAAAGAATTTCCAATACCTCCTTTACCGCAGACTATATAAACAATATTATCTTTATTTACAGTCTCATTCCAATAAGATATCAAGTCTTCATTCATAGACTCATAGTCATCCCATATATCTGAACGAAACATATTTTTTTGAGGATCTGAATAGAATTCAGGATTTCCTATTAAAAATATATTATTTGGATCTAACATAATATTCCTTACGAAAAATCAATATTTACTTTTGGTTTTGAAACAACATCATCTTTTTCTTTTATAGATGCCATTTCTATAACGTGCTCATCTTCTAAATTATAGAGTTTCATTTTTTCTCTATCCATTCCAATCATGAATTTATTATAATAACTCGGATCATTATATCTACTTTTCAGTTGTTTTATCATAACTTTCTTTTCTTCAATAAATTCTTCAGTAACTATAATTGCTGCCATAAAATCAGCAGTCATAGATATACCATGTGATTCTGAAATGTTTTCTAAATCTACATCTGTATTATATTGGCCTGAACGATTAAATTGATGATTGCTAACAATAGGTACTTTTTTCTCTACAGCAAGACCTCTCATTTCTTCAGCAACTGATTTATAAAAATTAAAAGAATTTTCAGAAGAACGTATTCTAGCAGAGGAACACAATCCTAAATAATCTACTATAATTATATCTGGAGCAAAATTTTTCTTTAAATTTAACTCATTTAGTAAAGCACGAAAATGATTAATATTTGCAGAAGCCGGCGGATATTGTTTTATTTTTAAGTTTCCAATTGTTTTTGCTCTAATTTTTTCAATTTTTGTCAGAAAACTATCCTTAGTCATTGTAGTAACTTCAGACATTTTTATATTCATCAAATTAGAATCAATTCGTTTAGCAATTTCTTCTTCGGCTATTTCAAGTGTTATATATAAAACATTGTATCCATGATTCAAATATGATGCAGCTAAATGGCACATAAAAAGAGTTTTACCAGAATTAGTCCCACCTAAAAATAAATTTAATGTTCCATGAGTAAAACCACCTTTAGTAATTTTGTTTAACATTTCAATATCAAAAGGAAGTTTAGATTCTTTTTTATGATAATATTCAAATCTAGATTCTGCATCTTCTGTAAAGTCATGACCAATATTTGTATCAAAGGAAACAGACAATGCATCTTTTAATATATCTGGTATAGTATTTTTATCACCTTTCTTTTTATCATCTGTAATAATATTAATAGATTCACTTACAGCAAGAAAAATTGCTCTTTCTTTACACCATTCTTCGGTAATATCTACTAACCAATCTACCGTCATATTTTCTGTATCTTGATTAATGATATCATTCCAAACACTACTAAGTTCTTTTAGTTCATCATCACTTAAAGTGTTATCTTTACCTGCATAATATTCTACAACATCATCTGAAGGAAGAGTATTATATTCTGTAATAAATTTAGATATATAACTATATATAGACTTTTCTAATTTGTCTTCAAAATATTCTTGTTTTAGAAAAGGGAGAGTTTTATTAACATAACTTTTGTTTTTAATTAGGCTGTTCAATATCAGCTTGGTGTTCATTATTAGACTCCAATTTATATAATTCAGGATGACTCATTAAAATATCAATTAAAATATTTCTAGCAACATTTTCAAAAGCCTCTTGACTACCATCTACATTTTCAAAATTGTTTGGGACTGAGGTAAGGTCATACTGAAAATCTAGAATTACATCTTTATCATCTACTTCATCATAACTTTCAACCAACTTTAGTCTATCATCATCAGTTTTATATGTCAAGCGAAGATGATCTATTTTAAAAATAAAATCCGTAAAATCTCCACTTTCAATATGAATAGCCCATCTATCATCACTTTCATCTTTAACCACACCATAATTAAATATTGTATTGTTTTCCATTTTAAGTTACTCCTTTTCTAAAACATCTTCATCTAAACTATCAAATGGCAGTTCTTCCGTATAACCACCATATGAAAATTCTTCATGAATATATTCATTGATTTTTTCTAATACTTCTTGAGTGAAAAATTCTTGTGGATTTTCCATAATCTGTTTTTCATATAATTTACGTCCATCAGAAACTTCATAACGATTACCAATTTTTTTATAAACACCTGCCTTTTCAGCAAAAGGTAAAAGACCATGATATTTATTAATACCAGTTTTAAAGTTTAAATAAATTTCAACTTTTGAATTTTCTTTAGTAAATCTTGATTTTCTGGCTCTTGCTGAAATAAAATTACCAACTTGTACTGTTCCATCTTTATCTTTACGTTTAGATAAAAACAAAACTACATCGGACAGAAACAAAGGACCTTTTCCACCGGTCATTACTTCTTGAGGATACATTGAACCGATTTCACTGTATACATGATTAGTCATAATCAATGGGGCATTGGCTCTTGACAATTCCATTTTCAATGTTCTTAGTGCTGATTTAACAAGTCTGCCTTTTGTCATATCTGTTTTGTTTGCACCTGAAATAGCATCTTCATATTCTTTTTCTGTAGACAAGTTACCAATAGAATCTAATATCATAATAAATGGTACTTTCTCTTCTTCTGACAAACCATTATAATCTTTAACAAATTTTGTTGACTCATGTCGGAATTGTTCAACAGTTCCAATTGGTACATAAAGCAAACGGTTTAGATCAATTCCTCTTTCAGCAAACATTTTTGTAGTAAATGCATTTTCTGTTTCATAATAAACAACATATCCATTTGGAAAATTCTTTTGAAATTCTTTTGCAATAGATACACAAAAGAATGATTTGCCAATACCTGAATCTGATGCAATAGCAATTGTTTTATTTTTAGGAATGCCTTTAAATAAATCCGCTGACATAATTGCATTCAGCATGTAAGAACCTGTATCTAAAAATTCTTCACAATCACCTATCATACCCTGCTCACCAACAATAGTAGCAAGTTCGTTTTTCATTGATTTTGCATAGTTTTTAAAAAAACTTGACATAACAATCCTTCATTAAATGTTAAGAAAATAAATCCATTAAATTTACTTTTTTCTCATAATTCCAACCAGTTGGCTCAAGCATAATTTTAAGAGGAGAAAGAAATGATCTTTCTAACTGAGCATTATAATCTATTTTGGAGTGTAAGTCAAGTTCTTTCGGTAGCTTAGATGGAAACGCTATGACATTTTCTCTAGTGTAGTTTTGGTTTATAAGAAAAACATACTTTGCTTTTGAACCATCTTTAATATCAGAATAATGCATATCAATTTTATATTCGGATATCCAATAATTATAATTAATTGCTGCTCTCACATGTATAGGACAGCCAAGTGCATATCTATTATCTTTTGTGTGATACTTAAATATACCATTCACTGAAGTTGGTAATCCAATTTGATCTGGAGATAGACCATTCCATTCTTTACGAAATTTTGTGACATATTCAATTAGTTCATCTTCTGTTCCTGTGACAAGAATATTCGCACAGTCTGTCAAAGCTTTTCTAGCTGGAGCAGGAGTTGAAGATTTTACTGCTTCAACACCTGTCATTTTTAATTTTGGTTTTGCATAGTCTACACCTTCCATATGGACTATTGACATTACATACTTTTTCTTTGCTATAAAAACTCCACCACCAACGGCTTCCATTTTCATATTAAGAATAGCATCATGAACATTTAAATATTTGTTGAAACTATCAATAGCATTATCAATACATTCTGTGAGTTTTGAATAACCCACTTTCTTGACAAACTCGTTCTGTTCTTGTTTTGTTTTATTAGGAACAAATTTATTCACCATTCCACTTAGGTCAAAATAACAAGAATCTGTATCCATATAGATTGTATAATCTTTATTTTCTGTCTCTAGTAATTTATTTAAATATTCATTTACTTTCTTTTCTACAAAACGATTTGCTGCTTGACCGGAATAAGTTACTGCTTCTGCTAAACGTATATCATAAAAACGAAAATATTTTAATCCACAAATTCCATAAAAAGAGTTTGCAGCTACTTTAGCTACAAGTTGCATATTAAATAAAGCAACTGTTTTCTTTTCTAAAAGTTTAATATCATTTAGATTTTCACCGCTCTTTTTCATTTCTTCAATTTTCTGCTGAGTCTTAATCATTTCTTTTTTAGAATCAACTCTCAAATCTAACATTCTTTTAATAAGAGCAGGAATAAATCCAGTGTGTTTGCGAGTGAATCTGGCTCCATTTGCAGCTACAGTAATGTCTTTTTCATATTCACTAGATAAATCAATTGATTGATTTAATATAGATTCTACATCTAGATCATATCGCATTCCTTGAATAGTTTCTGGAGAAATATTAAATGTACGAAGAATATATGGATACAGAGCAGTGAAGTCAAAGGATACCATGAAATCATGTTTACCTACAATTGGATCTTTTACATACGCACCTTCAAACTTTTTAGTCTTTTCATTTTCTGGCTTTTCAATTGGTACAACTATCTGATGTTCATAAAGATAATTTTGAATAATGTTTTCCCAATACCTCATTGGACTAAAGATATCTTCATAATTTACTTTTGAAAAATATGCCAGAGTTAATGCTATTTCCATTAGCTTTAATCTATCATCTAATCTTTCTACAAGTTCAGTATCTTTAATATTATAATCCATGAAAAGTTCAAAGTCTTTTTCATACAAATCAAATAGATTATCATAATCAGATACATCTTCTTTACGTTCACCCAATTCTTCTTGTGCAATAAAATCTAGTTTATAGCTTTCACGATTTTTAAATGTAAATTTTTTGTAGATTGCAAGATAGTCTATTTGAGATATTCCATAAATTTTATATGCAATCTCTTTATTACCAAAATCATTCTTTCTTTCTGTTGAAAAGATTTTTGAATATGGGGATAGTCTTTTTAAATACCTTTCACCAAATACATTTTCTATTCTTCTGCAAATGTATGGAATATCAAAACTATTAGAGTTCCAACCAGATATAACATCTAATTCACATTTACTCCAAAAATTTATAAATTCAGTTAATAATTTTTCTTCAGTATCAAATAGATATACAGTTACATCATCTTTTTTGCTTTTATAGGTAACATTGTCATAGGTTAAACCAAAAGCATGTGTCATTTCATGAATACGAAAGGATATAGCATTGATTGGATATTTTGCGGCAGATGGTTCAGGAAAAGCACCGTCTGTAAAAACCTCAATATCAAGATAACCAATGTTTATTTGTGAGGAGTCAAAGGATATGTTTTCAGGAAAGTTTCTATGAATAAACTCAAATTCGGGTTTTGCATTACCACAAATAGTATAGTCTTCAATATTAGAAGAACTTTTAACTTTTTCTTTGGCGGTTTTTACGTTTTCTACTTCTATACTTTTATAGGAATTATTATATAGATCTCTAAAATTACCTTTCTTACTTTTTATAAACAATTCAGGACTGAAAGAAAAATCATTTTGTTTTCTTATTCCATTTTCAATATACCTCATGTGTATTTTATTACCAACAAGTGCTACATTAGTATAAAACATTGATTCCTTATTAGTTGAGAATATTTTACAATTATTTAATTATATCATAATTCTAGAGAAATGTCAAGTTTATTCCCACCCAAAAGTCGCTGGAGGTTTATGTGTAATATCATAAAAGACCGAATCTATATTCGGCATCTTATACAATTTATCTACAATTTCTTCTATGACATCCCAATCAATTTTAGCAAATTGTGCAGTCATCACATCTTCTGATACCACTGGTCTTATCACAATACTTTCTTTTTTCCCATTTTCACTAATTGGTAAAAGAATAACTAATACTTGAAAAAGTTTTATCATCCAATTATTTTTTTCTAGACTCTCAGAGACTATAGTTTCTGCTTTTCTGAGAATATTTAATCTTTCTTCTGTGCAATACGCAATTTTTCTAATCCAACCATTATGTTTAATTTCACTTTTAGATAAATGTAAAACAACTCTATTGCTCCCATCTACCTTATTAGTATGTTCAATACTTAATTTTTCTAATGTATCCCAATCAGCTTTATTATGAATGACCTTTGGAGATTTATAAGTTCTTTGATCACCTTGCACACCAACACTTTTTATTGGTAAAAATTCACTAGTTTGTTCAGAAATTGAATCAGAACAAATTACATTAATGGAAAGACCTGGACCTGGAAATGGATGTCTTTGTACTATTTGTTTTGGGAGTCCTAATAAAGCTCCAAGAATACGAACTTCATCTTTATATAATTCCTTTAGCGGTTCAATTATCAAACCTTTATCAATATATTTTTTTACAGCATCTACTCTGTTGTGATGTGATTTGATCACATGTGAATTTTTTGAACCACCCGATTCAATAATATCTGGATATAAAGTACCTTGTCCCAATAACCAATCATCAGTATTTAAATTTAATTCATCTAAAAATTCTTCTCTAACTTTTAGAAAAGTTTCTCCTACAGACTTGCGCTTCTCTTCTGGGTCTGTAATATTTTTTATAGCTTCTAAAAATTTAATACTATAGTCACGAAATATTATATTATCATAACCTAAAGAATTGTATTTTTCTAAAATTATTTTAGCTTCATTTGTTCTTAAAAATCCGTTATCTATAAAAAGACCTAATACACGTTCAGACCCCAGAGACTCGTTGAGTAAAGAAAATGCAACACTAGAATCTACACCTCCACTCAGAAACATGAGTACATTACGGTCTTTTACTTCTTCTTTAATATTTTTAATACTAGATTCAGTAAAGTTTTTAGTATTCCAATTATTTTCAATGTTACATATTTTGGCAAAATTATCTAATATTATTGAACCAAAGTTTGTATCATTAACTTCTGGATGAAATTGTAATGAATAGATCTTTTTATGTTTATGCTCAATTGCAGAAGGAGTTTCTGTTTTACCTATAACTTTAAACTGCTCAGGTAAAGAAGTTATAGTATCATGATGACTCATCCAAACTTGAAATGTATTTGGTAATCTTTTAAAAAGAAGACTATCTTCACATTTTGTTAGGTTTGCTTTTCCAAATTCCACATTAGTATTTGATTTTACTGTGCCTTTGAAGTAGGAAGCTATTAACTGATGACCATAACATATACCTAATATTGGAATATTCAAATCAAATATATTAGTATTTAAATCATTATTTGCATTTGTACTTCCAGGACCTCCAGATAAAATAATACCGTTAGCAGATATTAATTGTAAATCTATATCGGGTTGACATATTTCAGTGTAGTAACCAAGTTTTCTAAATCTCTTGGAAATCAAATGTGTATACTGACTTCCATAGTCAAAGATAAGTAATTTATTCATTCATTTAATTATATTTTCATAAAGGTTTTTTTGGAGGTGGTGGGCCCCCTCGGACTTGAACCGAGAACCTACGCATTATGAGTGCGGTGCTCTAACCTATTGAGCTAGAGGCCCCTTTTCAAAAATTATAATATTTTTAATCAAGAATATCAATTACTTTTTTACCTAGAAAATACATTGAAATTAATACAAAAGATATTAAGACTATAAAAAACATTGTAATTTTTTCCATGTTTTATCCTAATAATACGTCATTTTCGTTTTCAGTTGACACATCCATAGGATTTATAATTGAATGCATTTGTGTAAAACTCTCTGACATGTTTGTGTGTAATTTTTCGTAATCTTCCATCATCGTATCTATACTTGTATAATGAAATTTATATTTTTGATCTGAAAGATTTAAAACAATATAAATTCCATTTTTATCAGCATATGGTTCAAAACTCAATAGATAGTCAAGATTTAAAACCTTCTCCCAAGTTCTTTCTTTATCAATAGTTGCGGTAACTCTATGTAACATAATTCTCCCTAATTAAATAATTCCATTAAATTTACTTTATTTTCTTGTAAGAAATTTTCACCAAAGGTCCAAATCGGTTCAGTGTAATGACCAGTTAAATATCTGACGATGTTCATGTTTTGTGATAATTGAAATCCTGTGATTCCTACAAATTTATTTTTATATCTCTCTACCATTGGGTCACAAATACATTTACGATTATCTCTAACATCAGTTCCAACATCTGTGATGTTTATCATAGTAATTTTTGATTTTGGAATGAGATTATCTAGTATCACATATAAAAAATTTGTTAACCATTTGTCATCTGTATCATATCTTTTCCATGATTGACTATCTTCATTTTCAGAATCTTTACCATATAGTTCTTTATTAAAATATGGCGGAGATGAAAAAGTAAGATCAATATTTGGAATTTGATCATAATCAATATCTTCGGCAGGTAAACAATAAATTCTAACATTTTTCACACCTTTAAGTTCAAAATAATTATCATGTTCTGTTATTTTAGGATTATCGTTTCCTAACCATTTTTCATATGTGTAAGACATCTTTTTATAGATTTCATACATACTTAAATTTGGATCAGTTCCTATATATGTTTTTTTATTAGATAGATAGAAGCCTGTTAATCTATCCCCCCAACCACTTGATATATCAAATATTGTTTTTCCTGGAACTATATTATAAATATTTTTAGATGTATTTACATTGAACTGGGCTGCAACTTGACCAGCATATCCAAAAGCTTTTTTTAATTTTTTCTCATTTAAAACATCAATACCAACTCTACGAATACAATCCATTAATCTAGACATACCGTGTTCAGTAGTCCACAAAAATGTAGGACTTTCACGATTAGTTATTTCACATTGCATTCTCTCATTTTCAGCAAAATAATTAGAAATTTTATTTGCTGTTATATGTTGAGGAAAGAACCCCATACTCCAATCATCATAATCATGAATATATTGTGTATTTCTACTGCCAGATAAACGATGGATTAATGGTTTGTCTAAGTCATAATGATGAACAAAAGGAGCAATAGTATTATTTTTAAATTTAAAGAATAACTTACGAACACTATGTTCAGGTTCATTTGCATTAGGTAAAGATAATTTTGCATTTAATAAAAAATACATTAAAGCTGAATATAACTCTAATTCATCTTTTCCTTCTTTATAACTTTTCCAATTTGGAATATTTGGAAACCCCCGTTCATCTACTGTATTTTCAATATACTTTAATATATTTTCGTTTGGTGATTTCCAATTAGCTTCTAGTCTTTGGCGAAATGTTATTTCGCCAGGTTTCATGAATTGATTTCGTAGTGCCATAATGAATTTTCAATTGCCTTTCTTTGCTGAAAGAAATGACGAAGATTAGAACCATATTGATTCTTTTCAAGATCATCTTTAAATGGTCTTGCTTGATGTTCAAACGGTGACAAGTGCATTGGTTTAGAACCAATTAATTGTTTAGCAAGTTTAATATCCTTTTCAAGTACAGACATACTATTATCATGATTAGCGTAAGAACTTCTAGCGGATCTAGCAGCAGAGCAAACAATAGCCTCATCCAATGTTAAATTTTTGCCATTATTATCTGTATATATTATCCCATTATCTGTAATTTTTCTCACAACATAAGGAACATGCCATTGTCCTTCTTTTAATTTAACAGGTGTGCTTTTATCCATTTCATATAACATTTCTTCAACGATTTTACGAACATCTTCTTGTGCATCATCATGAATTCTAAGTTCGGCTATTTCTTTTAAAGCATCAGCTTCAACAGTAATTGTTTCTTCAACCCACACATATGGTTCTAAAATACGATTAGCTACTTCCTTATGTATATCTAATTTTTCCATCATCCAATGGAACAAACATGCAAATTTTGAAGAAAGTCTCCATACTCTTTCTCCATAAAATTTACTTAAAAAGGTAGGTTCACCTGCTTGCATTCCTCTCTTTTTTGTGCCAAATTTAACTGGGACATAAATGTTTTGTTTAACTTCTTCTCGATATTTTTTAGTGGGTATCGCTCGAGAACTTTTCACTGAATGAGATGCAGCACGGTGTCTAAGAAGTTCAGAATGAATTAATCTACCATACATTGCAGAGAAAGTCAAAACTCTTTCTCCAGTAGGTAAAGAACTATCCTGAACAATTTTAGCTTTAATCATATGTTACCGTAAATGAGTTAGAAATAAAAAAACTATCTACAATATCCGTCAATGGTGGTTGTATGTGCTTTTCTGTTATTAAAACTTGTGTCCAATCTGAATTGTGTAAACTAGTATTTATTTCAAAAAATCTTTCAAGCATTTTAAATTTATTTGCGTTTCCTTTGCCAGTTGCTATTTTTTTGATTTGAGTTGGTGCAATAATAATAGGTTTAATATTTTCATACGATAAAAATAATTTTAAAATTCCGGTTGCTTCTCCTATGTCAAAAAGTCTTCCCTTTGCTCCCATAGAATAACCTTCCAACATTATAACAGATTTTTTATAAATGTCAAGTCTTTTTTTAATTTCAGTTGATAATAGTTTTGCATTTTCCGAAAAGCGAACGGAATTATCTTTTGATCCAGAAGATTCTGAATAAAAAATATTTGAAGGAAAATTTATTTTTGAAATGCTAGGTTTTGAGTGTAGAAAAAAGAATTCGCAATTTTCAAATAAATGCTGTTTTTTTGTATCCCAAAAGCAAACACAAGGACTACTAATGGAAAAATCAATACCAATATATAACATAAAAAACTCCTAAACAATAATTGATGTATTATTTAGGAGTAGTATATTAGGTCATATTTTTTTAGACCAGAGGACTGTAACAAAAAATGCAACGAATCCTATAAACAATAAATCAACTACCATAAAAATCCTATTAATGTAATTATTTTTTATCTTTATTATCTACAAAGTCTTGAAATTGTTTAGCAACAGTAAGAATTTGGTCTACTCCTGGATATGACTTACAGTATTTTTCTAAATTTTCTGTAGTCTGTTGAAACATTTTCATACCCTGCTCTTCATTTTTCTTCATTACTTCTTCAGCTAAATGAAATTGCCTTTCGATAGCAGATTGTTGCATATTGTACATTGATTCAACATATTCTTTTGCGGTGTTTAAAAGTTCTTGTCTGATCTGAAATGGATTTTTGCTATCTGTCATGATGCTCTCTTTTGTGTGATGTGTGTGTTCAATTTAAATTTACGCATAACTAGGGTAATTTTGTTTTCTTTCAGAATCATATAAATCTTTAAAAATTTGTTTTTCATTAACTTTCAATAAGTATTCTTCAGAATAATTACCAAACATGATTTTCATAATTAATTTAAACTTTTTTACCAATATTTTAAATGTTTTACTGTACTTTTCTGATTTCGCACGTTCCATGAAATTAACATAATTTAATTCCCAATCATAACGATATTCATTTTTAAAATACCTAACAAGCTCAGAATCTCGCCGAGCGGTATAAAAATGTTGATGGATTGGGTATGGTTGCATTTAATTCTCCTGTGTGTATGATGTGTTTGGAGCGAGAAGCAGGAATTGAACCTGCACCACAATCTTGGTAAGACTGTACTCTGCCTTATTGAGCTATTCTCGCTTTTATATATAGGTGGCTGCTTTCACAACCACCATACTTTATATTAAGCGACTAATTTTTTAACACTATTAATTACAGAAGACATAGTGTCAGCACGGTCACCAATAACAATTTTTTGAGGTTTATCTTTTTCTGGAATTTCATGTTCTAGACCAACATACAACATACCATCTCTCATATCTGCAGCAAGAACTTTCATGTCCTCACTTAGAGCAAATGATTTCTTAAAAGAACGATTTGCAATTCCACGATACACAAAACCTTCTTCATTCTTTTCTTCCTTTTTACCCTCAATGACAAGATGATTCTTTTCCTTAAAAATATCAATTTCGTCTTTATTGAAACCAGCAACAGCCATTTCAATTAGATAAGAATTATCTTTTTTGCGTATATTATGAGGGGGAAACGTATGTGATAACGAATTTGAGAACTGTTGATCATCAAGAATCATTTCCATTCGATCAAACAAATCTACAGAATGTCTAAAAATTTTATCCCAGTCGTTACTTGAATAACGTGTAAGAAACATATAGCCTCCTTATTAAGCGAGTAATATTAAGCAACGTGCGTTGCTATATATCGCAGACCTCAAAATGAGCGACTGCTTATAATGAGAAAGCATCTTTACTTCCTCAAAACTATTTAGTTGACTTTTACGTTAGTATAACAGATACAGATAAAAAAGTCAAGTTAAAAATCTGCTAAATCCTCAAGGTTTCTAAAATAATTTTTATAATTTAAAATTTTATTAATTACCGTTTTTTGTTCATCTTCTGGATCAGGAAACTCTTCTTCAATATAGATATCTTCTTCTTTTAAAACAACATTAGAACATGTTTCAATGTAACTATTTAATACGTTTTCATAATCAGTATGTTTTTTTAAGACTTCACCATTTTTTTCATAATCAATTGCCATTTTTACACGCAATATATTCAGTTGCTCTTCCAAGTATTGAACGGTAGTATGATTATAAAAAGTGTTTTCAATTTTATTGTCTTCAGTATATTCTATATTAGATATTTCTTGAGTAGTATTTGCACGTATTCTTCTTACTATCCATGTACCATCATCCCAAGTAGCTTCAAAATTTTCTTTTAAAGTTGGGGGTATAGCTAAAACTGTTGTGTATTGTGAAGAATCTTCTTCACTTACAACATCAACAAATTTATTATTTGAATTTAAGATACAATGTTGAGTGGTCATTCTAGCATTTCCTTTGGAATTTCAGGCCAATTTTCAAAAATAATTAAACCTGAAGGCTCTTTAAATCTTGCATCTGGTTCTGGATCAGGATTTACTATTGGTTCTGAATATGTACCATCTGCTATTTTATTTGGAATGTCTCTTAATTCTATTCTATATTTTTTTACAGCCTCACTAACAGGTTCACCATTTTCATAACATTGTAAAACATGAATATCAGATTTGTGTAACCTATAGTCCCTAGAAACTCTTAAAGCATACATTGGATCTACCGGAGGTTGACTATTACTTTCTGGTTCTGGATGTTCATATACCCAAACGGAATCTTCTGTATTCCATAAAGCCAAATGACCAGATTCAAGTAAATGCACTTCTGGAGGATCAATTTCATGTGCGTTAGGTGGATATAAAAAGTTTTCAGGGTCTCTTGGATCTCTAAAAATTCTAACTTGTCTTAAAAAATAATTATTTTCATCTAAAATACATACATCTTTATGATTTACAGTTTCCATTAAATTCCTTTATCAGTATTTTATACAAATTTTCAAAGCAATATTAGTTGCTCTTGTTTCAGTTTCACCTCTGTAACTAGGTCCTACATTAATTCCATGTCGGTGACTACCCGCAGTTGATGTCCTATCTCCATCATAACCAGAATTTAATAGTTCTGAGCCTGCGGGAGTTCCAGCATTTGAAAGTGCAATATGAGCAGGCCAATACCACCAGCCTTGATAATTTTCTGCACCTTGAAATGGATTAGATGTATATCCATGCAAGGGTCCGTAATCACTATTTCTTTGCCATGTTCTCATCTGAGGATGTAAATGCCTATCAAATGAGTATATATTTTCTGGATTAGAACCATATGTACCACCAGCACGGCCGCCACCTGTTCCGTGAGTATATATGTCGCCTTGCCAGCCTGAATAAGTGTAAGTTTGGGCCCAACCATACTGATGTGAATAAGAATAATTATATCTACCAGACCAAGAACCTCTTTCAGCATTTAAATGATAATAATTATATTCATAACCATCCATCCCATTCATCGGATTACTATAATCTTGATCACTTCCATGATCTCCTGAGAAAGCAAATCTAGCAAAACCGTAAGTTCCAACTTCAGGACTTCCTCCAGAATGACTACTATAAAGAGAAGCTCCATTGTGAGAATGATTTTTATAATTACTAGTGTTGTATTTTGTTTGTGGTACTTCTCCAGTATTCGAACATCTGATAAAAAATCCCCTAAAATCAGGTAACTTAAAAGCATTTCCTGTAGAGATAGGTTGTGTGGTAACTGCAGTGTCAGAATTTGCACTTGTCCATGTATTAAGAACATTGTATAGTTCAGTAAATTCAGTATCTTTAAAAGTTCCAGATCCTGCATTTTTTGCATATAATATAAATGCTCCATTACATTCTAACCAACCATCTGGAATACCATTGTACGCAAAATAGCCTAAAGTCCCAACATGAGGAACAGGTTTACCAGTTCTTGTTACACCACCATCTAGAATTCTTATTTGACCTGTATAATTATTATTTCCAGATTCTAAAACAGCGAAAGTTCCTTTGTTTGTAGGAAATGTATCATTACCATCGGTGGGTAATGTATTAACATCTAGTTTAGTAACAGCTAATCCTTTTAATCTTTGTATTCCTACGTCACCGATAAATGTACTATAATTACTAGAAGTGATGTCAAAATTTGAAGAATCATCATTTACATCAAGTTTTCTTTCATCTATTGATATTCTATTCGAAAAATAATTGTCTGCCATTTTTAATACTTTATAAATGTTGATAATTTAACATGATATAAATCTACTTCAGAACTACCTGCATTAGTAAGAGAGACTTGATGATGGTGTTCAAGAGCACTACTACCATTAGCAGGTAAAGATGAACCATAGCCCATTGTAATATAAGTTGGTCCAGGACCTCCATAGCTGCCTCCCCAATGATATGTATATGCTCCCGGTGTATTATATACTGGTTGATTCTTTATACCAGTATTATCATAATAACCTGAATCTGATCCGGAAACATCATTAGTATGTCTAATATATAAAGCATACACATTAGGTGCATAATTACCATCTTGATATGGTGTATATGTATGAGTATGACTTCCTGCTCCATCCCATAACATCCAATGAGAATGTTTTTCAATAACACTATCTTGTTTTTGTGAAAGACCAACAGCGCCTGTAGTACATCTTATATAATGATTTCTAAGATCAGGTATTTTATATGAACCACTTGTTACGGTTCCTTCATTCCAATGTGTACCAATCGCTTGATATAATGCATTATATTCTGCTATCACAACTTCTCTACCATCACAGAAAAACCAACCATCTGGTTCTGAAATATTATCTGTAAAATTACTATCATATTTTGAGATTATATGCGAGACAGTACCAGGAGGTGGATTTGAAATACCTCCAGGAGTAAGTCCGTCATGAACTCTAAAATCACCTGTTATAGTATTATTATCATCTACAGAAATAGCCATCGTTCCTGGTATGGAAGTTCTTGCTCTATTTTGAGTAGTAGTTGAAAATTTAAAAACTCCAGAACTAATTCCTTGTAGCGGCATTTTATATAATCCTTTAGTATTTTATACAGAACATTAGTGGATGATTTACAGGTCTTGTCTCACCTTGATTATTTAAAGAACTATTAGCAGCATCAACAGTATTATGTAAAGTTGAACTTTGATTTGGTCCATACCCCAACCATCCATAATGTACATGATATCCGGAAGAAACTGTTGTTGCTGCAGACCCATATCCAAACACTCCTCTATATCCATTAACTCCAGCAGTGTCACTACCTAATTGCACACCATTTGTTGCATTTCTAGACCCATAGTAATTGTGACTATGATCTCCTGCATATTCTGAATTTGATGGTTTGCCATGAGAATGATATCCATATGCATCAGATTGAAACTGTCCGAATGTTCTATTTACTAACTGTAGATTGGCAGTAAATCTATTATACGTCCCATAATCATCATAACTTGTATAGTAATAATCTGGAAATGTTGAATTACCAACACCTTGTTGATTTAAATTTCTAATAAATCTTCCACCATCTGTTGTAAAATTGGGTAAAGCAAAATTTGTACTATCTCCTCCCCAAGTTGTTCCTATTTTACTATACAATTCTGGATATAGACTACTTGATACTGTTGCTCCATTGCAGAATAAATATCCATTTGGAGGAGTCTGTCCGGCGTAATAAACGAGAGAACCTATAGGATATACTGGCATCGTATAGTTAGGATTTCCTGTTGAAATTCTAACATCACCTTGAATGATACCATTTATTGTAATTAATATAATTTCACCGGCAGCACCTGAAAATGCATTTGCTTCTGTTTTTGAGAACTTTAAAGTAAGCAGGGTGGTAGGTTTTTGAATAGATTGTAGTCTTGCCATATATCTTTATTTCCTCATTTTTTGAATATAAATACTTAACTATATTTAGTTATTAATTTTTAATTGACTTTACTCATGTTGAGGAGAAACCATTATGATTTTAGTTGAATCTGATAAACATCTATTTAATTTTTCTAATGCTAATGTGATAGATTTTGTTGATAATGAAATTCATGTATATTTTAATCAAGATAATGTTATAAGAATGAAAGGTTACGATAGCATAGACAATTCAGAATTTGATGAATACTTTTTTAAATATGCAAGCGAAAACAGAAGAACTTATTTCAACAAATATACTTTTCTATTTCTCATGAAGTTAGATGATGGAATTATACAATTTAATTTTTATGAAAACTTTCAATTTGAAATTACTATGGATTATGATATATTAATTTCTCAAGTTGATTAAAATTTACTGTAATATTTTTCCCATTTATCAATATTTTTAAGAGCAACTGGATGTACAATTTTTCTTAATGATTGTACATCATTTGCCATCAAAGCTTCTTCTGCTTTTGATGCAGAAATTTCATCTCTTTTTCCTCCATCATAAACATCTACAACTGCATCGCTATTAGCACCCTCAATTTGTTTTTGATAATCTTCTTTTCTATCTGGTCCAGCTACATAAGCAACAATAGGATTTCTAGTAAGTTGCTCTAATCTTATTATGTTTCCGGTCTTAGCTATAAAAAATTCTGCCGGTTTGTCTTTAAATATTTCTTTAAAAATTTTCATATTCTCTTGAACTAACATAATATCTCTAGAGCCTGCAACAAGCATTACAGAAACACCTTTGTATTTTTTAAGAGCATAGTCTATCATGTTTACATGTTCTTTAGTAACAATTCTAAATTTACCTACTACACCACCCCAACCTTTAAGCATTTTTTCAAATGCATCTTTTACTTTTAAATGAAGATCTTCTTTTATTTGATGATCGTTTCTCTTGGTATGTAAATTTCTTGGTAATTTTTTCTTGTAAACAGCAGTTGATAAATCACTCATTATTTCAGAGTGTTCTTTGCTCAAATCTAATTTACTCAAAATATCTTTAGCAAGTTTATCTAGAGTTTTATAATATTCCTTTTCTTTATCTTCATCCATTTTATATTGTTGTTTTATCTTCTGACGAAACTCTTTATCATGTTGGTCTGTTTGGAGAAATTTGTACATTGTTTTTTGTTTAATATCTTTTAGTACAACTCCTTCCATCACACCACCATAAAAACTTGACACATCTAGAAAAATAGTTTTGATTAATTCATATAAGTCATCCCATTTTTTATACTTGTAAAATTCTTGAATTTTGGTTTTATTTTTCCTTAGAAGTTTTTTAAGTTCATCATCTAAAGCACCTTCTTTCAAATTTTCAAAAGAACCAACACCTCCTTCAAATAATATTTGAGGTAGATCTAATTTCAGTAACTTAGCATATTCTTGATTTAAACTTTGATTTAATTTAGTTTCTTTTGTATAGAAACGAAAATCGTCTTCTTGATCTACTTTAGCATTATGTGAATATCCTATTAACACAACACCATGTTTATTTTCATATGTTCTAGTTAAGGTAGATTTTTGCATTAAAAATTCAACAAAAAATTCTGTATTCTTTGGTATTGAATCTAAACTCTTATGTATTTTTTTCAAATGATCTGCAATAATTTTATACTGAGAAACACCAATACCTTTTTGTTTTACATTTGCAGCAGACGTAGATTTAAATTCACTTGGATGTAATTTTCTATTTTTGTAGGCTATAACCCAATTATTTTCAAAGTTTTTAGAATCAAAATCTTTTCCATTACGAAATAAGGTAAGCTTCACGCCGTCATATTTTTCTTCTATTGAGTATTCCTTTTCACTTAATAATTTTTCATCATCTCCAACATAGTAAAAGAATTTTGTTTTATTTTTGAAGGCTTTATCTGCATTTGTAATAGATACATCAAGCATTGCATTACCTGCGGCTTCAATAATATAATTTTCTCTAAGGGAAAATGTTTTAAAAGACATCATGCGTCAACCTTTACCTTTTTATAATTATTATAATAGGTTTTTATTTCTTCTTCATATCCATTTAAGATAGGATTTAGATATGGAAACTTTTTAACTAACATATCTACAATCAACATTTTAATTTTTTTGTCACCTTCTGGATTATTTTTTTCAAAACCTTGTGCATTTTTACCAAATAGACTTTTTTCTATCAGTGACTTGAACATGGTGCGAATGACATCATCTTCTACCTTATGCGACTCGAGCAATTCCAACGTTCCAGTGAAACTGTGAAACTTTTTCAAATCCTCGCCATCCTCTGAAGGTTTCTTCTTAAAGATCATTGTGTAAATCACATCAATGTCTTTGTGATACTTACTGTCTCCTGTTTTCAATTCTCGAAATGCTGGCTTGCCATTGACATAGACTTGCTTGCCTTTTGAATCAACAGCAGGAGCATACTTTTCTCTTATTCCTAAATCAACACTGAAAGCTAAATTAGTGGGTGCATCTGAAGATGCTGCTTTAGAAACTTTAACCTCCTCTGGTGGTTCGGATGGAGAAGTTTTAGTTAACACTACAACATCTTTCATCTCTGATAATGCTCTTGCTAAATTCTGAATTAACAGTTTATGACCAACACCTTTCATTCCTTGTTCAATATCATCCCAAGATGAATTGTGTGCAAACTTTGCAAATGGTGTAGGTTTATGATCTTCTGTATAGTGAACACCTTCAAAGTCAACTTGTACATTTATCTTTGGATTCTGAAATTGAAAGATAGCATTAATCTGATGTCCTTGCTGTTGCTTCTTATTTTGTCCTTTGTATACAAATTCATTTGTTATTTTTTTGTTTTCCAATTCAGAAAGTAAATCGAACAAAGGTTTTAATTTTTGAATTTTTACTTTTTCATCATTATGTATAGTTACATCTATATCACCTACCATTGGCTTGTGTTTTTTAAATTTAGCATCAGATATATTTTTATTAAAGAAATGTTCAGAAGAACCATTGAATGCATGACCCGTTTCTATTACACTAAAATCATTCCATAATTTTTCACCATGTTTCTTTTCATAAAGCTTATTTAACTGAGCAAACAATAGCTGTAAACTTTTAGCTAATTTAGTTCTGTTTACCTTATTTAAATCTATTTTTTGAGCATCGCCCAATTTTTCTCCAGTTTCACGATTAATAAATGGTGCGTTACCACCTTCATTTAAAATTTTGTTTTCAGTTATAAATTGATTGAATGATTTCATTACTTACCCTTAACACTTCTATGTGCATGTTTGATTGCTGCTTTTCTTGCTTTCTTTACATCATCAGAATAATCGGCATGTTGATCATTTGATTTAGCCGCTTTTCTTTTTTGACTTGTCATTTTAGAATATAAATTCGTATCGTTCTCTTTATCTTTTCTTTTCATGTGTGCAATTGCTGCTTTAGGAAGATATGCATCAACTTCATCATGTTTTTGTCCCTGTATTGATGGCTTATCGTCATGCGTTTTCCAATCTGTTTTAGACCATCTAGATAGGTTTCTCTGCTTCTTTGACCTTCCTTTAGATTTATAACCACCACCTTCTTTTTCATACTGCTGTACAAGCATCTGAGACTTTCTGGCTGACCATTGTCCTGGTTTACCACCTTTACTACCCGCCTTAATTCTATTTTTAATTTTTTCTCTTAATCCAGGCTTAGTATACATTTCATCTAAAAACTCTTCTTCAACACAATCAGCTAATTTTTCATAGTAGTCTAATGCTTCATCTATATGTGCATGTGCAATTTGTTTAGCAGTATCGGTATCTTCTGTATGCTCTTTCTCTATATCAGTACCTTTTTTAATTTGCTTTTCAACTTCTTCTGTAGATACATTATGTTTTTTAGTAATCTCTTCTACAGTGGGTACTGGTTTTAATTTATCATTTGGGTCAACATCAAAATCTTCATTGACAGGTACACAATTTGGAACTTTTTTTCCGTTCTTCATCTTCATGCCAACTTGTTTATAACCATCCCAACAAGGCTTTTTCTTTTTCTTTTCGGTAAGATACTGATTAAAAGATAACATTTTTCTATTCTTTTATAAGTTCTTTAATGACAATAACCAAGTCATTGTCTAAGTCTTCACTCGTACAAAAGATACGATGCCAGACTTCTTTTTTAATAAACATACACTGACTAACATTCATTCTTTTAGGCAATTCATGTTCTATTTGTAAAAACCAATTTTCACCAGAGATAATATTAATTTCTCTATCGTATTTATCTCTGTGCCAAACAAAGTGTTCTATATCATTATGTATAGTTCTTATGTTATCAATTTGTTCATAATGTTTCATAACATATTTATTTTTTTACCAAAATGAGTTTGGGTTTTTAACATCTAAGCCTAGCATAGAAGCATACCTTGGTAATCTACAAGACCAGTATCCAGCTTTAGTCTTATCCTTTTTATTTTTACAGTCATGTCTTGAAGCAAAATTTCTTCTAGCATCTGGATCATTAATCTTAACTCTAAGATTTTGACCTCCACCTTCAGCACCAAAAGAAACTTTCACTACTTTTTTTGTATCTGGATTTCTAGTGTAAACATAATATTTCTTGGAACCACCTCTTTTTGGTTTATTCAATTCAACTTTTTTTCCTTGATACTCTGTGCTTGATTCACAAAGAATAGGCAAATCTAATGGAACATAATTATCTTCATAATGATCAAATTCACCTAAATTAGTAGTTTCAAATATTTCTTTATCATCAATATGCCAAAACTCTTTTGTTCTTGCTTCAGCATAGAAGTGATAAAAACTAGAAGAGTATGGTTGAAATAAAGTAAAACAATAAGGTACGTTATTGTTTTTATGAAAATCAAAAGCTTCGTTTAGATTCATATTTTATTAATTGGTTGTTTGAAAGAATAGAGGATCTAAATCTTTTATAGAAATTGTGTGTTTACCATTATATACATGAGTATTTAAGTTAAATAAATTTGAGAAGATTCCTTTACTTGTTTTACCATGTACGCTACCGTCAGACATCTTTTTTATATTTAGGTCAATCTTGTGTTTGGATAAAATATTTTTATCCGCTTGTAGTAGTAAATCACTACGTTCTTCTACACCATACCTTTTATTAACCTCAACAAGATTGACAAGTTCATTATAAAGTAAATCGTTTTGCATTTGATATTTTAAAGATAACCTATATTTAGCTTTATGACTATTATTATTCTTAATAATTTCAAGTATATCTTGTTTACTAACATTATTTTTTTCAAGTTGTATCCATTCTCTTGCTATTTTTATTTCACGATTTTCTAAAGAATCTTTATTTTTCTTTCTCAACAACTCAATTAATCTTTTCTTTACATTTGTATTTTCATCTATATAATTTTGTAATATAAGAATCTTATCTGCCTTTCTTTCTTCTTTAACTGTTCTTGAATTCATTTTGGAATTAAGTTGATCGTTCTTATCAATTAATATTTCATAATTCATATAATGAACATCAAAGTTATGCTTCTCTAATTCCTCACCAAGTATGTAAGAATTATGACTTTGATTGCTAACATCTAATTCATAAAAGTAATTCGCTATTCTTGTGTAATCTATTTTAATACTGCTGTTTACATTGCGATATCCAAATTGTCTCCAACTCCTATCATAAAAAGTAGATGCTTTTAATATATGATTGATGTGTTTGTTTCTTAGTTTACTTTCAGTTGTTTGTACAATATAGTTATAGTTCTGTTCTAGAGATTTTGCATTCTCATTAAAATCATACCACTCTTCAAATATATTTTTCTTTATATTAAAATTTTCTTCTTTTTTATACCACACAAATGTTTTATGTTTTCGATTTCTTGCTCTACTTGTAAATTGCCTAATAGTTGATGCGCTCTTACTTTTATCAATATAATGAATCTGAGTTATATTTTTATTCAATAAGTTTATACCTTCAGTTAGTATTGATGTTGTAATTAGTACATTTGTTTTATTTGATATCTCTTGATTTCTCAGAAGGTCAATGATTTCTTCTTCATTTTTACTATCACTATCTACAACTAAAACATCAAATCCGATATCTTCTAATGATTTACCTAGAGAAATATTCTCACTTTTGTTGTTACGATAAATCAAAACCTTTTCATTGTTCATAACATTATATTGAAAATGATAAAGTATAGATTCATTCATTGTAACTTTACTACTATTATCTAAGTGGATACAAGTAATATCGTCTTTATTCTTATCTTTGCATGTTATCTTAAAATGTTTATCAATAATTAAATAGTTATTAAGATATTTTGTGTCATAGGTACTTGAATACAAAAACACTTTTTTATAGTTACGATTTCTGATAGAAAGCGAAATATAATACATTATACGATCTCTATAGTTGGAAGAGACATATAAATTGTGACATTCATCTAGATGCAATTCGTATTCATTTAGATCTAGATCGTGATTAATTAAAGTTACTAACTTATCATAAGTACAAATTATTTTATTTGATTTGGAATCATCATATTGATTATCATCATATAAACACTGATAGTCAATATGTAATTTTTGTTGTTGTATAACTTGAGATGTATAAGGAAAGGCAATTATAATTTTAGGAGTATCTAAAGATCTTTCAAAAATCAATTCTGTTTTACCGGAACCTGTTGGGGAATCAATTAGTGATGTGTAATGATTGTGACAAAAAAATACAGATGAGTCAAGTTCAGAAATATATCTTTTTATTTCAAAGTTTTCCATATCACTCCATGTTACAGATTTATTAATAAAACCTATTGTAACACAGAATTAAGTAAAAGTCAAGTATTATATTAAGTTTTCTTCACTAGATTCCCATTTTTTTCATTTCTTTTTCTGTCCAAACTACAAATTGCCAATTTTGCTTTTCACAAAATTCAATTGCTTGTTTCCATTTTGATTGATTGATAACATAAGTAATTGCTGCTGACCTATAGTTTCTACCTTTCTTTACAGGTGGTAATGTTTCTTTGTAAGGCTTTACTTCTATCATGTATACTTTGTTATTTTTATTCATGAAAACAAAATCTGGAAAATAAGAATGCATCTTTTTATCAATAGGATTAAAGTATGGAACTATTAAGCCTTCAGAGTTCCACCATTTTACATTTGCGGATTCATCAAAGAAGGCCATTATTCTTTTTTCCCAAGAACTACGATAAATAACATTACCGGAGTTTCCTTTATATTTTGCTATATTCTTAGGTTTAAATCTACCCTGTCTGTAATTTCGGCTTTTTCTCATAGGTATATAGAGTGTCAGAAGAAATATTTTTTCCAAAAAATGTAGAGAATTTTCAGAGATTTTTTCTTAAAATAGAGATCATAGAATCTTCCGTTGATAAAGAAAAATCTGTTTCTACTATTTATTTGCCATTGCCAAAAGGATTATTAAGGGAAGATTTTCAATTAGATTATTCTCAGAGAGAACTCGGGGTTATTGGAGAACTTGTTAAAGATAAGTATGAAGGTGTAAGAAATGCGCTAAGTAATGTTTTGAGTGGAAAAAAAAATTTAGCATCAGAAGGTCCTTCTGGTTCATCAGGACCTTCTACTTTGGATACTCTTGGTTCTTTAGCAACAACTGCATACAACGCTTTTGATACTTATTTGTCAAAAGAAATCATGATGACAGATAATAAATTCTTTAAGTTAGGTGCTCAAGGATTAGGTCTAACAAGAGCACCGAATTTTACTTTATTATTTGATGGTGTGAGTAGGGTAAGAGAATTTACTTTAGATTGGAAGATAACTCCTAAAAATGAAGAAGATGCTATAGAACTAGAAAAAATAATAAAAGCAATACAGAAATCATCATTACCTAGTCTATCGGATACTAGTTTCTCAGTACTTAATACTGCAGGAAGAGAGTCTTTAAGAGCATTTAATGCCACTACTAATTATTTAGGTTTTGCTAACACTATATTTGGTGATGTTACAGAAAAATATACTGATAAAACTTTTTTTGAAGATAATCAGGGTCAATGGTTTAGCTCAGTATTTAAAATACCAAATGAAATTAAATTAACTATTTGTGAAAGAATAAAAGGAAATTCTGAAATAGAAGAAGGAAAAGATAAAATTGGATACTTTATGAATTTTCCATATACATTTGTAGTAAGAGATTTGAATACTTTTTATGGGTCAAGCGGTGATGTTGAATCATTTATAAAAGGTGAAAAAGGATATTACCATCAAACATATGAAATAAATCTTATCATAATGGAAACAAAAATATACACTGCAGACGATGCAGAAAATTTACAGGCACACAATGGCTGAAGAAAAATTTATTAAATATCCCAATGATCTTTTTGTCACAAACACTGAGTCGGCTTCACAAGAAATTGCATCTAGTGTAAGAATAGGAAAAACTGGAGAAACATATCAAAAGAATTATGTAAAGATAACATTTGTCAAACATAGAGCTAGTGCAAATTCTAGAATTTTAAATAAAATACAAGAAATAATATATCCTATTTTATATCTACCTATACCTCCAAGATTAATGTATGAAACTATTAGTGCAAGTTATAGTCCGGAAGATATAGGTGTATTAGGAAACGTCATATATGCTAATGTGAGAGAGTTTGGCCAGACTACTGGTGGTATTAAAAAAACACTTCAAGAAACAGTAAATAAGAGCAAAGGTACTGAAGTAGCAAAAGCTTTTGTTACTTCAGCAGTGTTAAGAACAGATGCTGCTCCAATTAGAGCAGGTGCTTTTGCTGAAGGTGTAGCGTATAATCCACATACTAGAGTTTTTTATCAGGGAGATTCGCAAAATTATAGATTTTTTATTTTTACTTGGAATTTATATCCTAAAAATAAAGAAGAAGCTAAAAATATTAAAAAAATGGAAAAGGTGTTTTTAAAAAATGCTCTTCCATCTACTACTGATCCAGGTAAAAAAGCTACTGTAAATTATAATAATCATTATAAATATCCTAGTAACATGTTGTTAGAAATATATGTTGATAATAAACCTTTTAATAAATTTAAGTTATTACCTTCTGTAATAACAAAAGTGGATGTATCTCATAACGATGTTACAGACCAAAATGAAATGACATTCTTTGAAGAAGACGGTGAAAAATTTTATGTTTCTACTTCTATAGGATTAACATTACAAGAAACTAAAGTGTTTACAAGAGGTGATGTAGACAGAGTACACAATATTTCTACTAATTAACAATCTATAAAATTAAATGTATTTTTTTCAAGAATTTCCAAAAACACGTTATGCGATAGATGGTCAATCAGTTAATATGGTTGACATTTCAGTTAGAGTTAAATTATTAGATTATGTTAAAAAAAATCAAGACTCTTTAGTTATTATTAATTATGAAATTGAAAACGAAAAAAGACCAGAAGAAATCTCTTTTGAATTGTATGATACTTATGATTATACATGGACAATACTTTTGTTAAATGATGTTTACAGTGTTTATCAAGATTGGGTTCTTTCACAAATAAATTTAGATAAATTTATAACTAAAAAATATGGTTCTATAGAAAAAGCAAACAGAGAAATTGTTGCTTACTATGATGCTAACGGGTATGAAGTTGGAAAAACATCTTTGGGTATAACAAAAACTTTGACAGCTTTTGATAAAATTGTAAAAGAAAACGAAGCTAAGAAAACAATTAGAGTTTTTGACCCTTCAATTATAAACGTAATTCAATCTGATTTACCAGTGATAATAAATTCATGAGAACTATTTTTGATAGAACTGTAAAAACAGACTTTTTTCCAAGTGAAATAGGAGACTATGAACTTATTAGTTTATGGTTAGAAAGATCTGCACCTTCTAAAAAACAATATATCTTAGATCTTGTTTACACTAATTTTAGTATCTATGAGGATATTTACTCAAATTGTTTGAGTGGAAAAGTAGGTATATTGGATTCTACTAATTTATTATCAGAAGTTCCTATTATTGGTGAAGAATATGTTCAGATATGTTTTCGTTCAATGAATACTAAAATAGCTATTTTGGTAAGAATGAGAGTAACAGGAATTTCAGAAATAGAAAGAGTAAACACAAATACCAATTTATATACTTTATTTTTAACATCTGATGTTGCTATAGTAAACGAAAAACAAAAAATATCAAGGTCTTATCATAGAGGTTCTTTATCAGCAATGGTTTCTGATATATGTAAAAATTATTTGAATCTAGTTGATGAAAGCACAGTAAGTATAAAAGAAACTAATGAGTATATTATAAAAGAAAAAAATGCTAGTGTTAATTATTTTACAATAGAAACTGAATCAGGTCACGTTGAAAAATATGTTGTACCAAGTTTAACTCCCTTTAGAACAATTAATAAATTATGTAAAAGGTCTGTTTCTAAAACAGGTTCATTATTCTTTTTCTTTCAAGATATAAATCGTTTTCGTTTTGTCAGTTTAGAAGATATTTTTAAAAGAAAAAGAGATGATAATAGAGTAAAAACCTTAGTATATATTCCCAAAGATATATTAACAAAAAACAAACTGACTATATGGAATATTATATATGATTATAAAATTGTAAATCGTTTTGATATTTTTAAAAATATGTCAAGAGGAATGTATTCTTCTAACGTAGATTTCATAGATTTAGAAAAAAGAAATGTAAAAAATAAAAGATATTATTATCAAGAAGATGCAAAAAAACAGTATCATGTTAATGATGGAAAATCTTTATTATCAACAGATTATACAGATTTTTTACACAATAGTTCAGTAGGAGAAAAACCTTTAACTGTAAATGAAGTTGTTTTATTTCAGTCAGGCGATTATGAATCTCAGAATTTTTCAGAGCATCGTCCTGAAATGTATCAAAGACGAATGAGCATACAGTCTCAAATAGATTCTTTAGTTATTCAAATTGAAATGCCAGGAGACAGTTCAGGCAATATTAATGTAGGTGATATAGTTTATTTTTATGTGCCAGAAGGAGAAGAAGATAAAGAAGATATCTATTTAACTGGAAAATATCTAGTTACAAGAATTCATCATTCTATAGACAAGTCTGAAAAATACAAACTGTTAATAGAAATGATTACTGATACAATATCAGAAGGCTATAGAACAGATAAAGAATTTAAGCAAACAGATATATCAGTAAAGACAGAATCAGAAGATATAGTCTTGGAAGCAGATAGAGAATTGGCAGATACTTCTTTACTTTCAGCAGAAATACAGAAAATTGTTAATGAGGAAAAAAGAAAACAAAGACTTCAACTTTTTACGGGTGGTGAATAATGTTTGATTTAAACAATATTAATTTTGGAAAAAATTTAGTATGGTTCGTAGGTGTAGTAGAAGATCGTATGGACCCAAATTTTCTAGGTAGAGTTAAAGTAAGATGTTTTGGTTATCACACTGCAAGTACCATAGACATACCAACAGAAGACCTTCCTTGGGCAATGGTAATGCAACCCACAACTTCAGCAGCACAGACAGATGTTGGAAAAAGTCCAACAGGACTAGTTGAAGGTTCTTGGGTTATTGGTATTTTTTTAGATGGTGATGAAGCGCAACAACCTTTAATAATGGGTTCTATTGGTGGATATGCTAATAAACCAGATAAATTAAATTTTGAGGATTCTGAAGATTATAATCTTTATGGTTTTAAAGATGTTAGACCTGACAGTATGTTAAGTAGTAGAGGATTTCCGAATCCTCCTACACAAGTAAGAAAAAGAATGGATAATGCTTTGGGTGTAGAAATAGATAATGATGAATATGTAGAACGATATCCAAGAATAGAAGGAGAAGGAAAGGCAACAACTCCTAAACTTGCAAGAGGTATGCTTGACCTTAGTATAGCATTTAATAAAGATATTTCAACTTGCTCTACAATGGAAACATCACCCAGAGTTTATAAAGAACCATTACTTTCTAAAATAAAATTAGAAAATAGAGGTGTGAAAACTTCTTTAGAAGGAATAAAATTTAATCAGCCTACGTCTCCATATTCTGCAATGTATCCCTTTAATCACGTATGGGAAACTGAATCTGGTCATATAATAGAATATGATGATACACCAAGAGGAGAAAGAATACATGAATATCATCGTTCAGGTACATTTAGAGAAATACATCCTGATGGTAAACTAGTACAAAAAACAGTAAATGAGAGATACGATCTAACAGAACATCATAGCTATGAATATACCAAAGGTAGAAAATATTCTACTTATAATCAAGGTTATGCACTTATGATTAATGCTGCAAATTTAGCTGCAGAACATTATACTGTTAGGGTATGTGGTACAAGTGATTATAATCTGACTGTTGAAGGTGGTAATTTTAATATAAAAACTCCCACAGGAAGAACTACTTTCAATGCGTCTTCATTAAGATATGTGGCTTCAAATGAAATATTGCAAGATACTCAACTTCTAGATACAGTAGTAGGTACTCACAATTATGTAGTAAGAAATTCTCATATAGGTAAAGTAGCAGGACTATACGAATTATCTACTGGTAGTTCTAAAATCAGTTCGGCAATGGAAACTAATTTTCATGCCGGCGATAACTTTACAATTGGCTCAAATCATCAGATATCTATGATTGCTGAGAATGATTTTACAATGCCAACAATGTATGCTCCTCACCCACTAGGAGTTGAAGTTAAAGCTAAACACGGTCACATTGAATTAAATGCTCAAGATGGAGACACTAGAATTTCAGCCAGATCTTTTGATGGATTACCAGGTCCGTTTAGAGTATCAGATTTAGCATCATTTACTGTTACTTCTGCTAACCCCACTTCCATTGCAACTACTGCTCAATTTCAATATGCACCAGAATTTGAAAGGCATCAATCACATCCGGCTAGTATAATTGGACAAACTCAAACAGGCTATATTTATTTTAGGTCTTCAAGAGGAAATATTGTATTAGAAACAACTGCTAAAAATTCTGTAAAGTTAGTTACAACACAATTAGGAAGTGTAAATGTTAAAGGTGGATCAGTTGATGTAGTTTCTACTGCTACAAATATATCTACCAAATCTAGATTAAATACACATATAGAATCTGGACAAGGAATAGTCACTCGCTCCAGAATTGGTACTTATATACTATCAGATCAAGAAATTTTTGCAAGAGCAAAATCATTCATATCTACTAGTTCTAAACTTGAAACTATGGTACATAGTGATACTGCTGTTCGTTTAGGAGATAGAAGTGCTGTTGAACCAGCAATAAAAGGTAGTTCGTTCATGCAAGCATTTAATATGCACACACATTTAACAGCAGTAGGACCAACGTCACCTGTAAATTTAGCGGACCCTACTATATCAAATGCAATTGCAAATGCTTATTGTAAAAAAACTTTTGTATTTTAAATTATATTATGGCTCTTCAACCAACAACATTGATATCTAGTTTTACAAGTAGTTTTAGAAAGTTTAATCCTGAATCTTCTATTATAGTACCAGAAATTATACAAGGAATTCAACTTTATTTGTCTACAGGGTTAAATATAATACCTGGACCTTTTACAGGATGGATTCCACCAACTGCTCAACTATTAGGTGTTTTTAGAAATGTTTTTAATTTTGAATCAAGTGTTTTTGCTAGTAATTTAACTACAGCAATTGAATCTGGTCTAGCAACAATACAAACTGCGGGTCAGATTGGACCAGTAGTATTTCCAAAAGGATTGATGTTACCTGACATTTTAAAAATTTGCCGAGTTCCTAATCCTAGTTCAGACATATTTGCGATAGGATTGGCAACTGCAATTGATAAAACTTGTAGAGCAATACAGATAACAGTTTCTGATCCAAAAGCAGCAGGCGCTACAATTATTGGACCATTTACATAATAGGATTATTTTTTATGTCAACAAGAGATGCTTCTAAACTACAGAAAAGAAAAGCCATATCATTGAGATTACAAACAGTTCCAGCTGCTGTTCAGCAATTAAGAAAAAGAATAATTGATAATGCAAACTTTATGGTTCAGGAAATGCAGTCTCTTAATTTTATTGAAGTATCTGAAATCATAAGAGTTTGTACTGCTCTTGGATTAAGAAGAGCACAATTAAGAGGGTTGGATTTTAGTGAAAAAACAGTTAATACCGATAGTGATATTGATAGATATATTCATCGTTTTAACATGTTAGGTGCATTACCTTTTCAAGATCAAAATCAACCAACAACAGCCGAACAACAAAATTGGATTGGTGGAGGTAGATTTTCTGCATTAGCGTTCCGCTTCTATACAGATAGTGATGAAACTACTGATATGGGAAATAGTTGTGAAAGTATAATACTACAATGTATTGATTCACAAGGTAATACTTTTATAGAAACAAAAGGTTCTAGTAATACTTATATAGATAATGTAGCAAATGGAGTTTATTCTAGAATTTTACCTCTATCTGCTTACATTCCAAAATATAGAGAATCTGGCTATGATAGTGAATATCCTTGGTTGCCATATATGCATTGTGGAATATTAAATGGAATTCCAGATCAAGCTAATTGTGTAACAACTATAAATGAAAATATAACTGCAGGTTCTGAAGGAGCCGATTTAAATACATTGATATCTCTTAGCGATAATCAATTTCCACATATTACTCCCAATGGAGGATTTCCCTTTAGTAAATTAGTGAGTCCTGAACCAATACCACTAAGAATGGTATTTGATGGTTCTCCAATAGAAACTGAAGAATTAGTCTTACAAAATAAATTTGAACTTACAGGAACTATTGAAATGGATCCTGGAGATGAGGGAACTTTCTTAATAACAACTCCTATTGGTGGAGGTAAACCGATTGTTACTACTACAGATGGTACTATTCTTAATGATGGAGATCAAGTTATAGTACCTGATTTAGATGTTGTTTTAGATTTGGTGTTCAATCCAGACACAGGAGATTTTACAGGTGCAGCAAATACAATTGATTTAAATTATGCAGGAACAGGACTTATTGTACGTGACCCCATCAAAGGTACGGAAACACGTTTCACAGAAGAATTAACTGTAGATGATATCATAGAACTAAGTTTTCCAGAAAGACGCATTGGTGGCAGTTTCTTTAGTACAGGAGACAATACTATTTATTATAGAGGACAACACTTCCCAACAATATACAAAGATAATACTAAAATAGAAATAAGTGGTGTAGAATACAAATTAACAAATATGGAAACATTTCTTGATACCAATAATAAAAGCATACTTCAACAAGAAAGTGTTTTAGGATTAAGTTTACTATACGATGCTAAGTTTACTACAGATGGCACACTGCAAGTGAAATCTAAAGAAGTAACAACTGATTTATTTTCTACAGTGAATGAAAGCGTAAATTTAATTCCATCACCAGTAAACAGGCTTTTAGGAACAATTGAATTTACAAATCAAAATTATCAAGCAAATAGATATTTTGAAGTTGGAGATTTAGTTACAATACAAGAATATGGTGGCGGAAGAACTTTCAAATATCGTTTTGGAAATATACGTGAAAACAGATTAGAAGGTGCATATATTGTTCTTGATGCCAATGATGTTATAGTTCCGAAAGATCAAGCTAATTTAGATAATGGATTTTCTAATGGTACACTTACAAGAGGAGCAAAGATAACTAGAGCATTAGAAAGCTTGCAAGGTGCAAAATCACAAAGCTTTAAAATGTATCATAAAATCAGAGAAGTAACAAGTAATACTCAGATAGAAGTAACGCCTGCATATTCTGAAAATCAATCTTATGTAGGAAAAATAAACCGTCTTGGATTTAATATTATGTCAAATTCAGAATCACCTGACTTATTAAATAGTGGTTTTGATGTAGAGGGAGCCGGTAGCTTCTTATTAAAAGGTTCGGCAACAGGCGCTGATTCTGGAGGTAATAGTATAGTATTTCATGTTCCTAGAGCGAATACAGAAAAAGTAATACTTTATCGTAATAGTAATGCTGATTTTACTAAAATACCAGATGTAACAAAAACAATTAAGGATACTGCTAATGTAACCGCCGCTTTAGAATCTTTTCTAGATGTTTATAATTACAATACGTTTACAAAACCTTTAGGAACACCAATTTATGACAAAAAACCTGATGTTAGAGATACACTAAAAGATCAACTTAATCAATCTAGAATTGGTAGTTTATATTTTACAGATGGTGAAGATCCTTATATTGTATTAGAAACAATTAAAAATAGTAATCCAATTTCTCACGGATTTGGAGACGGTGACATATTAAAAATAAGAAAGGTAAAAAATTCACCTCTTCCAACAGATGACCCATATGGTACTTTAGTAAATCCTTCTGATGATCCAGCAAATTTAAACTCTATTGATTATAACACATGTGGTTTAGATATGTTAGTTCAAGAAGTTGTCAGTCCGTATAGATTTAAAGTACTTAAAAAAGGTAGAAAGGGATACTCTAACGCACACTTATTTTTTAATAAGTATGATAAAGATACAGAAAATACATTATTTGCCTCTAATGGTGATGTTGTAGATTATTGGATGAAATATTTCCAAACTGTTTATATGGATGGAACAACTACTGCAAATAGTTTAAATGAGTATAATAATGCAAATATAACTAGAAGCACTTACTTTGCTTCTAAAGGAGTATCAGCATCATCTTATCAATTTAATTATAACGCATTTGCATCTAAGCTTGATTTTAAATTAGGAACTACTGCTCTTAATATCAGTATAAATTCATCTACAAATGTTTTAGATTTTGATCCTAATATTGGAACAACAAGTGATGGGACATTTATATTAAGTTTAAAAACACCATTAAATTCACCACCTCAACTATTAGATAGTTATTTCATACGATTAGTTGAATATGAAGAAATTTAAAATGTTAAAAGGTATATAATAAAATGGCAATAAGTTTTTCTGGAATATTTACTGAAAGTAACGGATGGGAAGTAGTTTCTGGATTAGGAGGTTGGAGAGCTACTAGAGAAACTCCAATTGTAGAATTTACAAGTTCCGGTGTAAAAAGAGGAAGTAATGGTGATGCTAGTTTTAAGACCTTAAACTGGTCTTTAATTCAAACCAAAGCAGATGGAGTTAGCACTGTTGTTAGTAAAGGATCTGGTAGTGTTACTGCTAGTAGTGGAACAATTCCAATATCTAATGCGTTTCCTATAGGAGATAATGAATATGAATTAGTACTTACTGGAAAAGACTCACATGATAATGTTGTTCCTGGTAGTAAAACATATATATTACGTTCTTTTAATGATACTGATCCTCCTTTAATGACCCTTAGATCAAAAACAAATATTTTTAGTAGTGCGGATGCTACATTTGAGGTAGATGTTTATGATAGTATTAGTGCAACAGGTTTAAAAGTTGATGTTGAATTAAACGGACAAGCACTACCCACTATCACCACATTTCCCTCCGATTTTACAGTACCTGCTGCAAATATTAACAATAACATCAATACATTAAAAGTTGTTGCAACAGATGGTAGAGGAAATGCGACACAACCATTGAGATATAAGTTTCGTGCAGATTCATGGAATAAAGACACTTTACAAACTGTAAAGGTTTTTAATGTTCGTTCATATAAAACTAATGCTACGTTAGCAAATACTGCTGGTATAGTATTTTTATATACTAATAAAGTACCTTTAATAACTAAAGCAGCAAATACAGTAATTGACGATTCGCTTGTTGCTCCTGTAACATATCCAAGTGCAAACCTTTTTAATTGGAGTGTTCCTGATTATGAAACAATTGACACTGCTAATAATGTATTAAAATATGCAGATGATATACACACTTTAACATACAATCAAAATTTCAAATCAAATAATAACATTTATATAGAAACTACTGACGTATCCACCGATACTAACATGACACCGTTTAATTTTTTAAATGGTTCTTCTGTAATTGATGAAGAGTTATATTTGTTTATTGGCATGACAGATCCAGAAGTTGAAATAACAGTTGAAGAAGTTAGTGTAGTACCAGCACCAACAAAAGTTTCATTTAATGTAGTATCACCTCCTGCAAATGCAAATAACGTGCATGTGTTTTATAATCCAATTTATATTAATGCAGAGTTGGGCGCCGCTTCACCTGTAAATGAGGAATTCGCTTTTAGTGAAGGTTATCACGATACTTATAATATTAGTGGCTTTAATGTTCCAATATTATCAACATATCCAGGAGTTCCACTATCGTTATTCAATCAATTTTATAAAATAGAAGCGGATGATATAGCAGCAGAAATATATGGATTTGCTTATGACAGAGCATTTGATATCAGATTTTTACCAGGTCTTAATGCAAATGTAGCAAATGTTATTTTCTTTAATAGTGGAGGTATTACTCCAGGAGAGACATCAACTATTAAAGAATCACTACTTGTAAAATATGATTCGTTTACAAATATAATAAATCCATCTCCTCCAATATCAGGAGGTCCTGCATTAACTCCAGTAACAGCTATTGTTGAAAATGCAGAAATCGGTCATGAACCTAATTATCACTCTAGAATTATCTAATATAATATGGCAAAATTTCGCAAGATAAAAAAGATATACGATCAAATCATAGGTACTGCTACTGTTGTATCTCCAGAACTTATCATCAATAAGGATTGGAAACCAGATAATGAAACGGCAGATACTATTATGAAAGTTCCTGCTAAAAACTTTTACGATTACTTAGGTAATTGGATAGCTCCAGATAGTGTATTAAGATCAGATGGTGATAATAAAGGATTGGGTTTAGGTCCATATAATAATGAATTGAATAGAGCACTTGATAAGACAGACATCGCTAATAATTCACCAGGTTCTATTGTATCTACTATAGAAACATTTAGTGATGGTATAGATATTCCCTTTAAAATGATTGATAATCCTAATCAAGATTGGTCACTTACTGTTAGTAGTACAAGGGAAAGAAACACGGGTATAACAAATGCAGATACAGACCCAGAGGATTATACAGAAGATGCTTGTACTGTCGGTTTGTATAATTGGGAAGGCACTTGGGGAGATATAGAAAATGGTTTTGAAACTGCTGTTGATGTAGAAATAGATGTTAGAGTTGCAAATGAAAGAGTTCCTGGTAATATAAGTGGAAATAAATGTAGCACCGGAAGCACACATACAATTTGGATAGGTAATAATGAAGATGTTAAAGATGATAAAACATTGTCATATAGAAATCAAAATACAGCAAGTTTCTTTTTTAATCCATATTTTTCAACAGGATTTGTACCAGAAGGTGAAAATGTAACTTATAATAAAAAGTATGTATTAACAATACATAGAAAGCCATTTGAAAATACGTTAAGAGTTGTAGGTGTTGGAGAAGCTAGAGGTGGTAGATTTGATTTTGAACTGATTGCCTTTGGACCATCTAATCCTTTAAGCTGGATGAAAATCTCCGGCATTATTGATATAGATATTGGAGGTTTTATTTGGAGTGGTGTTAAAGCAATTTTCGCTCCAGTTTTTGATGCTATCAATGGATTACTAAATCTTATTTTCGGATTAGATGTAGATGGTTTCAGAGGTAGTGTAGATGCTCATGCTGCTGTTATTTCAACAACAAAAACAACACTTGATAAAACTCAAATAATAAAACATCCAGCATATAAATATTTTCAATCACCACCGACCTATAACCCTATTGATTATTACGCATTTTTATACACACAATATTATTTTCCTTATTTTGATCAAAGTCCTTTTTATCCGTACAGAGGCGGTGGTGTAATTAATTTAGATGCACCTTATTTGCAAAATGAAATTGTTGAAAATACTAGAAGCCGTTTAGCTAACTCACAGATTCCAACTTTAAAAAAGTATCAATATTTTGTTCCTAATTTATTTCGTTTGTTATTTGAAACTAAAATAGGAGTATTTTATGAACAATTAGCAAAACAATTAAAAGACGTATCAGGTACAGGAGTAGAAACTAATTTCAATATTAAATTATTAGAAACAGAAAGTCCTGTTGCAAATGTTGAGATTCGTAGAACAAGTCAAGATAAATGCTTATTTGATATAATGTATCCAACAGATGAAACTGTTTGGAATAATTACTTAGCAAACACAGGATGGCCAGATGATGCCAAAACAAGTAATTTAAATTTTCTTAAAAACTTTATACCAGAAGCAACTATTGCTGCTACACCTACAAGTTATACCAGTACAGTCAGTGAATATGACTCTGCAATTACAGATTATAATATAGGTAGCTCAGTTAATTTAAATGAAATATCTGCAATAAATGATGTTATTGGTAAATTTTCAGAAATGAAAAATATATTTGATAAAGGAAAAAGTGGCTATGATGTTAATACTTGGACAAAATTATGTTCTGATCCTAATGAATTTAAAACATTATCTACGGGTACTCCTAAAAACTTATCTTACAAAATTGTAGAATTTATATTATGGTATTTGGAACCTAATGGTATCTCAGAGGAATTACGTTCTTCTGTCAATAGTTTGGTAAATTATGAAAAAATTATAGATCAAGATATTGAAAATAGAAATGCCGCAAATGTTGTAGATGAGACTGGTAACACAGTAAATCATAGAAATTACCATATAATAGGAACAAAGATATATGACAGAGAATGTAAATAGTAAGGATAAGATAGAAAAAGAAATAAAACAACTAGAACAAGTACGTGATACTTTAAAGCTATGTGTTTCCTTTATAGAAAAATTACAAAAAGAAGAAAAAAATAAAAAGGGGTCATGCCGACAATAGGGGAATATAGAGAGGCAACTGGTAGAGATTTTGCAACCTTTACAGATAAATTACAGAAGTTTGATACCGAAACTGCTACCGCTGGAGAGTGGAAAGAAGTCGCCAACTCTGCATTTTTTATTAGTCTTGGTAATAAGGATGTAATTGAAGAAAACTTAGAATACATGCAAAATGTTCGGAATTTAGTTGTAAATAATTTTGATTTTGCTATTACTGCTCTTACACTAGTTCGTGATTTTTTAGATTTACTAGAAAATTTCATGAGAGCAGTATTAAAATATATTCATGATTTTATTTATAATTCTTTAGATTCTTTATTAAGATTAGGAGTTTATGCATTAGTAATTCCGCCTAATACAAATAATTGGGGTTTAAGAAATTTACCCACAACTTCTTTAGAACAACAAGCAAGTATTGCATATAGAAAATTTTATGATGTTTCTGATGAGAATCTACCAAGAACAAAACCCTATCAAACATCAATAGGAGAAGGATTAAAAAAATCAGGGAGAAAATTTGAAAAATTATATGATTCTTTCTATAGAACAGATTTTGCAGAAGGAGATAAAAAATATACAAGAAGTGATTTTATAAATGTAGAAACTTCTATTGATAATTTATCTAGACCTCTTGGTACATATGATGGATTGTTTCTTTATTTTTCATTAGATATAACTGAAAATATAGATTCCATTAGTGCCTTTCTAGATTCTATTCTAGGTCTTGCTAATATCTTTCAACTACAACAGTTGGAGGGAATGCACGATGATATGAAGTCTTTATTCAATGATACGTCTACTAAAAAAATAAAAGTATTGACAGATAATAAATTAAGCTCACTATCATTAAGTACGTTTAATCCAAGCACAAAATTAGAGCAAAAAAATCAAACTTCTGGTTTATTATATCCAGTTGATGAAAATTTAGAAAATATCTTTATCGTTCCTGCAGATCCTATCTTAAATATGTCAGAAGCGAGAAAAGAAAAATTAGAACAAGATTTAGCTAACCAAGGAGCAATTGCAAATACAAATTTTGATATTGCTGCAAATTCAGCAAATGCTGTTTTTGACAGTGCATTTCGAGAAAATCTTGATAATGATTTTTTTGAAGGAAGGTTAGGTGGATATAGTGCTCAAAAAGAAGATATTAAAGATATCAAAACAGAAATAATTTATTGGGAAATTGTTCCTGCAGCAAAAAATATTCTTGATGATTTATCTAGATTAAATCTTGAAGAAGATAATACTGTTTTGAATATACAAGAAGTATTAAACAAACATTACTTTCAAAAAGATTCAATAACAAGTGCAATTATAAAATATTCTAGTGAATCTTCTTTCGGTAAAAATAGATATGCAGAATTAAGAAGTTTTCTAGAGGCTTTAAACGCATATAATAGTGCGTCTGCTATATCTTCTGATATGAACACATCATTAACTAATCGTTTTAATGATATCAAAACAGCAGCAACTGCTTTAAAAAACAAGTCTACATCAGGTGATTTAGAGGGTGGAAATCCATTTACAATGGTAACAAGTATTATTGATAGCACAAATACAAGAGAAGCCAAATTAAAGAAATATGAAGAAGATTTGATAGACATAGAAAATAAAATAAGAAAAGATACAGAGGAACAATTTCTTGATACTGCTAATACTGCAAATGATATTGTTAAAACAAAAACATTACAATTAGAAGAAATTAAGTTATATCAAGAAAATAACAAGTTGGACTTAACAAAATCTGCTAAAGTAATATATTATGATGATGAATATACTCTTGCCAATAAAAATAACCTTTATAAAAACTTATTTCAACAAACATATAATGTAGAAGATTCATTGATTGAAAAAACAAGTCATGTACATACGTTTACAATTCAATCAGTAAAAGACAAAAATAGTAATATAACAGCCACATATGATTCTATTGTTGCTAACAAATATGTACAAATAATAAAAGTTGAAGGAGGAGATCAAACAGTTCTGGCCGATGGTATAGTTTGGGAAAGCACAGAACAACCATATAACCAAGATGGTGGGGGTGCATGGGCTAAATTAAATTTTAGTGATTTAACAGGAACTACAAACATAATTAAAAATGTTCAAAACTATGTAACAAGTTTATATGAAACAGTTTCAGCAAGTAATTCTCCAAAAGATAGCTTATTAGATAATACAATAGAGCAACTTGAAAATATTAAAGAAAGTTTAGTGACTCTAATAGACGCTATTGAAGAAATAATAACATTATTAAATTTCCAACTAAATTTAAAATTTAAAGTTTATGGAAGATATGCAAGAACAAACGGCTTAGAGGGTTATGATGAATTAGCTAATAAGTTAACAAGAGTTGACGATATAAATTATAAAGACAGACCTCCTAAATCTTCTTTTAGACCAAGTAATTTAGCATCTGTAGACAAACATTTAAGACGTATTAAAAGACTTGATCCAGTAGAAGCAGAGAAGATTAAAGAAGAAATTAATACTTTATTCGCAAAGAAAAATGATCCTGCTAACGAAAGGAAAAAAAGTCTAGAAGATAAGTCAATATTAGATGCAATGACAGATACAGAATGGAATGATAGTCTTGATGCTGCAAAAGAACTTGGAGCAAACACTATTAATAAATTACAATCATCTATTACCAAACCCTTTGAAGTAGGTTCTGCTATATATACTAATATTGAAAATAATGGAGGTATTTTTTCTAAAAGTCAAAATGAAGAAACTTCACGTAGAAATAAAATAGCTTATCTCAAAGCTAAGATATACGCAGACATTGCAAGAGCAGAATTAGATTATTCAAATGAATTTGGGTTTTCCCTTCTTTTTCTAAGTTATCTTCCAAAAGGATTACCTTTTTATCCAGTCAGACATATTTCTCAATTATTAGGATTAAACGATTCTGCTGACCTTGACACTGATATTGAAACAGGTCAGATAGATAAGATACTAGATCCTAATGGTCTTGATTTAGATTTTATAACAACTAATACTAAAGTAAGGTCTGTTACAGATTTAGAAGAAATACAATTACAATTAAGTAAAGATACAAATCCATCTCCTTCAGTAAAAGAAAGAGAAGATCCTGAAGCAATAACATTAAGCTTTGACGGATTTCGTACAACAAATAGTTTTGAATTAGATGATAATAATATTGATGCATTATCTTCTGACCCTTCATATTTTAATGCAATAGGTTCCTCAACTCCTTATGAATTTAATATTATAGGTACATTAGATAGTAACTTTTTGCACGGTGTCAAATCTAAAGATGCTTTAAAACTTAGTCAAGATGATAATAACATTACAAACAATGCATTATATAGATTTGAATTTGAAATGGAAGTTGAAGTAGCCGATGCTGCCACTAATGCTATCTATAACACAAACTTTCCTGAGATAAATAAAATAGATGTGTATATGGGTGTTTTATTTGAAGGACAAAAAAATGCTCATAGATATGCAACTCAACTTAATGGTGACTCTTCCGAAGTTTTCAAATTTGGAAGAACAAAGAAAAAAAGATTCATTGGTGAAATACCTTTAGGTGTAGAAGACTTAACCATATTAAAACCCTATATTTTAATAGGTTATCAAGATCCTGATTTTAATATGAGAGTCTTTACTTTTAAAATTGATACTGCTATCAATTTTTATAGAACCAATTAAAATAGCTTAGATAAATAAATCTAAAGACAATAAAGTTAAATGTCAAGATTTTCAGATATAGATTTAAAATTTATACCTCACCCTAGTTCAAAAACTGTTAAGAATTTAGATGCTAAAACAGCAATATTCCGCGCATTAAATCATATATTATATACTAGACCAGGAGAAAAATTATATAATAATGATTTTGGAGTGGGTATACAAGACTATGTTTTTGAACTTAATAATTTCATACAAGAAGATTTATTATCTACAACAATAAAAAATCAAATTAATAATTACGAACCGAGAATAAACTTAGAATCTGTAGATATAGAACAAGACTTAAATAATATAAAGATTTTTATTTCATTTAGTTTATTATCAAATCCTTTAGAGTTATTGACTCTTGAAAAAACAATAAAGAGAATAAGATAGATGTCTAGAATTCCTACGGAAAATATAAACGAATTAGACTTTAATGTTCTAAGAAACAATTTAGTAGATTATGTAAAAAGCAAATCTGAATTTGAAAATTATGATTTTGAAGCATCTGGATTAAATTTTCTAGTAGATTTATTAACTTATAATACACAATATTCTGCTTATTATTTAAATCAAGTTGCAAGTGAAATGTTTTTAGATACGGCACAGAAAAGAAAAAATGCAGTATCAATTGCTAAACAACTTGGATATGTTGCGAATTCAAAAACATCAGCAAAAGCTATAGTAGCTGTTAGATTAACAGAAACTACAAATTTTAATACTGTTATTACATTACCAGGATCTACTAAGTTTAGTGGTGTTAAAGCTACTGGAGAAGTGCTTCCTTTTGTAAGTAAAGATGTAACAGTATTTAATGGAACTAATTCTTATACATCCTCAATAGATTTAATTCAAGGAACTTTTATTACTGAAAATATAGTAGTGAATAATTTATTGCTTGAAAAAAAGTATGAGATCTCAAGCACAGATATAGATTTAGATTATTTAAATGTATATGTAAGAGAAAGTTCTCAAACAACAGAAAGAATAAGATATAATCGTGTTTATGATATAACACTACTTAATTCCGGATCTAGAATATTTTATGTTGAAGAAAATTTTGGTGGAAAATATCAATTAATATTTGGTGATAATGTTTTAGGCAGACAGTTAAATAATAATAATATAATAGATGTTTCGTATCTAGTAACTTCTGGCGTTAATGGTAACGATTGTTTAAATTTTACTCTTGATGACACAACATTATTACCAACAACTCATTTAGTACAAACAACACAAGTTTCTTCTCAGGGTCAAGCTGAAGAAGATATAGACACTATAAGAAACAATTCTAGAAAGTTATTTTTTAGTCAAAATAGATCTGTAACAGAACAAGACTATCAAATAATGTTAATGAAATATTTTCCATTTATAGAATCAATATCTGTTTGGGGTGGAGAAAAAAATACTCCTCCTTTATATGGGAGTGTATTTTGTGCAGTAAAACCTAGAAACAGAACTTTTACTTCTGCTTCAGAAAAACAGCAAATATTAGATAAGCTACAAGAAGTAAATGTAATTACTATTTTACCTTATGTTATAGATCCAGAATATACTTATATAAAATTAGATATTAGGCTTGTGTATGATGCAGTAAGAATAAACATGTCTGATGTAGATATTGTCACTGAGGTACAACAAACAGTATCTGATTTTACTCAAAATAATTTATTAAAGTTTTTCAGTTCTTTTCAAACAGCAAATATAATAAAAACTATAAGTGATTTAAATAGATATTATATGGGTGTATTTGTAGAAGTCAAACTCTATCAAAAAAGAGATATAGATGTAGGTACGGGAAATTACTATAAAGTAAACTTTAATAATGAAGTAGAAAGAGGTAGTCTATCGGCAACCAAGTTTTCTTACTTTGATAGTAATAATCTAGTTGTTAACAATTGTTATCTCAAGGAAAGTTCTGACTACAGCAAAATACAAATAGTTTTTGATAAAATTGTTTCAAACGCAACCCAACAATTTACATTAATTGAAAATATAGGCACTATTAATTACAGTAATGGTACATTAGAATTACAAAATTTTTCTCCAATTACTATAAGTGGAACATCTTCTGAAATGACATTTGAAATGAAAACAAATGATTATGTTATAACACCAGCAAAAGAGCAAGTTTTAACTATTAGTGTTAGTGATGTTAATATAAATCCTGTGCCATTTGTAGATAATTCGTCAACATCTTCTAATATAGCAACAGCAGAATTGTTTAGTGGAGGAACCGATACCTCTTCTTCAACGTCAAGTGGAACCAGTTACTCATGACAACACCCAAAGATTTAGTTGAAAGCCAACTGCCCAACTATTTTTATGAGCAATACCCTCAATTCATAAAGTTTGTAGAAGAATACTACAACTTTTTAGAATCTTCAATTATAGTTTTATCTGATAACAAAAAACTATCAGAAGGTGATCTAATTTACGGCTCTTTATCTAAAGCTAAAGCAGTTGTAAAAATTGTTACAAACAATAGAATATACTTTGATTATATAACAGAAGGAAATCAGTTTTATAAAAATGAAGTTATATTTAACGGTGATACTGGAGAAATATATTTCATAAGAAGTCTTTATAAAAATATATATCAATACATGAATGATATTGAAGATAATACTTCTTATGATACCGCACTAAACGTATTTAAAAAATATTTTAAAAATAATGTATCACTTGATGAAAGTGTGTTTAAAAGAGTTGATCCAAAAACTCTAACTAAAAGAATATTAGATTATTACAAAAATAAAGATACTGAAAATTCTTATTATTGGTTTTTTAGAATATTTTTTGAAGATGACATAGAATTATATTATCCAAAAGTAGATATTTTACGGCTCTCTGATAGTGGATATACTGAGAAAAATTTAGTTCAAATAAAAATCAACAGAGATGGTTCAACATTTAGTAACGCTAGAATAGTTGGTACGATATCTGGAGCTACTGCCACCTGTAAAAATACTGTATCAAGATATCTAGACAATACTTTTCGTGGATTTTTAGATTTAATTTATATAAACGGAACATTTGTTAAAGATGAAACAATTATTGCCTATGATATAAGCACAGGTGTTGAAAAAGGAAGAACTCAAATATTAGAATCTATTATTGGTGTAAAGCCTATAGACGGTGGAATAGGTCATAGTGTAGATGATAGATTTACCTTTGATGATGGTATGGGTAGAATTTCTAAATTAAAGAAACACTCTGTCACAAAAATTGATATCAAAGATTCTGGAGTTTGTTATCGTGTCGGTGATCCAATTGTATTTGATAATGAATTTACAGGAGCAACTTATTCAGCAAAAGCTAAAGTTACTGCAATTGATGTAAATCCAACATTAACTCAGTTTTTTAATAGTTATTATAACACTATAAAAAATAGACCTGTAAGTACATTTCAAAATTATAATTTAAATAACACTGTATTTTCAGGTTCTAATACATTTCAGAACACTAACAGTTTACAAGTTCTTCCAGTAAGTTTTGCTTCAGATTATGAGGTTGGTTCAATTAAAGAAGTTAAATTTGAAGATTCTGGATTAGGCTATGAATTACCACCAAGAACTACTGCATTTAATTCATTAACTCAAGCAAGTTTATTAAATTACTTTGATGTATTATTTGATACAGATGTAAACTCAGCGACTTATGAAGCTAATGCACAATACATTGTTGCAAATACCTCACTCACTATATCAGGAGCTACCAATGTTCCAAATGATGAAACTTTAGCAACTTGTATAGGGGAAGTAGATATTGATACAGATGAAACTCCTATATTATTTAATGGTATTTCTATTAAGAGTGAAAATGTTAAAGTTAAAAGATTCGTTACTCAACGGTCTGCAACAAATTTAGAAAACGATACAGATGTAACTTTTACTTATAATAACGCTCAATTAACTGCCGAAATTAAAGACCTTGTAAATATCAATCCTTTAAGTGACACTGCTGTTTTAGAGTCTAAACTAGGTGATGGAATATCAGAATTAAAAATAGATGATGTTGGTTTGATGGTAGATGATACAGATGAAGTTATTTTCAAAAGACCTCCGGAAACACTAACATTTTATGACTCTTTAATAGAACATGGATTAACAGGTAAACTTGAATATGAAACTGGTTTATTGTTTGAACCTTTTGGAGATTTCTTAAACAATGATAGTATGCTTTCATCAAATAAGTATTTCTTTGATAATTATTACTATCAACATTATTCTTATGAAATTATAACAAAAATACCAGCAGATTTAATTGAACCTCTATTATTAGATGAATTGCATCCAGCAGGATTTTTAGCGTTCATAAGAAATAAATTTGAATCTGAATTAGAAACTAGAATAAAAACTTTTGAATTTACAGAAATAGAAAACGAAACTGCAGGATATTTACAAAGTGAAATATATCCTCACATGGTAGTTCAGATAGAAAAAGATAAACTTCTGAACAAAGACGACTTTATTTTAAATGATAATAAAATATTAGTAGAACCCACAATACAAGTCTCTCAAATTAGTAATGAAACTATTACAACAAAAGATCATCATAGAGTAGAAATTGGTGGTGGTATGGATGGCATACCTGATATATTTGCCACTTTTAAATATTTCATAGATGATATAGTAACAAATCCATTACAAAGTCCTTTATATGATTTTTATTACTCAAACAATAGACGCAAAAGTAATACTTCTTTTGATAAGTATTTGGCTACTGATAACAAAGATAATTTAATTACAGAACAATTTTACTATGATGGATTAGTATCTGTTGAATCTTTCATGAAAATAGTAAACGTAGAAGATGAAGCTAACTGGAGAACTGATTTAATAAAATATAAAGCAGGTCCAATTGACTCAGCCAAAGATAAAACCATTGATAATTTTAGAATAACAATAGATTATATTAATCGTCACACTGCTTCTTTTAATAGAGGTGGTATGATTATAGTACGTGATATCTCAGATTATACAGGAAATAGAACCAGCGGAGATGATGTAAAATACAGTAATACTTCATTTGATTTTAGTGAAACAGCAGTTTATAAACCTTTAATTAGTGGAAACTCTTTAAATGGAGAAGCTGCATATTTACCTACAAGTGAAATTCTTACTAGAGATCGTGGTTGGGTAATGTTTAAAAATTTAACTTATGATGATCATGTAGCTGATGTTAGTGAAAAGGGAATTGTTAAATGGAAAAAACCCAAATTAATTATAGAGTCTGATTATGATGGTTATCTATACGAATATACAGATAATGCAGGACTATCTATTACTGTAACGGAAGAACAAGAATTAGTTACTTCAGGTATAGATAAATTACTTTTTAAGGTAAAATCCAAAAAATTAAATATTGCAAGAACTTCTTCATTCTTTAACACAGTAGATTTGAGTAAACTATATTCAAATGAATCTGTTGTAAATGAACAGGTTAGAATAAAAAATAACATTACAAGAAATAGAGTAAGCTATACAGGTACTTTATATTGTGTTGTAATAGATAACATAGAGAATTTCATTAAGAGTGGTATAAAGATAAGTGAGCCAGATTTAGATTTTGTACATATGTCATATGCTATTAATAATGAATTTACTGTTGCAAAAATTGGAACAGAAGAAGATGTTTTGCATACAGAGGATTTCTTAGAAGGTATAAAAATAGATTTGTCACATATGTTGGAAATAGAGCCACCTTCCAACACAATTATATTTGATTTTAATTCCAACGCAAATACTAACAATCCTTACCCGGAGGTGGCTCCTTCCGAACTTTTTTTTTTCAGTTCTTTAGTACGAAAGGGAAACAGCCAGACCTTCGGCCCAGAGCCATCGATAGTGGTGGACCTAGCCCGAATTTCCCCCCTGACCCTTGATTATGTAGTTCTAGCTAAACCAGAATTTTCACTAAACTTAATTAGACAAGAATTTTATTTTTCTGACTATAGCGGATTTTTAAAACATATAGAAACTGGTGAACCTAATAAATTTCATTATGTAACCCTTGACTTATCAAAAGATTTTAAAACATTTAATGAAGATATCCTTTCTAATGAAGCATCAGCAAATACCCGGGCTTATGCTATAGATGAACTACCATTACACACTGTCATTAATGAAGATAATCAATCATTTACTATAACATTTCCACTACCACATTCTTCACCAAATGAAACTCCTGTTGCTAGATTTGTTAGTGAAGAAAATGAAGCAGCTAATTTTGATATTGGTAGATTCGCTAATGAAAGAAAAAACAGAGTATCTAAACTCTCCTTTGAAAATTATATATCAGCAATACGTGGATATAAACCAAAAGTTGATATAGAAGGTTATGAAATAAGTTTTAGTGATATGACAGCTTTAACATTACTTGCAGAAAATATTAATGTACTTTCTCCTGACCATCAATTTGATCCTAAAGCAATTGTTACTGTTTTAAATAAAATAGAGGATTTACAAAAAAATAGAATTAATGCTTTGATTTCTGCTGCTGATATAAATGTGTTTGGTGAAAAAGAAAAATTAGGTTCAATAGTTGAAGATGGAAATCTTATAAATTGGACTAATATAGATAATTTAATACCTAAGAATCATAATGTACGTTATGTTATTTCAAGAATAAATGAAGTTGATGCTACATTAGGTGAAAGTCCTCCTACTCAATATACAACTCATCTAGAAGAAAATGTTTTTGGATATGGTTTAAAAAGACCGTTCCAATTTAGTGGAACAGATGTAGGCTTTGATAGAGACGATTTCTTTTTTGATTTTGGTTTCGCACATCAGGGTAGAAAAAATACAATTTTTGACAGAACTGTTTTTGATGTTAAAATAGAAGTTCCTTCAGTAATCAATCATGCTATTATAGATAATTTTAAAACTAGTGTATTAGAAAGAACACAAATATCTATACCTTTAAATTATATATCTCCGTTTCAAATATCTTCTACCGAACTTACAGATTTAAGTAGAAAACTTATAATGCATGATGATGTAGATAGTTTAATACCGACCGTAGAAATAGATCAACCCATTCCATACTTATCAAATATTTCTTTATTAGCAGTTAATGATGGTTTAGAACCTTTATCTACTTTAGTTTCTGGTGGAATAGATCCTGCTCCTGCCGGAAATACATTTTCTGTTGCAGAAAATGAAATATTTAGAAAAATAGAAGTTGATTTGCTAGACAGATTTTTATTTTTTGACTTTGGTCAAATTATAAAACCTTGGGTACCTGTATTCTTTAAACCTTGGTTAAAGGCTATTAGTAGAAGATGGCTAGGAGATTTAACAAGAAGAGCCACAACAGTAGAAGAAGCAATTTTATATGTACGGCCTCAAGAACAGGCAGTATCTATCGCTGAACAAATTGACACTATAGTTTATTTTCCAAACACAACATTTTTAGATTCTTCTACTGTTCTATTTCAAGAAAAAACAACTTATGTAAAATTTGATGTTTTATCTAGAAATGAATTTCTCCAATATGGAGATAAAATTGAACCTTGGACAGATCGTTTTATAGATGAGTATAGAAAATATTCTTTCTTAGAATATGTTGGTGATAGAATACCAATAGCGGCAGCAACTGGAATGGCTAATATTTTAAGTTTAAGAGATTTAGCTGAGATAACTAATCCAATTATAACACCAATAACAACTGTATATTTTCCGAACACAACTTTCTTGGATAGTAGTTTAAGTGAGCAAACTCCTGAGCCTCATATTGAAATAATGAATGAAATCATAGATAGGAATCGTTTATTTTCATTAAGAAGGCGTATAGATAGAGTAATCAATTTACCTATAAAAAAATCCATGAGACTACAAACAGTTAAAGCATATGATAAAGATGCTTTACCTCAAGCGTTAGTTTTAGGAGAAACACATATAGAAAGTTTGAGAACATTATCTGATGAAATTAAAACATATTACGATCCACATACAATAGTTTATTTTCCAAACACAGTATTTTTAGATGGATCTATTTCTACTTTCATAGAAGATACTTTTGAACACAATGTTCCAATATTTGATAGAAACCGTACATTTTCTAAAGGAAATATTATTGGCAGATGGTTTGACAGAAAAATTGCAAGTTATATGATGAATCAATTTTTAAAAGAATATAATAAAGATACTTTACCAGGAGTTGTTCCTTTAACAGAACCAAGATATATTAGAAGAATAGACATTGATGCAAATACAAAAACAGACATATTTACTACAGTTACATTTCCAAATACTACTTTCTTAGATGCAACAAGTTACATGACCGAAGAGTTTGATTTTGAAAATGATATATCAATAATAGATAGATTCGCAACTTTTTCTACGAATAACTTTATAAATCCATTTTTAAATAAAGATATTAGAAAAAACATGCGTACTCAAATATTGAGAGAGTACAATAAGGATACGATACCATCTGTTTCCGTATTGAATGAGCCTGAAATAACATATAAACCAGAACTAGATGCTCAGACGGTAATAACTCCAATAACAACTGTATATTTTCCAAATACAACTTTCTTAGATGCAACAAGTGATATGATTGAAGAATTTGATTTTGAAAATGACACCTTTATTCCTGATAGATTTTCTATATTTGCTACTCAAGAAAAAATTAGTCCTTTCTTAAATAAAAATATAAAAGAGATATTTAGAAAACAGACCATAGTAGAATGGGGTGGACAATCTATTCCTTCAGTTTCTGTACTTAATGAACCTGAAATAACTTACAAACCTGAACTAGATGGTACATTTAAATTTACTCCTTTCACAACAGTAACATTTGCAAATACTACATTCTTAGATGGAACTATAGATCAACAATTAGAGTTTCATGAATATGAACACAATCAATTTGTTCTTGATAAAAATGTTGTCATGGGTAGAAATCGTAGAATTGGAATGAAATGGTTTTATGGTTTAATAGGAGATTACTTAGATGTTCCTATAGTTACTTCTGATTTAAATTACATTCCTTCTGTAAGAGCACTTCATGAACCAAGAATAATCTATAAACCAGAATTAGATTTAACTACTAAAGAATATCCCCACACTACAGTAACATTCGGAAATACTACATTTTTAGACGCAACTATAGATCAACAATTAGAGTTTCATGAATATGAAAATAATCACAATGTAATTTCAGATAGACATATAATTACTAAAAAAGATTTTATTTTAAGAAAATACTATGAAATAATAGACGGCTTCTTGGATTTCACTATACTTGAAAATCGTATTGATATTAATAGAACAGTTGTGTCTGAAGAAATTCATGAGCCTACAATAATTAGTCAATCATTTGTAGACAAGTATCTACCAAAGTTAAAAACTGTAGATGATTTCCTTATAGGAACACAACCAGTTTTCTTAGATGCTTCTTTCGTAGAAACCGAAAGTTTGACTGATTTTTCAGAAGAAATGATACTTCCTGTTGACAATTCAGTAGTTTCATTAAAAGATAAGATAACTGATGTCTTCTTATTAGGTACAATTGAAAAACGTAAAAATGCTGTGATTAGTGATCAAATTGAAAATGTAAGACCAATACCATTTGGACATTCAAGAAATGTTATAAGTAGCGTATTTGAAGATGAAGAAAAATTAGTTACTAAATTAAAGGAATCCTCAACTATTAGACACAGAGAAAGTAGTTTTGTAGATAGTATTCCTGTATTAGGTGATGAAGAAAATATTGAAAAATTATTTGAAGAAATAAACAACAGAAATGAATTATTTGATATTGATAAAGTTATTCGCCATGATTTCTTATATGGAACTATTGATGAAAAGAAAAAATTAAAACTATCAGATTACTTGGAAGACCATATTCCTTCTGTGAAAGCTGAACTGTTATCAAAAAATATATTTGATTCTACATATAAAATTTCTGAATACAATAATAATAATTATGTTAATATAGATTCTATTGTTCCATATGATTTGAAACTATATATGAATGCTACCTTTGGAGTTGCAAATACTTTTGGAAGTGTAAATGCAAATGGAAATGTTGACGGTTTAGGAACTGAAATAAATAATATAAATAATGGAATAACACTAGAGGAGTTTTTATTAAATAATTATGTTGATAATTTCTTAGATTTCAGATTGAAATATTATGATGAGAGATTAATAAAAAGAAGAAATAATCATAAAAGATATAATCACTCTAGTTTAAAGATGAATTATATAAAAAATGAACTTTATACTTGGAATATTAGTGAACTAAATACTTTTACGACTAGTATTGTAAATAATGCAGTAATGACAGTAGAGCAGATAAATTTATTGAATTCCACTATCTTAGTGTAGAAAAGTGATGGAATTGAAATAGAGGTTTAAAATTTAAATTAAAGGAGAGTAGATATGCCAGCACTAGTGCATACCAGTTTTCGTGTAAGTAATGCTAAACAATTTAGAGAAAGTTTTGAAGAACGATCTCAAAATGAAGTGGGTGGCTACATTCCTATCAATGCGATGAGAGTTGATCCTAATACACAAGCTTTAGACGTTGCCTCTGGGGGAATTACGGATACAAGCACAGGTACTAATGGATTGAATAGAATTCCTTTCTTTGCATTAGATGATCAGATGTATTTATTTATTGGTAGAGTAGCGGCCTGGACTTCAACAGATACACCAGACGGAAGTGTAGACCCAAATATTAATGAAAATAATCCACCTAATCCTGTGGATAGTGTGAAAGATTCCCATTTTAATCATTGGGACGATATGATTGCTGCTAAAAAAGTTTCAAGCGGTGAAGTTTCTCATGTTGTTAAAAGAGAGAGAGCCGATGAAATTAAAGCAGGCGTAAGAAATTGGAAAACTGGATTAAAATATGATGGATATGATGATAGATTAGACAATCTATTTGACGATGATATGCTTTTGCATACAGTAAACCAAAGATTCCGAGTTTATAAAGCAATTAAACAAGGAGTTGGTAGATTTAAAGAAGTTTCGGTAGATGGATCAAATACTTATATTTGGGACTTTTCATCTTATCGTGAACCTCTTAATTTTGTACAAACCAGTGGAGTCAGTGAAGATTATATGATTGTGGATTCTACAGATACTGAAACAGAAAAAAATGATGGTTATCAGTGGAAATACTATTATACTATTGATGCCGGTGAAGCACTTAAATTTGTAACAACTTCTTACATACCAGTAAGAACCATACGTAGAGAAAATGGAAATCGTATTAACGATTATTCAGATCAATATACTGTAGAAGAAAATGCAACTAACGGAACAATTATGAACGTGTTAGTTGAAAAAACTGCAGTTGTAGACTCTGCGGGTACTTTACATGGATATGATATTAAAGGTGGAGATGGTTTTTATCAACTTGCATGTAATACAGCAAGCGCAGTTATAGATATAAATGCAGGATCATTAGTATTTCAAATTACAAATGCTGATTTCAATAATATTGATCCGGAATGGCCTGATAAAGGAATTGCCTCTAAGTATGCAGGTGCTTCAACTGCTGTTAATCAATTTGATTTTTCAGCAGGTGCCGCCGCTCTTGCAACATCAACTAAAAAAGATGCTTTTATTGGATACGGTGTTGTTATTAAAGCTGTTGGTACCGGTGCTTTCGTTGATGACAATTATAAAAAATATGTATTTCCCGTTTCTGCAGTAGCACACAATGGTTCACAATTATCACTGACTATTGATCCCGCATTTGTTAATAGTATCACAGGTACTAATGCCGCTGGAACAATAACAGGTTTAACTGCTGGTGTTGCTGGTACACAAACTGCTGTACATGTAGAAGTACATCCGAGAATCACAATTGAACCTAATCATCAGGCAACCACAATTGTAGATCCTGTTGATGGATTTAACGCATATGCAATTGTTGAGCCTATCTTTGATTCTACTGCAAATCCAAAAGTATACAAAGTTTCGGATCCAGGAAGAATTATTGATGTAAGAGTAACAAATCCTGGTAAGTATCATTATCGTATTGATTCGGCTAAAGTAATACCAGATGTCTCTACATATAGTGGTGCCGGAGCATTTCCTGCGGCAGCAAATACAGCAAAAGTACATGCTACTATTTCACCTGTAGGTGGTCATGGATTTGATCCAGTTGCGGAGTTTGGAGGATTCAATGTAATGATTAACGCAAGATTTGAAGGTACAGAATCTGATGAATTTACGGTAGGAAACGAATTCAGAAAGATTGGTATTTTGAAAAATCCATTAAGTTACGATGCTGCTAATTTAAATAAATTGTGGCAAAGTAAACCAACTTCATCAGGCACAAGTTATGGTGAGTTGTTTAGAAACTTCAAAACAGACCAATGCTATCGTGTAAATCTGAATGGAAATTCATATGCAAAAGCAAATACTTCTATGAATCTATTCTTTGAGCCAGATATGGATATCGGTTTCTATGCAACAGGTACTATAACTTCAAATACATATGCTAGTGGTCTTCCAACTGCAACAAAGACATATAACGCTGGAGAATTGGTAGCAACTGCAAGAGTTGTAGATCATGATACTGTTTTGGAAAGATTGAGAGTTATTAAGCCACGTAAAGATTTCTTTACTGTTCTTCAACAAGATCATGCATATAAAATAGAGTCACTTACATTACACTCAGTTCAGAGTGATAATGTAGTTGCAAATACTGTATCTACAAATACTGCACTCACACCAGGTATGATGCCAGGTTCTGGTAAAGTATTGTATGTAGAAAACAGAAGTATGGTATCACGTTCACAAAATCAAACTGAAGACTTGAAGATCAGTATTCAGTTCTAATAAGGAGATTCCATGTGTAATAATCCAAACTGTAAATGTGAGGATTGTAAATGTGGTAATTGTAAATGTTTAGACTGTAATGATGAAAGTTGTGAATGCTGAGTAAATAGAAAAAGCCGAGGTGTAAAAACCTCGGCTTTTTTTGTGCCTAAAATTTGCTATTACTCCATTGACAAATTACTTTAGGAAGTAATTCATGTTCCGCTTTATGTATCTTTTCAGATAAACTTTCTTGGTTATCATGTTTTTCAATTAATACAGTTTTTTGTGCAATTATAGGTCCTGTATCTATACCCTCATCAACAAAATGTACTGTACATCCACTTGTATAAAATTTACTTTTTATGGCATCTGATACTGAATTTCTACCAGGAAAGGAAGGTAGAAGTGAGGGATGAACATTTATTATTTTATTTTTCCAATATTTTAATAACGTAGGTCCAATTAGACGCATATAGCCTGCAAGAACTATTCCGTCTATTTCAAAGTCAATTAATTTTTGGTGAATACAAGTTTCGTAAGTTTCTTTATTTTCAAAGTTTTTTGGTTCTACTATAAAGCTAGGTAGATTAAAAACTTTTACTCTTTCTAGTACAAAAGCATCTGGATTATCACATATTAAAAGTTTCCAATTTACTAAAGATAATTTACCTAACTTTTTTTCTTTTAATAAAACCTCAACATTAGTTCCATTTCCTGAAGCTAATAGTGCTAGTTTCATTTATCCTACAATACAAGTAGCATTCCATTCATTTTCAAAGTAAACTGCTTTTATATCAAATGTGTTTATAGTATTAGCAGTGGAATTCATGGTATTCACACCAGAAATATTAAACTGATTCGCACTATTTCCATTAATTAATATACCTGACATTGTATGTGGAGTTGTGTTTTGTACAACAAAAGCAGTTACATGTACCGTCATTCCTTCTAAATCAGAAACATTGGTTAAAGATAGTGTAACATCTATATCAGGTCTTTTAAAGGTGGCTGTACTTGATACTCCGTAATCAAGAGCATATGTAGAGGCTTCCGATACATCCGAAGCAATTGTTCCTGGTCTTTCTTGAGCTATAATATCAGAGTAATCATTAACATTGTAATAAGTACTTGTGTTGCCAGTAGCATCTTTTTCTGGTGGAAACAAAGTTCCCAATTGTGCATTTCCAAAAGAAGCAAATGTTTGTAAATAACTTAATAAATCGTTTGATGTTAATTCAGATAATGCAGTTCTAGCAGGACTATAACTAAATGTAGTATTAACATGTGATATTGCATTAGCACTATCACCACCAATAATAGAAAATATATAAGGTAAGCTACTTGGATTTCTCTTTAAGAACTTAGCTACACCAGATGAAGTGTCTAATTTTATTAAATCACCCAACCATAGTGTTGAAGATGACAGATATAAATCTTTGAATTTATTTGCAGGTGATCCTAGATTATATGTTGAATCAGCAGTTGGTAATAAATCTCCACTTAAACTTGTTTGACCTAATGTTTTATTTGTTAATGTTTGTGTAGCAATTGTACCAACAATTTCTTGACTGCCGTTTGCTGGTAAAGTTAAAGTGTTTGTAACGGCTGCACTATGTGGTTGTGGTACAATAGTTTGTCCGTGTGAATTCATCTCACAATTTAAAGTTAATTTACCAGTTACAGAAGAACCATTTCCTAGAACTTCTATTGTTTGGTTATTAGCATTAAACTGTATACTTCCATTTGAAGAAGTAATTGCAGAATCATCTGAAATAAATGCACTACCACTTAGATATAAATCTTTAAATCTATTTGTTGAATTTCCTAAAGTATAAGTGTCATTAGTTGCTGGCTCACTATTACCTGTGAATACAATATTATTAGCATCTATATCAACATTAATCGCATTGTTTGCAATTCTAGTACCTGTGCTTCCAACAGGATTGTAAGTAGCATCTGCAAAGGCTTTTGTTATCAAATGACTTGATGCTGAAGGAGTTGCTGTTGTTTTAACAATACTAGATCCAGCATCTATCTCTGTATTATTAACCTTTAGACGTATTGATCCGCCTGTAAAAAATGCAATGTTATTTGCAGCAACTGTTTCTCCTGCAGGTGAACTTGAATTTGCACTTAATATAATACCCGTACCACTTGCATTCTTTTGATCATAAGCTTCTAATGTAGAAGTATATACCCAAGGAGTAGCTAAAGTTGCTGTTCCTGCTGATGCAGCATTTTGAGCAGTTGACCTACCAAATGCATAATTTCCTAAACTTACTTGAAATGAGTACAAGTCATTTGTTTCTACTTGTGCAACTGTGATGTTGCCTACACCACTTCCTATAGTGTCATGAACTGCTTTTGTAGTGGCTAGAGTATAATCATTCGTATTAGCAGTTGTAATAGCAGTAGCGATTCCATTTACAGTTACTCCATTCACTAAAGTGATTGAATCAAAATCTACAGCTAAATTAACAGAACCATCAGTTAATAAATTATAAACTGCATTTGCTGTGACTAAACTATTATCATTTATAGAAGAGAAATTTGTAGCAATAGAATTTACTGATGTATTTCCAGTACCACCTGGGAATGAGAATGAATTAGCAGAAATTGGAAGTGGAGGAACAGTAGTTACACCTCCAGATAAAAGGTCATAAATTCCTTGTGTTGTTCCTAAAGTATGATTATTTGTGTTTGCAGCATTTATTACATTTGCTACAGCATTAATTGAATATCCATTTATAGATATACTAGACGTATGTGTATTTGAAAATTGAGAATTTAAAACTACATTTCCATCAGTTAATAGATTATATACAGCATTTGAAGTAACTAACTCATCATTTGAAAGTAAATTAAAGTCTGTTCTTATGCTATTAATAGTATGACCATCTATAGAGATAGCATTTGTATGTAAATTAGTTGCTGTTAAAGAATTAGCAGATACATCTAGACTATAGTTTCCACTTGTTATAAAGTCTTTTACCGCAGTTACAGTGGGTAAAGAATAGTGAGTTATTGTGCTGAAATCAATAGCAAAATTATTTACAACATAAGTAGAACCCAAATCTATACTTCTACCTTCAATAGTTCCAATATCGTTATCAATTCCACCAACCAAATTATAAACAGCCTTTGCAGTCACTAGTGTAGTGTCGTCAACACTATTAAAGTTATTTGCAATTTTATTTACAGATTGTCCCGTATTCAATCTTAAAGATGCTAGGTCCAAATTAATGGTTGCTGCACTTGATAAGTAGTTGCTTACAGCACTTGTTGTAGGTACAGTTGAATTATCAATAGAAGAAAATGTAGTAGCTATTTCAGTTATAACAGGTCCTGAACCAATACGAATAGAATCAGATCTAAGGTCAAAACTTAATGTTCTTGTGCCCGTTAAGAAATTGTAAATAGCATTTGATGTTAATAATGTATTTGGGTCACTTGCACTAAAACTTTTGGATATTGCATTTACTGAATCAAATGAAGTACCAAACCTCAATGACTCAAGCCTCAATGGAAGAATACTATTACTTCCAGTTAACAATTCAAGAATAGCTCCTGTAGTTGCTACAGAAGTGTGATTGTTTTGTTGAAAATCAGTTCTAACTTCATTAATCGCAGGACCGACTTTTAACTGAACATTGTTGGAGTTTAATTCATTGAATGTAAGTGAGCCATTTGCATCAAATCTTGTCAATGTATTTGATACACCATTCGCAGAAGAATTATTATTTTCTGCTATGACATTGTTAATTGTTATTAACCACTCACCAAAAGTGTTGCTCAATAATAGAAGAGGAATATTACTCATGTTTGTATTTCCAAAAGTTCGTTTGTTTGAATTGTTTTATATAAAAGGGCTTTGTTTTATTTATGTCATTCAAACAAACTAATTATTTTTTTTATTTTTTTTCATATTTTTTTATAACTTGCTTGCGAATGATTGATTCGCTTATAAAAATTCACTGGCGTCTAAAATAAAGCTTCTGTCAGTGATATTATTTCCTTATTCTTCTATGCTTACACCAATCAATGTTTTCTTCATAAGGTAGAGCATAATCATTTTGTATCATATATTTTGCAATAGACTTACCATCAACATATACATCGGCAACAACTCTAAAATATTTACCTCTTTCTACATTTTTAACTTCTATTAAAGTCGCTTTGTTCATTAGAAAATTAATAAATTCTTTTGCTTTTTTTGCCATAATTTTTTCATTCTCACATTTTCCTCTAATTTCTGGCGTATCAATACCTCTTATTCTTACGGCTAAATTTTTACCAAAAACATCTGGCACATCCGGTATATCAAATTTACAAGTATCACCATCATAACAACTTTTAAAAATTGGATACTCTAAATCTTCAGCTTTTAAAAAATTACTAAAAGTTGTTCCTATTACTATAAAAACCCAAAACATAATGAATAAACTTAAAAAATATTTCTTCATAATCATCCTTATTAAATTATTTTCTTTTTATTTTTTTCTATATCTGGAGGCATTATTATTACATACTCTTTAGAATTTTTTGCCGCCATTATCAATTTTTTAGCATTTACTTTAATAAGATTAGATCTTTTAGAAGGACTCATTTGCTTGCAGTATTCAAGTGCTGCTCCTAAAGCATCATCTTTAGTTTTGAATAAATATCCCTCAAATAATTTATCTACATCTTGAAAAAATAAGACTCTCCAACTATTTTTTTCTGTAAGTGTTTCCATAATTAATTATCTGTTATTTCTTCCACATCTTCTTCGTCAATTTCATCTCCACAAAAAGGACAGCATTTAACTTCATATATTTCTGCCATCATTTCATGTTTTATAGTAAACTCTGCATTACATGAATTACATGCTATATTTTTATGATACATATTTCATTTCTTTTTATTTTCTGTTCTTATAAGGTTTAATATTTTATAAGCTTTTTTGTAATAAGTTTTCTTTTCTTTTTCTGGGTCTGTTGCTATATCTAGTGCGTATAATAATTCACCAAGCACTTTTCTAAACAACATAAACTTATCTTCATAACCTTGCCCCCCAAAATAACGAATTTCTATTCTTTCTGAACTTGCTCTTCTAATAGAACGATTAGTGTGTTTAAAATTAGCTAAATTAAAATTACTATATTTATCGGCAACTAGACCAGAGTTCATTATACTTTTCAATAAATTTAAACCTTTACTCATTTTATTTTTTGTATATTCATGAAATGTGGCTTCTCTTTGTTCATCAGTTTTTTCTGAACCTAAATCAACATTCTTACTAATTTTCAAAAAATAAGTCTTTAATTCTGGTAGTACCTTAGTTATATGTGCAGCATCTTTTCTATCACCAAAAAGCTTTTTTTGATCTACTTGAGATTCATGAGAAAATATTAAGAATTTTAAAGGGTCAAAATTTTTCATTCTTTCGGGCTTAAAAGATATATTGATATGCAATCCACATTGGGATTCTCTTTTATTAGAGCCTCTGTAACTAGGTTCTTCCATTCTAGGATTAGTTATTTCCATTTCATCATAAAAAGATTCAGTATTACCATTTTGTTTTATATAACGAAATATTTGGTCTGTTGCTATAATAGCTTCTTTAGGTTTCATAGGAGGACTGATAAATTCTATTCCACCTATTGCTGGAGAAATTGAAGGGTCTACTGTAATACCCCATCTATCTTTGCTTGCTTTAGCCGAAACAGATACTAATGGATTTTTAATTGATGGGGGTAGATTACCTTCTTTTGTATAGAATTTTTTAATTTCACGAAATGGAACTTCACCAGAAACTTTAGAATTAAGTAAACCCATGAACTTTTGAAATTTTCTAAACTTACCGGGTCCTGTGTATTTGTCAAACACATCTTTTTTATAATCATACTCTTTAAATAATTTTGGAAATTTAGAACCTGGTGAAGCGATGTAAAAATATATCAAATCAATTAATTCAGATAAATTAATTTCATTACGTTTAAAAAATTGCAAAAGTACTTTAGCATCTTTTGCTTCAAAATCATCAAGAATGTCATAAGAATTTATAATTTTATTCTTTTTAGTTTGATTACGATTATTATTTAATATGTTACGATTTTTCTTTTTAGCTCCATTTAAAACATCTGTGAATAATCCTAATAATAAAGTTTCATTAGCGTCAGGACGATTTGTATCATCTAAAAATTTTGTGTTATAAAATTCATATTCTATACCAACTTTAAAATCTTGATTATTAAAGACTTCTTCAATTTGATTTTTTTTAATTCCTTCAATTAAAAATTTATTCGGACTTTCCATTCTTTGATATTCCTTACTAATTTAGCAAATTAGGTGTTATTATTGACTTATTTTTTTTCTCTTTGATAAACTGATTAAAGGCTTCTTCACCAAATAATATATTAGTTAATTTTCCTTTCGTATCTTTCATTTCAACAAATGCCGATATAATATCTACTTCCTTTTCCATAAACTCTTTGGTAAATAAACTTGCTGAAAGTGGATCACATTCAAACAAATTAAAAAACAATCCAATTGATTTGGTGCTGTAAAGTTCAATTAGTAGCGGTACGTGTTTATATAAAGCTACTCTTGCTAAAATAAGAACTATATTGCTCTCTCTTTTATATTTTTCTTTTTCATACAACTTATCAACACTTGCAATATCATATTTTTTACTTTCACAAAAACCTAAAAAATCATTTAAAATATTTTCGTATCTTTGCACATTAACTTTCTATTTTGGGGGATCTATATCCCCCGTGTTCCTTTGAAATAATAGATTAATTAATAGGAGTTGCCTCTAAAGCATATTTTTTACCCGCAACAACTATATTATTAAATGACTCTCTTTCAACTCTATGGCCATTATATATAGTTCTTTCTCTTTTCTCCTTATCATATTGGTTTTTAGCTATGATATAATCTTTAATAAAATCATTTCTGACTATATCTTTTTCTTGGAAAGTTACGATGTTGAAGCCTTTTGTTCTTTTTGCTATTTCAAAAAAGTCTTTGACACCGCTTTCTTCCGTGTCTAAATCCATTTGACCAAAATCTCCCGCTAAAACTAAAGCCGAATCCTTTCCTATGCGAGTAACTACGTTATGAATTTCATTGTAGGCTAAATTTTGTATTTCATCTACAAATATAATTGTGTTATCGATTGTTGTTCCTCTCAAAAATGAAGTTGAACAGAATTGAACAACTCCTTTTTTTTCAAGAATTTCCCAAGCATCATCTCTTTTGAAAAGTTCTTGCACAATAGATTGATATGGTCTTTTATATACAGAAATTTTTTCCTCTTCTGTACCTGGTAAAAATCCGATATCTCTAGAAGGTACACAAGACCTACATATGAGAACTTTTTTATATGGAGAGTGTGGGTCAAAGACCGCTTCTAATCCAAGGTAGATAGATAAAAAGGATTTACCCGTACCTGCCGTACCCATTGATATTACATGATAACCTTCATAAAACGCATTAAATAATAAATTTTGAGCGTTAGTCATCGGCTCAATCTCTCGCAGTTGAAGTCCACGATCTCGATTAGAAGTTTGTGTCTTTTTTCTTGACATAAGTAACTCCGTATTATTTTAACAAGAATTACTCAGGTTTACTTATCACTCACTCAGAATATATAAGACCTGAGTGAGTTATTTAATATTTTTTTATTCGAAACCTCCTTATTAATCTACGTTGATTGTATTTCTCGGAATGTTTCTTTTCATCTCTCTTAATTTGTCACGGAAACCCTCATCAGGCTTTTTGCCGGTTAAAGCAAAATTATCATAACCTATTGTAATTAGAGAAACTTTTTTTGTGAGTGTGTTTTGGCATTGTTCGCATTTTATAATATCATTTCGTTTCGCTATGGGTAAATTAATTTCTAATTCTTTATCACATTGTTCACAGTAGAAATCGTAATAAGGCATATTATATAACTCCATTAAAAATTTATAAATATATCATAATCAATAAGACTATTTATCAAAAAAACTTTTTAAATAATTATGAAAACATATAAAAATTTTTGTATATACTTATCAGAAAAATGGTCAGATAAGTATAAAAAATCTATTGACTGTAATAATCCTAAAGGATTTAGCCAACGGGCTCATTGCCAAGGAAAGAAAAAATTAAAAGAAGATACATCTACTATAAATGACCAAGATTTAAAAGATGTGAGCGAATGGTTAGATACTTCTGTTGATAACATTAAAGTGGAATTAAAAAGAGAACCTATTTCTAAATTTGAAAAACAGATAAAGGAAATGTATTCTACTTACGATGAATTCCCAAAAGATGAAAAAAGAACAAATAAAATTTTAAATCAATTAAAAAAAGGTGAAAAAGCTCTTCCCATTTATGTAGAAAAAAATGATAAGAACTTATTTGTAATGGAAGGTAGGCATAGGATGGTTGCTTTTTGGTTACATGAAATGAAAGAAATTCCAGTAGCCTATGTCAGCAAGAAAAATTAAGCAAGTTCCCAATGCGGATAAATTTTTTGTATAACTTTTTTTGAGATTCCAGGATAAGAAGTCAATTCCTTATCTTTAACTTCACATAATAGTTCAGCCTCTTTAGGATCTAGGTTCTCTAATAAATCAATAAAGAGTTGCTCTTTTTTAATTAGTTTTAAATGACTTCCATTGTCATTGATAAAAATTTCAATTAATTTACGATTAGCGTATAATAAAGTTGCATTAAATAAATCTGCTTCTCCTGCTTTTAAATAAGGGGGTTTTCCAACTGGCAAAGAAATAGCTAAATTCTTACTAAAAGTTAATTCTAACAATAAATCTACCATTGAATTGCGATTATTTTTTAATATCTTTACTTTCTCTAAATGAGTTTTTGCTTTAGATATTTCTTCAAAAATTATTGGTACGGGTTTTAAGCTCATAAATCTCCTATAAATCTAAGTATCCTTGTATCACACAAAATTTATCTGTTGAGCGATACTCATTATTTTTAATTTCTATTTGTTCTTTTCTACGAACAATAACGTGTTTATTAATCTTTTTAGCTAATTTTTCATTTCTAGCTTTTGAAATATATTCAACACCTTTTTCTAAATTTGTCCCATAAATTACAAACTTTTCAGCACTATCAACATTTATTAAAAAAGAAGATCTTGTATCAAATCCAGACTTTGACTCTATGCGAATGAGAGTTCTTTTATCTTCTGATGCTACATACAAAACTCTTTTTCCAATCAAATGTTTCATATCAATTTGATCAGTTTTAAAAACACTTTTTCTAAACTTTAATTTACTAATGCGTTCTTCAATAGGCTTTATTTTAACGGCTCTCACTTTTCTTTTTCTTTCTTTGTCTACAACATTTCTCACAGATAAAAATTCATCTTTAAGATTTTTCAAATTTTTATAAATTAAGTTTTGTTGACGTTTGGTAAGAAAAGAGTATCCCTCTTGTATTTCAGTATCTGTTGATATATCTCTTAAATCTTTTAGATGATCTTTTTCAAGGTAGTCCGCAATTAAACTTGCTTGAGATTTATTTAAGTTGTACATTGAAATTACAGGTTCACTTTTTACTTCTACTTTTCCTTTAGAATCAAAAAGTTTATCAATCAAGTTTTCAAGATAACTATATGCATCTAGAGTTTTATTCTTATTTTTCTCTTCTACAGACACTTTAAATAAATCATTTTTCTGCGGTATCTTTGTTTCTCTTTCTAAAGAATTTATATATTTTTCAACATTCTCTAAACATTTTTTAGGAACAATATTACCATTTTTTACCATTCTCGCAATCCAGCAATGCGATAAAGGAATATAAGATAAACTGTTTATAATTGATTTTTTAATCTTACAAGAAGTGTATTCTACTAGAAATTTTTTGGCATCTTTTTCATTATAATTTACACGATACCAATTAAAAAGAAGTGCCGTTTCAAAATCATTAAGTGTTTTTGATTTAGGTTCACTAATTACATTAGATTCTTTTCTTTTCCTTCTCATAATATAAACTCCAATTGATTATTCAATAATAGCTAATGAATCTTTCCAATTTGAATGTGTGCAGTTTTTTGCGAGTAACATAAAGTTTGATTTTGTTTCAAAAATTCCCTCTCCAACAATTTCATCAAGTAAAAATGGTTTTTCTTCAAATATACAAAAATCACCATTTTCATCCGTTGCATGATATTTTGCCCAATCTGGCAAGTTAAAATCAATTTCAATTGTTTTTTTCATTATCTATCTCCATTGTGTCAAATATTTTTGTCATTTCTTCACTTTGAGCATCTACAAAATATAATTTAATATCTTGGTTTTCAATAATTTCTGCCGAAGCAGTTTTACACATATAAATTACACCCTCTTTAGTTTTATAAGATTCTACATAACCCCATATATCATCTTCTTTCCATTTTGAAAAGAAAACATATATTCCAGTTTGACCACCGTTAGAATTATATTTTGCCATGTCAGTAACTTTATCACCAACTAATTTTAAAAAATCATCAACTTTCATTATTTAATCCTTTAATTAATATTTTGTCCTATCGTAAGGATGTTCTCTTAAATCTTTAACAGGCACACCATAATAAATTCTTGGTCCAGGAGTTGAATCTGTTGGAGTATTTAATTCATTGGACTTAAATATAATCATGAAGTGTTTTTGTGCATATTTTCTAATCCATACTTTTTCTTTCATAACATTATTTGCAATTGTCAATTGATCTGCATAACTTTTAAAACTTCTTCCACTTGGTCCTGTTACATTAATGGTAGCTTTATTACGAAATGCATTATCTTGCATTTGCGGATCATATACTATTTGATCATTTAAAAATGTATATCCAGAAACAGGCTCGTTGAATTTTTCAATGTACCTATCAGTAACTATTTGATTTACGTTATTTCCTTCTGCATCATCATAATCTCTTCTTGAAAAAACAATCTCAGGAGTTGATATAAAAAATTTCTTTTCTTCTTCACTATAAGAAGAGAAAACATATTCATCTACACCATCATTATTAATTGCACCTAGTTTAAAAGATAACTTATATATGAATTGAATACTATTATCAAATAAAGCAATTCTTGTATTGTTTCTTACGAAATAAGTATTTTGTTCTTTAGCAAATTTAGTTGGAAAAGTTAGCCTCATTTTTTCTCTTTTTAATTTTATTAGAAATAGATTCTGCTAATGACGTTTGAAGTAATTCTTCTTTTTTAACCCAAATTGACTTCATAGGATCGTAACTAGATGGAACTGCTCCTCTTTGTGTATTCAATGTATTACATGTACCTAGATACTCAGAAAAATTAGGAACATCTCTTTTGTCTTTTCTACTTAATTCGTATTGAAATACTGCTTCATCTTGATTTTTTCTATAACTATCCATCACACAACCACACATAAATGCCGCATTAGGAACTGCTACCTCTTGCGGTGTACCTTGTTGTAACATTTTTGGAACCATTAGATTCATACAAAAATTTAAGAATCCAGCAATCAAACTAGTTGGGTATTCTACTACTGGGTAATTAAGTTTTATATCTTCTTTAGGTATCTCTTCCTTAAAAAGTAGTGGATCTGCTAATGAAAAATTTGATGCTGCAAAAAAACATATGAAAGTTGTTGCTAATTTTTTCATTTAATATTTTCCTATATTAAGTATTTTCTATATTTATGTATTTTAGACGGAGTTATATTTATAGAAAATACATTTTTTCGTGTGTAGTGTTGTGTATCATTAAGCAGCTATATCCATTACTGTATTAGCACTTTCTTCATGTTTAAATAATCTTTCAGAAGCGCCAAGGGAGAGATTGCGCTTTGCTCTAGTAACTGCTACATAAAAGAGGTTTTTTTCCATTACAGGTGCATCCTTGAATTCTATTGCTTCTCGGACTTTTCTGCCCATCTCATCAACACCAGTTCTATAAAAAACTGATTCTGCATCATTAGCAATGCGAACGGTATTCCACTCTTTACCTTTTGACTTGTGCATCGTAGTGATTACAACAGAATCAGCGGGAACTTTTCGTTGTGATTCTTTGATTCGGTCAACCATTGACAAGGCACTGTCAATACCACCCATTTTATCAATAACTCGCAAAGAAGTTTTCCACTCTTTATTTAGCAGGTCTTCATCTAATTCTTTTTCAAATTCTTGAATACTTCTTAAACCTTTAAGATCAGGATGTCTTACATTATAAGTATCACCATTAGAAAGAGAAACAATATCCTCAATCATTTTAAAACCTTCATTGTCAACTCCACCTTCAAGAGCAAATGGAGTATTTGCTTCCATCAAAAAGATTGCTTCTGTCAAACATCCCATATTTGTTCGGCAAAGTACAGCAGAAGTATTATCTTCTTCAACTCCTTCAAAACCTTTGAGTCTTAAATCTGTCATATGCTCAAGCAGTTCATTTGCTTTTTCCGCTATTTCTGGAATGAAACGAAATGATTGTGTAAGTGTAAATTCGGCTTCTGCTGGCATTTCTTTTAAGTAATCTTGTGCACCGCGGAACTGATAAATAGCTTGATTGTTGTCACCAACCGCAATTACTCGGGCAGTCATGCGTGAAACAATATCTGAAAATACAGGATTTACATCTTGTGATTCATCTGACAAAACAACATCCTCACTAACAGGAATTCCATTGTAGTGGAGTTGTACTAACTTCACATATACATCATGCAGCATAACATCACTGTTAAAATCAAAAGAAGAAAACAATCGTTGTGCAATCTGCATGGCACTTTTTTTACGCTTGTCGGTCTCTTTGAGAATTTTGTCCTCAGTCATATTTGTATAACGGCGAATGTTATTGTAGATTTTTTCCTCTACATCCTTTGGAACATGCTTGAGTTCAATTGTCTTATCACGGGAAGCCATGAAACGTGTCATGATTTGAAAAGCATGGTACGCCAAAAACTTGTCATTTCCAGTAAGATTCAATCTTGAGATAATATCTTTCACAGACATGTATCCCTTAATATTTCTACACTTTAAACCTGCCGCTCTTGCAAGCTCAAGACAAAAACCATTTTGAGTTTTAACCTTCAGATTATCAAGACCGTTAGCATGAGCTTTACGTTCAACTTCTTCTTTAACGTCACGATTGAAAGCGAGGTAGAGGAAACGCTGAGTAGGATTTTGATTAACAAGCTCAAGAAGAGTTGAAGTCTTACCGGTTCCTGCCAAAGCAAGAACTTTGATGTTTCCACTGACTTTTGTAAAATTCTCAAGAATTGCTTGTTGCTCTATAGTAGGAGTCATGCTTCCTCTGAATTGTGGTGGGGAGTTGTCTCACTCAATGATCAGATCATAGCAGATGGGAAGGAAATGTCAAGGGGAAAAATCATTTTTTTCAATTTCATGCAGACGATGTTCAAGAAGACGTTTACCTGCCTTACCCTTTCTCCCCAATTCTTTTTCATCCCATTCTGCTATTTGTGTTCTCAGGTTTTCAACAGTCTCTTGACGATTTGAGACATTTCTTCTTACTGAATCCACTACGCATTTTCTAATATCAAATGTCATGATTTGTACTCTAAAAATATTTTATGCAGTTTCAATTGCAGCATTAAACAAATTTACATAGTCTGCAACAAACTTACTGACTTCCTCATGGGTTTCAAATGGTGGGTAACCTGCTCCAATAATTACTGTTCCATCAGATTTGGTGATGCGAACCGTGAATCCTCTTGTCTCTACGTTCCAATCACGTTGAGTTCTGAGATTGTGATATGGAGCAGCACTTGTGATGGAAGCGGTTTCTCCAGTCTTGGAATTTTTCCAACGTCTGCTTGGGATAATTTTGATTTTTTCCATGACTTCCTTAGATGGGTTGGGTGTTTTTCAACATGATCATATCATAGCAGATGAGGAGGAAATGTCAAGGGATTTTTTTATATTCAAATAAAAAAAGTTAGAGCAGATTAAATTCTTCTGCTCTAACTCTCAATGTGTTATTCTTCGGTCATATCCTCATTTAACTTATCGGAAGTAAAAGCATCATCTCTGATACCAGATAAAGGATTTTTTTGAAACCAACAGTCTGCAGATTTATCGTACAATATAAGTTCATCAAGATTATGAACAGAAGCAATGCTTGGTAAAATACCATAGATTTCTACAGGACAATTTATTTTTTTTGCTTTGTTAAAAAAAGTAGTTGAAAAATTGATTATAATTGTATTAATATTATTAACAAATTCATCTCTCTTTTTATTAAAATTTCCTACTGTATTAATAGCTTCTGTTTCTTTTATGAAGGCTACTATTCTAATTTTATGGTCAGGAAATTTGACTCCGAGTTCAGCAGCTTCTAAAACAGTAAGTCTTGGCTGATCTGTATCTTTAAATAAATATTTTACTCCTTCAGATATACAAACTCCGGTTTCTTTATGATAGACGGGTTTACTATCTATATATTTTCTTATCTTACTTACTGGTTTTACATTAGATTTATTTTTATTATCAGAAACCGTTTGAAGAAAAAATTCACTATTTTGTTTTAATGAAGCATCATCTTCTGATGCTGCCCATTTTTTAACAGTTTTAGAATCTTTCCAAAATTTAACATCTACTCCTTCACCATTATTATAAGTATTGATCGCCTCTTGTGCTAATGTTCTTCTTTTTTGAAGTCTATACTTATAATTCTTATAAGTAGTTTCAAGCATTTCAAGAGTTTCACTATAGCTTGCACCACCTCTTGAATTACAAGAAATGTTTCCTTTTTTCATTTGAGAATGTAAGAAAGCAATAACATCTTGTTCTTTAGTAACTCCTCTAATAGTTGTGCCACTGAAATTAGCCTGTGCTTTTAAAATATCTTTACCTATATTAGCTTCCTGGTCAGTTGCATTTGGTGCTTTTGCATATACTTCACAAATAGCATTTTTATATTCATATTCACGTAATTTATCAAATCGTGTTCTACCATCTAAAAGTTCATAAGTCTTTTCACCATCAAGAGTTGAATCTTCTATTTCGTAAATACAAATAGCTGGATGTTTTAGTAAATATCCGATTTGTTCCAAAGAAGAATGTAAATTTTTCATCTCTGCATTTACACCGCCTGCACGAACATCATTTTTAGAAATTTCTGTATTTGATTCAACTTGAATTAATTTAGTTTCAACTAAAGAACAGTGCTCTTTATGTATTAATCCTAGTTCTTTCAAATGCTCTTCATCATACATTTCAGGATATCTTTTTTCTGCAGCTTTTAGGTTTTCTCTATTTGTATCTGCATGTTCTTGAATAAAGCTTCCGCCAGATTCGAGCTTGACAGATTCATTAATTTTCAACATTGTATAACCTCTATAAAAATTTAAAATAGGTATTTTACTACCTTGTTAAAAATAACGGGAATTTCACCTCGTTATATTTCTAAGTTTATTAAATTTACTTAGAAATTTCTTAAATGCAAAATTAATTGCATTTTAATTCTATGGTGCGCCCACTAGGAATCGAACCTAGAATGGAAGATTAGAAGTCTTCTGTTATATCCGTTTAACTATAGGCACAATAGATAATTAATCAAACTTTAAATTCTTTTCTTTAATTATTTCTACAACTTCTTGAAATTGTTTAGTAACTTTTTCTAAATTATTTGTAAATTCTCGTAACATACGAATCTGTTCATTTTGATAAAATTCAATTGTTTTCAATGTTTGTTCTGTCATCTTTACCTTTATAAGAAAAATTCTTTAATGTGTTGCGCCAACGTCATTGCAACTGTGCCTAAAAGAAAAATATTTAGAACTACCAAACTTCTGTCGTTCCATTGTGCTGCTACAATTGCCCACAATGATAATCCAATTAGATTAAAAATAAAGTTATATGGAAATAGTTCTAAATTAGTTATTAATGTTCCTACAATAAGAAAGAAATTACCTGCCCATTTTGCCCAATATGTCCAGTCATCAACTGGAGTTACAATCTTAGTTAATTGTGGGTCATTTTCTACGATTTCATCTACAACGGAAGAGTTATAGGAAATAGTTTGCGGTTCTTCATCACCAGTTTCTTTTAAATCACTGTTGAAGATTAAATCATTATTTGCGGTATCCATAGTATAAATAAATTATGTTGGTACGGAGAGGAGGAGTTGAACCTCTATAGCACCGCCGGCCTGTTTAACTGACTGCGTATAAGACAGCTGGCCGGAACCCTCCGCATAGTTTTATATTTCATTTACTGGTGTGAAAGATTCACCACATCCACACTGTTGGCCAGTTGAGCGTATGAAAACAAATCCTTGCTCAACCATATTTTTAGTATCATAATCTATTTTGACACTACCAATAACATCGTTGAGTATATTTTTATCTACTATAACTGTTATATCTCTATTGTTAAAAATTAGATCGGTTTCTTTTTTATTGTCAACTGGCTCAGTTTCTAATTCCCATCTCCAACCAGAACAACCTCCTTTATTAGCACCGACACGTAAACAGACATCATTAATATTTTCTCCGCTTTCTACAATAGATTCAACTATTGCATTTGATGCTTTTTCTGTTAGTTGTATGCTATGAATATTCATAGATTATTGCGCACATTATCAAATGTTTTGATTTTACTTTTATAAAAATTTACCATATTTGCCTCTTTTCTGGCAATCACTTCGCTAGATTCTTTATTTTCTTTTGCGGTCTTTTTCATATATTCAATTTGGTCAAGAGCATGTCTTACCATGAGTTTTCTTTTGTAGTTTGCTTTTTTATCTTTTTTAATTGATGTACGCATTTTTTGACTCCAAGTTTTCAATTTTATTCATTAATTCAATTACTTCTTCAAACTCTAACCAACCAATAACAGTGTCATTTTCTACAGTGATTCCAGGTACTTCTGTAAGAATACCTTCATACATCACTCCCATTTCATATAAACCTTGCTTTCCTCCATATGATACACTATTCTTAATTACAGAAGTAGAATAACCATTATCAAAGTTCTTAATATATCTCTCTGCATCATTATTAGGAAGTTGTAAATGGTCATGTATTTCAGCTTGTTCACCAAAAGGATGTTGCTCTGCCATGTTTACCTTAAACAAAATCTATTATAGTAACAATAGTAATAACTGTCATATATATTAAAAAAAATTTTGAAAACGTGTTCATCTTACTCTCTATAATTGGCGACCTGTACCGGACTTGAACCGGTGACCTCTTGCGTGACAGGCAAGCGTTCTAACCAACTGAACTAACAGGCCTAAATTTTGGCTCCCTGACCTGGACTCGAACCAGGGACCAAAGGATTAACAGTCCTTTGCTCTACCAACTGAGCTATCAGGGAGTGTCGATTCAATAATAAGATCATATCAGAAGATTTTGTATTTGTCAAGAACTTTTTTGAATTTCTTTTAAAATATCCTTTCTCACTGTTTTTATATACTTTTTTCTAGTATCATCACTGCAAAATGGAACACTGAAAAACTGTCTTATTTTTGGTCTGAACCACCCATAGACAAAACTGAAAACTCCTAGTTGTAATCTGCCCCATACACTATTGAGATAAATTGTATAAACTGGTAATGCGGGCGCACCATGTGTCAAATAGGTTAACACTTTCTTATCTGATAATCTTGGAACTGGAATGCCGTATGTTTTTGTAATTTGTTTAAAATTATATGCAAAGCCAGGTATGAATATTTGATCAAAAAACCCCTCTAACATACTAGTACACCTAAACCACCAAACAGGACTTACATAGATATGATGAGTTGCTTTCAATAAGATTTCATGATAATGGGATATCTTAATTTTATTATCTGGTTGATTGCTTGGATTAAAATTATCTTTATATAAGTCTATAAGACAATAGTTTATTCCATTATTTTCACATTCAGATGTAATAGTTTTTACTATGCCTTGATGATTGAAACTGTCTTTTTTATGATAGCCTATTATAATAGCTACAAACATCATTCCTCCGTATATTCTTCTAATGACGGACAAGAACAGACTAAATTTCTATCGCCATATGCATTATCAATACGATTTACAAAAGGCCAAAATTTATTATCTTTAATATATTCTAGTGGAAATACAGCAACTTCTCTCTCATAATCATAATTGTAAACCCATTCTTTATCAACAATATCTGATTGTGTATGTGGAGCATTTACTAAGGGATTATTTTCTACATTCCATTCATTGTTTTCTACCTTCTGTATCTCTTCACCAATTTTCAACATAGCATCACAAAATTTATCTAGTTCTACTAATGATTCACTTTCGGTAGGTTCTATCATTAATGTACCTGGAACTGGCCAACTCATTGTTGGTGCATGAAATCCATAATCCATAAGACGTTTTGCTATGTCTTCTTCTGATATACCTGATCTACTTTTTATAGGACGTATATCAATAATACATTCATGAGCAAGTCTTCCATTTTTTCCACGATACAATATTGGATAATATTTGCTTAATCTCTCAGCGACATAGTTTGCATTTAATATACTGACTTGACTTGCTGTTCTAAGATTTTTTCCACCCATCATTCTGATATACATCCAACTAATCGGCAATATACTTGGACTTCCCCAAGGTGCAGCACTAATAGAACCACCACTCCACTTATCATTTAAACCTATTATTGGATGATTTGGTAAATGAGGTTCTAAATGTTTTTTAACTCCTATCGGTCCCATTCCAGGACCTCCACCACCGTGAGGTATACAAAATGTTTTATGTAAATTAAAATGCATGACATCAGGACCAAATTTACCAGGTTGTGCTACTCCTATTAATGCGTTTAAATTTGCGCCATCCATATAAACTTGACCACCGTTGTTTTGTACTATTTTACAAATACTCTCAATCTCTTCTTCAAAAACACCGTGAGTACTAGGATAAGTAACCATTAACGCACTTAAATTCATTGCGTGTTTTTCTGTTTTTTTAGTCAGGTCTTCTATGTCTACATTACCTTCTGAATCACAATTAACCACTATAACTTTCATTCCACACATTTGTGCGCTTGCTGGATTTGTTCCATGAGCAGAATTTGGTATCAAACAAATGTTTCTATGAGATTCATTATTTTTAATATGATAATCACGTATAGCTAATAAACCTGCATATTCTCCTTGAGCACCTGAATTGGGTTGCATACTAATTGCATCAAAACCTGTTAAATCTAATAACCACTCTTCTAACTGATTCATCATTTCTCTTATACCTTCTGACTGATCAATTGGTACAAAAGGATGAAGTAATCCAATGGTAGGCCATGTTACTGGAATCATTTCACTTGTGCTATTTAATTTCATAGTACATGAACCAAGTGGAATCATTGCACGATTTAAAGCCAGGTCTCTGTCTTCAAGTTTATGCATATATCTCATCAACTCAGTTTCTGAGTGATAATCATGAAAAACAGGATGTGTTAAGTATTCAGATTCTCTTTTTAAATTAGAAGAAATTCCCGATTCACTATACAACGATAAGATATTATCTATATCTTTACTATATTCATGGGTATCAATATCAAAAACTACAAACAAATCAATTACATCTTCTAAAGTAGTTGTTTCATCTAAACTTATTCCTACGAAATTATCTCCAACAATTCTAAGATTAACTTCAAATAGTTCAGCTTTACCAATAATTTTATCTTGTTTATCTCCTACATGTATCAGCAGTGTATCAAAAAAGTTTTCATTAGATGAATATCCACTATCTGTTAATACACCATATAAAAGTTTTGTTAAAGTATTAACTCTTTCAGCAATTTGTTTTAATCCATTAGGTCCGTGATAGACTGCATAAAAGCCAGCAATAACAGCAAGTAGAACTTGTGCTGTACAAATATTACTTGTTGCCTTTTCTCTACGAATGTGCTGCTCTCTTGTTTGTAAACTTAATCTATATGCAGTTTTACCCCTTCTATCTTTTGATACACCGATTAATCTACCAGGTAAACTTCTTTTGAGGTTTTCTTTGATAGCAAAAAATGCAGCATGAGGTCCACCATAACCCATTGGTACACCAAACCTTTGACTACTACCAAACACAATATCAGCACCCATTTCTCCAGGAGGTTTTAAAATAGTAAGTGCTAATAAATCTGTAGCCATACAAACAAGTACATTATCTGAGTGTAAATTTTCAATCAAATCAGACCAATCTTCTATGTGACCGAACGTATTTGGGTACTGTAAAAGACAACCAAAATATTTTTCGGGTTCTATAATGTCTTCAAGATTTCCTATAGTCAACTGAATGTCTAAAGGTTGTGCTCTTGTTTTTAATAATTCTATTGTTTGTTCATGTACTGTTGAATCTACAAAAAATAAGTTGCTTTTCTTTTTGGATTGACGATGGCAAAGAGTCATAGCTTCTGCAGCGGCAGTTGCCTCATCTAATAATGAAGCATTTGCTAAATCCATTGCGGTAAGATCAATTACCATCTGTTGATAGTTTAATAATGCTTCAAGTCTACCTTGAGCTATCTCAGCTTGATATGGTGTATATGATGTATACCATCCAGGATTTTCTAAAAGATTTCTTTGAATAACAGAAGGTAGGTACGTTCCATAATAACCTTGACCTAGATAACTCTTCCATATTTTATTTTTATCTATTATGGATTTTAATTCATCTAGTGCTTTTTCTTCACTAACTGGATCTAAGTCAAGATTACTTTTATTTTCTAGTATATTATGAGGAACTGTTTGTGATAATAAATCTTCTAAAGATTTACAACCTAAAAATTCCAACATGTATTTTTGTTCTTTTAAATTTGGACCAGTGTGCCTGTGTGTGAAATTAGATGTGTTAAACATATTTTTATACTAACTCAAAATGTGGTGCATCAATAAATGGCCTTCTACCTTGTGATCTTCTTAAATCAACATAGGAATTCATTGCTTCTTCTGCAGTTCCATCCCAATCATTTAAACAATCAATACTCCAGGCTGCTCCCCATTTAACTTCTACACCCTCTTCTATAGCAGCATGTTTTACCGCATCTGCTATTTCATCATATACATTTAATTCCCAACAACCTCTACCTGCCACATATGCCATCAAATCAACAGCATTACCTGTAAGATGCTTTGATTTCATTGTTTTACTTGCTCCTTTGGCAACAAGTTCTTTCTGTCTTTCTTCTGTTCTTACTCCTTCAATAACGCCAAAGTCAATTTTAGTTAATTCAATTGCTCTTTTAACTACATTAACTAGGTCTGGTTTAACTCCGTCTAATCTGTCTAAAGACCTTTGTGATAATCTAAACATGCGTATTCCTTAATTAAAGTTATTACAATATGGTTGCACATCTCTATGTAACTTATCATAATTAAATTCACACATTCTTTTTAAATTATCATAATGAAATTCAGTGTACTCATTCCTTGTACTGAAACTTGTATGAAATACAAGTAACCAAATAACGTATAAGACAATTCCTATAGTAAAAGATTTCTTATAATATCCCAAATTTTTCATAATTATCTTTAATATTATTATATAAAAAAACACATCCTGGAATTGTATTTTCCTTCCAAGATATGCTACCTACTTCTACCATTTTATTTTTTATATAAAATTCTATCGCTTTTTTATTATTTTTACGAACCGTTAAATATAATTTATTATCTAGATTTTCTAAAAATAATTTAAATATTTTAGATGCTCTACCATCATGATATTTGGTAGCTATTTGATGTAAAATATAATTATCTTTTGAAGCGTATACATTACCTAATTTTGTTTTTCTTTTATATTTCTTATAAAAAATTACAACTTCATTTTGATAAATAACATTTTTGTCATGAATATTTCTTTCTATATAATCTTTTCTTATATGTGGAAAAAATTCACGATGTTGTTCAAATATATTATTAATATCAGCATAATCCTTTATATCTGCTATATTTAATTCATTCATCTCTCATATGATTTATTTAGTTCCTGTAGAACCAAATCCTCCTTTACGTTCTTTTTCTATGGGTGGTAAAAATGTTTCTTTTAATTGAGTTTCTATATTTTTTACAAGTTCTCCTTGGCACATTCTCATACCATGAGTAATCTCAAATGAAACCATAGAAGTATTTTCAATTAAAACAAAAGTTTCTTGGACGTAATCGGAATCTATAATTGCTTCCTGGTTTACCAATGTCACTCCATTTTTTAACGCAAGTCCGGATCTGGGATGTAAACGAACACTATATCCTTTTGGTATATCAAATATAATTCCGGTGGGTATCATGACACGAAATCCTCTATAAACTTTTACAGAATCTTCTTCTACTTTTAGTTTAACAACCTCTGAGTGTGCATGATTATAAGAAGTTATTTCTTTATGACTTGCTAAAGATGTATATACATCAAAACAAGCAGAACCTTTAGTCGCAAAAGTTGGGATAGTCGCATATTCATTTATTTTATAAACTCCTAAAGTATTAGCTTCTTCGGTAATAACTTTCCAATTTTCCATAATTAACTCTATTTCATGTTTAAAGGACTGTTTTTGTCATAGAGACAATGATTATATAACAATAAAGTTTTTTGATCTGTGTTTAGATTTTCATTCATTACAATGCTAGTAAATTCATTTATAAAAGATTTTTTACTAAATGCGTTTACTTCAATAGTTTTATTTGATCTTTTTTTGAAAGGACTCATTTTTTCCATAATACATCACTTGATAATTATATTTTAGTATTAATAGTTAATTTTTAGAACCAACTTGATATTTAGCGACAAGTTCCCACTGAGTTTTTTCTTTATGTGGAATAATTTTAATTTGGGAAATTGGAACATTTGGTTCTTCAACTCTTTCCAATTCTTTTATTTCAACTAAACTCCAATCATGTAAAAGTTTTGCTATTGTGTTTCTCCTTGCTAAATCAGATTCAGTAAAATTGCTTTCTTTTCCATCTAGTTTAAATAATTCTTTAAAAGAAAGAATAACGTATCTACCTCTTTTATGTAAAATATGACATGATTGGTATAATTTTTTTTCTTTTTTAGAAGCTATTCCTATTCTAGTCAATGTTTCTCTTACTTTCAAAAAATCATCTTGACTTTTCAAATTTACTTCCACACCAACACCACGGAAAATATCTTCCATTGATTCATCAGGTAACATAAACAATCTCCTTAGTATTTTTTATATTTAAATAATATATTCATCGCTATATATTTATATTTTTTCATTTTTCTATAACACCATAATGTAGTGAATTCTTTATATATTTCATTTCACTTTCTGTCAAAATATCTAAAAATTCAAGAGCTTTCTTTTTAGAAACATTATAGAATTTAGAAACAATATCTACATCAGCATTATTTCTTTTCATCCATTCTGCGAATCTTTTCTTTTTACTAATTCCATAATAGTAAAAATCATATTCAAGTCTATCACCTAATGATGGATAAAGATTAATTTCTTTTACATAAAAAATACAATCTGAATAACTAGCTAATGCTCTTGTTATTATATATGATGAATAATTATCTAAATTATCTCCTAAGTAGTTGTCTTTATTATTAATTGATTTTACATAATCAAATACATTATTTTGTTTTGTCTTTTCTAATTCATATTCAACTTCTTCCTTATTTTCTAATCCAAAAAAATTTTCCATAGCGCACTCACTTAAATTCAATAGGCAAACTCATTAACTCAACCATACAAGCTAAAGTATGTATTTCTTTATCTACAGCAAACGTAGATTCAAATCCATACTTAGAAAGTATTAAAATAATATCCGGTATTGATTGAGGACTTGCCTTTTGCATAAGTTCTTCGTATACTGAACGATATAACTCTTGTTCAGTTCCATGCCAATTTTCAAGAATAAATTTACGAACAGAATTAAATTTCTTACTTTCAATCGCTTCTAATAAGGCATCTATTTTTTCATTTTGTACATTTGAAAGTATTTTATCTGAAAGTTGTCCGGTAGCACTGTATCTTTGTAATTCATTTATACATCTACGAAAGTCTGGGAAAAAATGCACAATAGCATGTTGAATTAATTTCTTATCAAAAGTAATGTTTTCTTCTGTTAAAATATTACATATTCTTTGGTAAAATTCACCAGCTAATTTCGGTTTCTCTGCTTTAGGAAATTTAAATTCAATAACGGAACATCTAGAGTGTAGGGGGGATATAATTCTTTGAGCTTGATTTGCAGTCATAACAAAAGAACAATTAGAGGAAAATTTTTCAAAAAAGTTCCTCAAAGCATTTTGACTTAAATCTGGCAGATGATCTGCTTCATCTAATATCATCATTTTTCTTCTACCGTCAAGTGCCATAGCAGAACAAAAATCAGTCATTTTATTTCGTATAATATCAATAGACCTTTCCTCAGATGCGTTAATCATCATTACATCAAGGTCTAATTGATGAGCAATAGCCAAAGCGGCACTTGTTTTACCAGTACCACCAGATTGAGAATGAAAAAGAAAATTAGGTAAGCTACCTTGTTCTACAAATGAAGTTAAGGTATCTCTAATATCTTCAGGAAGGATTAATTCTTGTACACTTTTTGGACGATATTTCTGAACCCATAAAAATTCTTCACGAATGATCATAATCACAACTCCATAATATAATTAATAATTAGTACATCTCCATCTTAATACTGTTTCAAATTATTATTAGTATTTTCAATAGTGAGCTTATGAGCTTTTATTTTGTTTTGAAGTTTTTTCAAAATCTCCTGATCTTTAGTAACAGTCATTGTCTGTTGATAAGCAGAAATATTATTTTCTAATCTTGAGATAGCAGATTTTCTTCTGATGTCTTTAGCGGCTTTACTATTTTTATACATTACGAATTCTCCTCATTATAACATATTATTATTCTTTTGGCAAGGCATATTTTGAAATATATAATCCTGCTCCAACACCAAGTCCAAATCCTACGGCAAATAAAAACATTGAGGTCATTTTACTACTCTTCTAATTTCTTGTTTTTTACTGTTGAAAATATTCCATCATACAAATAGAAAACGTCCTCTGTTTTCGCACGTTCTTCGGCAATATTTCTTTTATGAAAAGCTTTTGCTACACGGGTTAACATAGCTTTAGGTATTTGATATTGCTTAGATAAATCACTTAGTGCATCCTTAATAAAATCTTTTTCGGAATCCATTCTGGTCATGCAATCTGAAATTTCTTTCAATACTTTTTGTATCGCTAATAAATCAGCTTCTGCTGAAGGTAAAACAACAGAAGTGAGATTGTTTTGGTTACTCATAATTTTATCAACTCCTTAATAATTTTAGGTATTCAAATAAAGCCCTAAACTTGTGAACATAATCTCTAGTTTCTTTAGGTAATTTTAATCTCTCAATGTTAGATGTCTTATATTTTGAAATTTGTCCTCTTAAAAATGTAGGACCTACATTATATGCTGCTAATACTAATTCCCAATTATCAAACCGTTCTCTTAAAAAGAGTAAATATTTAGCGGCAGCAACTGTAGATTTTTTCCAATTGTATCTTTCATCTGTGATGAACCCTTCTTTTAATCCTACATGTCTTGCTGTAATATCATTTATTTGCCACATGCCTAATGCACCTTGAGATGACTTGGCATATGGATTAAAACAACTTTCTATTACTGGTATAAAAGTAAGCATATTTGGTAATTTATATTTTGAAAACACAGGTTCTATAAATTCTAAATACTGCTTTTTATTGGCTCTTGATATACAATATTTTATACTCCTTTCAAAACGTAAATCATTATAAAAGACATTGATTTTTTTATCACTTGCACTTATATTTGTATAAGATAACATAAGTGCTAAAAAACACATAATAATTTTTTTCATATTACATAATAATAGATGAAGCATCCGCTGAAGCAATATCAATACCCGAAGTTGCCTTAACATACATTGACTCAACTTCTGACTTAGATGAAACAATAGTCATTATATGACTTGTTTTGAGAGTTACAGTTTCTGTTGACCCTGTATTTATCCAAGGCATCATTCCCACTCCTTGTTGTGTTTGAATTAATACAAAAGGATTTTTTATTTCAATAGTACCTGTAGGGTTTAGATAATTTTGGTGATCTTCTACTTTAGCAATAATTTCTTCACCTGAAGAAAGTTTACAAGAACATATATTATATGACATACTATTCCTCTTCTAGTCCAGTTACTGGTTGTTGTAATGCAGCAAAAAACTTATATTCTCTATTTTTAGATGTAAATTGTGCTCCTCCTGCTGCTGCTATTCTCACTTCATAATCATCACTTAACATCTTTAACTTGGATACTTCAAACACGGCACTAAATGGTTTTCCAGTAGTATTCTCATGTTCAATTTTTCTTCTATGTCTTTCTGATGAATTATTACTGCCGTTTTGTGATACGGTTTCTGAAACCATATAAATTTCAGTACCGTCTCCTTCAAAAACTAAATTCATAAATCCATTAATAGCGGCAGCTTTTTTTCCATATTCTAATAATGTTTCACTTATTGTAAATTTAATTTGTGGTTTTTCAATTTCATATCTTTTAGACTTATCAAGTTCTTCTATAATGTTAGGATCACAAAAACGAATATCTTGACTTGTTTTATCTGACTTGATCACTAGATGTTGTTTATCCTCTGGAAATTCTAAAACAGTATCACCTGTTGAATTTACTAGAGAGTATACTGAAATAAAATGATTTAAATCAAATATACAAAACTCTTTTGGAAACTCTTCTTCAAAAGTAGCAAAAGCAAAATGATTTCTAGAATTTGCTACTGTACTTTGTAATGCTCCTTCATAAAAATGAATTGATTCATTAATGGATGCAAAATTATTTAATAGTAATAAATCAGATTTTGAAAGCTTCATAACGATTACTCCTTAGTGGTCACGATTTCAATTAAAATACCAGCCATACCTTTAGAAATTTCATAGGTATTCCACCGATTGTCTATTATAATCCCATAATCTTTAAAATTAAACACGGTTACGCATTCATCTTCAAACACACAATCTAATGTATTTGTAGCGTAATCTATTCCTAAATTATACATTCTATCAATTTTCGCAGGTTCATTCTTAAATTTTCCTAGCAATTCATGAGGTTGAATGATAATAATCATTATATCATATATTGTCTAAAATGTAAAGTTATTCTTTGATATCAATTTGAAGTTCTTCTGCAGTAGGAATTTTCATACTCTGAGTTCTAGATTGAACTTGCTCCATTGCTGCCAACGCTTGTACAGATCCACGATATACATATGTTCCCACATGAGAAAGTTGCATCCAAGGACATGCCCAAATTTTAGTTCCAGCTTTTCTTGACATTTGACAAAAGAAATAATCTTCTGACAGAAGACGATTTGTCTCTCCGCCGGTTGTTTCAGGTCTATCAAAGTCTACATGAAAATATGCTGTGATATTTTTAGAACCATTAAAATCTTTTGAATGATTATGATCCGGTCTGTATTCATAATTTGGATAATTATCACGATATGTTTCTAGTGCAGATTTACTTATCATCATAAATCCAGTACCAATTTCTAAAACTTCAACAGGTTTAAAAATTTGAATTTCACCACGTTGTGCTGGATTAAAAACAAAGTCTCCACCAAACTCAGATAGTTTATTTGGGTCATCTAAAAATCCATCAATTCCCGCTGCGGCTTTAACTCTCGGCCAAAGAATATGTTTTTTAGGATAAAGTCCTCCAATAATTTCATGCTCATCATCAGACAAATGCAATAAGTGCAAAACATCTCTAGGGTCAAACACGATATCAGCATCAATGAATACCATGTGTGAAAATTCAGAGATTTCAAAATAATGAGTAAGGTAGTTTCTTGCTCTTTGAATTAAACTTTCATTCATAATAAATTTACATTGAAGTTTAATTCCGAAATAAGAACATAATGTATTGAGATCAATAAGGCGAGATGCAGTTTCAGCTACCATCATTCCACCATAACAAGGCATACAAACCATTAAAGATTTACCTTCAAAATCTTTAGGTTCTAGTTGCGTTTTCATACCATTAACTTCTTCTGCCATTAATATACTCCTAATAAAATTAAAATAAAATAGTAGGGAAAGTCACTACACTTCAGTTTTACCCTACTATTTAGCTAGTATAAAATTAAAAGTTCATACCTTTTTTATATGCGTTAGATTTTTCTTTTAATATAAATTCTTCAAATTTCTCAGCAATCCAGTTTTCATAAAATTCTATATCTTCTGCTGATAATTCTTTACTTTTCCATTGTATATCTGCTTCATGTATTTCTGGAAAATCTGACAACCAATTATTAAATTCGTTGTTTACTCCCTTTACAAAAACCAATTCTCCTAATTTTGAATGATTTAATTCTATTACACGATCTACTACTTCCGATATATTTTCAAAATTATATTTTTGTATTGGTTGATGATTTGGGTCAATTATAGTCTCATCAATTTTCTTATACAGAGATAGAAAAGAATCTTTCACTTCTTCATCAAAACGTGAAATTGCGTACAAAATAGCCTTCTCTTTATCTTTTAATAAAGAAAAAATATCCATAATGTGAAACAATCTGCGAGTTGTTATCTGCTCATCAATAGCACCATCTTTATAAGACTTTCTTGTAACTTCTGCCCATTGTGCTAATTTTTCAATATACTTTTCATCTTCTAATTCTATTGAATATTCTTCTACATATTTCTCTAGCATTTTAATTTCTTTAATCTTTGTAGGATAATCATGTTCAATACACATGACAAATCTTTCAAGAAATGCAGTATTCTGAATATTTGTACCAATATAACGTCCAGAATCAGAACCATTACCTTTTGTATTATCGGTAGCGATAATATTAAATCCTTGTTTTGGAATAATTCTTTCGCCTGTTTTTTTAATTAGAAACGGTTTTCCTTCAAGAATACCTTGTAAAGCTAACATACGTGCTGGATTTCCAGCAAATATTTCATCAAGTAAAACTACACCACCTGTTTTTGCTGCTTCTACTAGAGGTGAATCTTCCCATCTAGTTTCTCCATTAATTAAGTTGTAGTGACCAAGAATATCCATTTCATCAGTTTCTACGGTAATATTCATACGATAAAAGTTTCTTTTATTTTTAGCACAGGCTTGTTCCACCATTTTAGTTTTACCATTTCCTGAATCACCAGTGATAACTAAAGGCATGAACTTTTTTGAGGATACTACTGAATCTATAATTGAAAAGTCACCGAAAGGAACAAAACAAGGATCTTTATCTGGAACATATCCTTTATTCTCTGATACTTTATTTTCAACTTTATTTTGTTCTGGAAATTGAACTACTTTTTTGGGAGCGGGTGTTGGAAGAGAATTATTTTTTACTCCTAAATTATAAACTCCATGAGAAATTTTTTCAGATTTCCTTAAAACAGGACCATGTTTAATACCAAGTTCTTTTGCAGCTTGTACAATTTCTTTGCGTGTTACTATTTCTTTATTTAAATATTCACGAATATGTTCAATTTCACGAACTGAATTCATAATAAACTCCTTTAATTTAAAAGAATAATGTAAGTCACTTTATACAGTATAGCAGAAAAATTTAAAATGTCAAGTTGAAATTTTTTGTTTTTCTGAGACAATATCAACAATGCGTGTTGCTAAAAATCTCCTTTTATTTTTTTGTGAGACATTTTTGCCAAGAGCATTTGTAAGTTGTTTTGTAGTAATAACTCCTTTTTTATTTACTGATAAATCATCTAGATAATTTTTATCTTCTGTTAAATTATTTGCATTTAAGTAACTATTATCATTGTTGTAGTCACAAATCACACTTGTATTAACAATGAATATACTATCATATCCGGTACCATTTATGTTTGCAAATCCGTTCTTTTTATAATCATTTACTATTTCTTCTGTTCGATCATAATCACATATACCATAAGAATTAGCCAATACTCTTCTTAGTCCATTAGTATTATAATTTACTAATTCTATACTTACAACATTAGCATCTGTTTCCTGTTTTAATATGTGAGCGAGAGTTCTTGTTCTACATCTAGAAATTCTAATTCCTCTATCAAGATCTTCATCGTACATTGATGAGATACTGTATATTTTATTACTATACATTGACTTAATAAAAATTTTACCATTTTTATAAGAACTTCCTAGATCAGATGAGCGGTCTGAATTAGAAACCCATTTATCATTAGCGTCACCCCAATCCGAAGTTGTTGTATCAAGAATTTTTATCGTATTCACATCATTTTGTAATGCGGGTGTTTGAGGATGATCACTATCACCATCTGTAATAACAATAAAATTCATGATATCAACATTCATCTTTTGCTTTTGTTTTGGAATAACATGATTCATTAATAATAAACTATCGTTTAATGGTGTAGAACCTAAATTAAAAATATCACTCAAAACACACATATTTTCATATCCATGTTTTATCCAATAATTTCTATATGTATCCTTAGTGTTTATTTTTAAATTTTTATTTTCATCAAGATATTCTTCCGCAAAAGAATGATAATGTTCTCTGCTAGTAAATTGATTATTCAAAAAGCAAAAAGCGAGGTAATATAAATTTTTTAATTGTTCTTCATAATTATTTTTTTCCGAATCAAATAATTCAAGTAATTTTAATTGTGAACTTATTCTAAGATCTCCTTTTTCTACTCCATGAAAAACTACATTATGTCCAATATCATCACTTTTGCTTGCTTCTGAAGAAAATGCATAAGCTACAAAAGGAACATCTATATTCTTACAAAAGGTGACATTATTAATAAGTTGAAGAATTGCACTTGTCATGATATAGTTCATTGAACCTGACCAATCTACTAAAAGCACAAACCCATGATTTTTTTGGTCATTTATTACAGTTTTATTTAAAAACACATCTGTGTTATATTTGTAATGAGGTAGTTTATTTAAATTTAAATTTCCCGTCTTAGATTGTTTTGCTCTACGAAAATCTTCTGCCGCTTGTTTGCGATAAAATTCTTTGAGCATATGATTCATAATTGGTCGCATAGAATCTTTATGTTCTTTCATAAAAGATTCGTATGAAGATTTTTTAATATCTGATAAGAAAATTTTATCATCATTAATAGTCTTCGTAATTAATGCATTATTAATAATATAATCATTACTGTTAACAAGTCTCGGCATAGAAACATTTATTGGTTCTTTTCTATAACCATTAAATCTAGTATCGTCTTCTTTTTTTGAAGAAAAATTTTGCTGACTTTGTTCCCAATTAGTATCTGTTTTTGCTGAGTTATTTTCAGCAAAATCTAAATTATCATCTTCTAATTTTTCTTTAATTATATTGGCCGCTTTTTGATCGTCATTATCATTTAATGCTTCTTCCAACTTTTCAAAATCTTCTTTAGATAATAATTCTCTCAACTCATCCATAGTTTTACTTGCACCATCAACATATTCACCTGAATCATTAAGAGAAAAATCGTCTAGGTCATATTTTACATTTTCTAAAACTTCTTTAGAATATTTTTCTTTAAGATATTCATATAATTCTTCAGCATTCTGATACACTTCTTCAAAAGAAGAATTATTACATGCACGATCTACCCAGTACTGTTCTTCTTCTGAAAATTCACAATCAAAATAATAGTCACCCTTAAAATATAAATTCATTTTATCAATAAGATTAAAATCTTCTATATTTTCATAAAAACTAATACCAAAAAAATTTTTGTTTACCAATTCAAAAAACCCACGGATGAAAGTAGCTTTAGCGCCTGGATACTTGTCTTTCATCAAATCTTCAATTCTTTTATCTTCTAACACATTTAGAATTGTTCTAAAAACTTGTTCATATTCTTTAGCTTTTTCATGAGTTCCAAATTCTGGTGTGTGAAGTGCGTGAGATGCTTCATGCAACATGAGGAGTTCTCTAGAAGCAACTGGAAGATCCAATATCCAAAGAGGAAAAGCCATTCTTCTATTTTTGACATCAAAAAATGCGGTTGTTATTTTCTTTATTTCTACAGAAATATTTTCTGTAGCAAAAAGTTTTGCAAGACTTTCACTGTATATTTCCATATGATGCTCCCTAAAATTTGATCAATATTTTACTTAATATTATTGTATCAGACTTGAATAGAAAAGTCAAGGAGATTTTTTTATTTGGAGTGATTTTTTTCTAATATATTAATATTATTCAAAGTTTACTAGATTTTACTTTGTCAAATCTTCTAGTTCTTTTATTATATTTTGATATTTCGAAATCCGAAAACATTTTTATATTTACCGTTGTATTTTCCGCACAATAATTTTTAAATTCTTCTTCATTATCAAAACAGTAAGTTAAATTACCTTTTCTTTTAAATATCATGTAGTTCTCACATCAATAAGTTTTTAACTTCTTTATAAATTTCATTATCCGAAACCATTCTACATTTATAGAACTTTTTCTTTGACACTGGATCTATTACGATTTCTCTTTTATCTACTACAAAATCGGGAAAAGATTTTTTCTTTACTCCTTTTTCAGAAGCACAGTATGCAGACCATTGTGGTGTTGTGAGGATCAAATCAGTTGTATTAATTCTTTGAGACATATTATTCTTTAAGTAAATATTTTTCTGTAATATCTATTTTATATTTTTTAGGAAGCTTGTCTTCCATATAAACATAATAAATCTTTCTAATAACTTCACATAATTCATATGCTAATTCATCTTTAGTAACTTTATGTCTAATTCCTGCAGATAAATTTTCAAACCATCCATGTTTATTTATAAAAGTGTTATAATCTTTATCAAACAAATTTATCATTAATGCACATTTTTCTTGAAGCATAGAAAGAACGTCTTGTCTTAATATATTACTATCACGAATAATATTTGAATTCACTGGGCCATTAAATTGTCCTTTATATTTTTTTAAAAAAACATCTAATAAATTATCTGTTTCAACTCTTAACTGATTAATTAGATTTTGTTCTAAATTAAGAGTATTTGGACTTTCTAAATTTAGTTTTCTAATTTGTTCAAGAGTCATGATTGTTCTTTATCTACCATTTCTTCTAGTTCTGAAATATCTTCTTCTGATAAATTATTATAATCAATTTTATCAAGATTAATTTTATTATTTCTTTTCTTTGATGGTTCTTTAAACTTTTCTTGTTTCATTTCAGTAACAAATTTTTTATAAGATTTTTTCACTTCTTGTTGTTTACGATATGCTTTATCACGCATTTCTAATAATTCTCCTTTTAAAGAATATAAGAATGCCTTCCATAAAGAAAGGCATTGTTTTTAATTATAAATTATTAAGGTATAATTGTAACTTCAGTACCATTAATTACGGCATGTGCTATAGATTGTCCCTGAGTAAGACCTTCTGAATCTTGTAAATTACCAAGGTCTGAACCAGATTTCGCTCCAATAGAAGCACTAGCGGCTAATTGAATAATCAACTTTCCTGGATCAACAGTTAATAAAGGCAATGGAAATTCAAGTTTACCTACCGTTGCACCATCTGCAATTGTACATTCTAATTTAGTGCCTACTGTTAGTTGAGATTTAATATCACCACCAGCTACATTTTGTGCTGTTGTACCAACTTTACCACCGGCTGTACTTGTACCATTTATATCTAATTCGAGAACAACATCTGCACCAACCGCTTTAATCTGCTCATGTAAGCCAACTATAATACTATATCTTCTTCTACTTCTCCTGTTAAATCCAACATCTGTAGGTTGAACCATTAATTGCTTTTTAACACTATCAGCTAATTGATTACCATCTGTTCCCCTATCCAAAATGTCAGATAGTCCTGGAATTGACATAATTAATTCAGGAGCATTACCAGTAGTAAGGTCCCTAAGATACCATCCACCTTTACCTGCAAATACTCTAGCTTTATCATTTGGTGATAGATGCTTTGGTTTTTCAGCTACTGCTGCTAAAAATTCTGCTGTATAAGCCATTTTAATTTATTCCTCTGTTGAAAGATTTTCTCTTATTATACTTGACTACTTTTTTTCTAGCCAATTTTAAAGAAAGTTTTCCTACATAATCTATAAATACAGTACCATTCAAATGATCTAATTCATGCAAAAACCCTCTTGCGTAGTAATCTGATAATTCTGTTGTATTTAGTTTATTTTCTAAGTCATGATACTCTATAAGAATTCTTTTTGATCTTCCTATATTTAGGAATAATTCTGGAAAACTTAAACAACCTTCCATTTCATTTACATTTGTATCATCTAAAATTTTTAATAAGCTAGGATTAAACATAACTCTAAAGTCTCCTTCATCTACATACACACCAAATACACGATAAGGAAAGGATAATTGTACTCCTGCTACTCCAAATGCTTGTTGTTCAAAAACATAATTTGTTATATTATTTTCAATCTTTTTAATTTCTTCATTAGTATAACTATTAAAATCAAAAGGTTTTGAAACTTGTTTTAAATATTCTAAATTATCTTTTTCAGTAACTAATTTAAATTTCATTTGTTGCCATTAAGTTATACAATTTCCAATAAAAAGAATCTCTATTGTATTTAATATTTTTACCATTATATGCATTTTGTAATACTGGAATAATATTAAATATAAATCTAACTAGCCTATATAGTTTCAACTCATATTGATGAACTTTTTTATTTAAAAAAGCAACCGGATTATTGTTAAATATTCTTCTTGGTCCTCTCCATTCAATAGTTCCTAGTGGATGAACCCAGAACAAACCTCTTTTCTCTCCTTTTGTAATATAACTAAAATTGTCTTGTCCTATAGAATTGTTTAATATTTCATATTGTTTAAGTGTACTATTTAAAGAAGACCATCCTTTATGATACATTTCTTCATTTTCAAAATACATAAAGTTTTTATAATTCCTTGTTTCCACAAGATATGCCATTGCCATTGCAGATTTATAAAATGAACTTTCACTTTTTAATTTTTCATTTTTTAATTTAATATGTGCATGTAAGGCACATGTATCGTTTGTTATAATTCCTTCTAAGTATAAGTTTTTAAAATACTGATATACTTTTAAAATATTTAAAGGTGTTACTTGAATAGGATTAGTGTTAATTTCAAAAGGAACAATAGTTTCACAATATTCTTCTCCATTATATTCAGTGTAGGCCAATTCTTTAATATTTTCATCTTCATGCATACTACAATCACCAGTCATAAAATATAAACCATACTCCTCTGAGATTTTTTTAATTCTTTTATAATTTGATTCTAAAGCAAAACCCTCTATTTCAAACCCAATATCAAAATCAGATTGAAGAATCATAATAAATGTTCCTTGATAATTGAAAATCCAGTGTTTCTTTCTACGTGAAGATTTCTATCAAACTTATCTTGTAATCCATCTGTGCGATGAGATATAACAAAAAAGTTTGTAGAAGTCATATCATTTAAAAGATCAATTAACTCTTGTTGTAGAAAAGCATCGGCTGCACCATCCATAACCTCATCTAAAATTAATAAGTTTGTTTTCATTTTTGCTCTTTTAGAAGCAAGGTTTCTCCAAGAAAACATCATAGCTAAATCAACTCTAAGTTTTTCTCCTTCACTTAAAGAAAAATAAGAAAATTCATGACCGGAAAAATTTGTTATTTTTTCATCAAAAGAATTTTGCAATTCAAAATTCAATTTCAAACCAAATCTTTTTAAATAAATCTCCATATTTTGATTTAATAGTTTCAGATACTTATTCATTATTGTAGCTTTTATTCCTGAATCCTTTAATAAAATAGAACAATTTTTTTGTATCTCAGTTTCTTCATTATAGTATGATTCATTACATTTCAATTCTTTAATTGTATTTTCAATATCAGAAATTTCATTTTTAGTTTTAGTTATTTTCTCTACATCAAGTGTGCTAGGATTTCTTAATATAGAAATCTTTTCATGATTTGTTTCTATTTTATTTTCTAATGAAAAAATTGAATTTGTTAATTCAGTTTGTCTTTTCTTGTTTAGAACTATATTTTTATTTGATAAAAGATATTCATCTTTAGTTTTCTTAAACTCTGATATTTTTTCAATTAACTGTTGAACACCTTCTTTTTTTTCTAGTATCTTTTCCTTTATAGATTCAATTTGATTTTTTCTAAAATCTTCTTCAATCTTTTGATGACAAGTTGGACAATTGGAATGTTCTAAGAAAAAATCATATGTCTTTTTTTGTGTCTCAACACCAAACATAATTTTATTTTTTACTTTTTCATACTTATTTAATTCTTTATCAATATCAGAAATATTGTATTCTTCTTCAATAGTAAGAGATTTCAACTCTAATTCTTTTTCATTAATTTCTAATTCTAACTTATTATTCTCATTTTGTATTTCTTTGATCAAACTCTCATCAACTGTTGAAACATTTACATTAGAGAGTGCTTCTAAATGTTCTTTTTTAGAACTTAGAAATTCTTCTTTTAAAAATAATTGGTTAGTTGTGGTTTGTAATTCTGATTTTGTTTCCGCTATTTCTGTTTTAAGTTTTTCGGACATTTTAGTAAACACATGTAAATTTAAAATGTCATCCACAACTAGTCTTCTCTCATTAGGTTTCAATCTCATAAAAGGAATATAATTAGCAGAACCCAGAACAACAATTTGTTGAAATGTTTGATATGTAAAGTTTAATATATTTTTTTCAAATTCTACTTGTTGATCTTTTGCTGAAGCATCTATATCTAATTTATTTCCATCTCTAAAAATCTCAAAAATATTAGGTTTTAATCCTCTTCTTATTAAGTATTTTACATTATTTTTGTTGAAGTATAATTCTACTAAACACTCTTTTCCGTTATACATATTAATAAGTTGAGGTTTATTAATTTGTCTAAACGCTTTTCCAAAAAGTGCAAATGTAATAGTATCTAATACTGCGGAGGATTTACCAGAGAAATTTGTTCCAGTAACTAAGGTAGATTTTTGTGAGGTTAAATTTATTTCTGTCGGAGTTGTGCCAAATGAAAGAAAATTTTGAAATCTAACAGATTCAAAAGTAATTTGCATATTATATCACCGGTAAATTAAAATATTAATTTTTCAAAACAATTCAATTATATCATAACTTTATCAAAATGTCAAGTCTTTTTTTATTTATTTGTATTCATTATTATATTGTTGTAAAACTCTAACAAACGTAGCACATTTTGGCATATCTTTAATTCTTTGTGCACCGATATAAGTTGCTGCGCTTCTTACTCCTCCTAATATTTCCGTTATTGCATTTTTAACAGAACCTCTATACGGTAGCTTTACTAGTCTACCTTCAGCACCTCTATAGCCATCTTTTCTACTTCCATGTTTTGACATAGCAACGTCTGAACTCATTCCATAAAATTCAATAAATCTTTTTCTTTCCCATTGAACTCCATCAATAACAACTCCATCTTCTCTAATATCAAATTCTTCTTTAGGATATGCCTTTTCAGTAATCGCACCTCCACCTTCATCATGACCGGCTAACATTCCACCAAGCATAACAAAATGAGCACCAGCGCCAAATGCTTTTGCAACATCACCAGGATAAATGCATCCACCGTCAGCAATAATATGTCCACCTACTCCATTAGCCGCATCAGCACATTCTATAATACCTGACAACTGAGGAACACCAACACCTGTTACAAGTCTTGTTGTACATACACTTCCAGGACCTATTCCGCATTTAACAATATCTGCACCATTTATAATTAACTCTTCCGTCATTTCACTTGTAATAACATTACCGGCAATAATTATTTTATCGGGATAATCTTTTCTAAGTTTAGCAACAAAGTTACTATAATTTTCGTGATATCCATTTGCAACGTCTACACAAATAAATTGAATAGCGGAATAAGATTTGAGAACATCTTGCATTGTAATATAATCTGAAGAAAGCTCATCCCAAATTATTCCAGTTCCTGTACACACACTCAAATAATTTGGATCTATTCCACTTTTCATTGCATCATGCCAATCATCTAATGAATAGTGTTTACTCATTACGGTTATCATTTTATATTCTTGTAAAATTTTAGCCATCTCAAAAGTTCCAACACCATCCATATTACTAGCCATAATAGGAATGCCTGTCCATTCTTTACCACTATTAGCAAACTTAAATGTTCTAGTTAAGTCTACATCACGCCTGCTTGTTAAAGTAGATCGTTTAGGTTTAAACAAAACATCTTTAAAGTCTAATTTAATGTCTTCTTCAATTCTCATCTAATCTCCTTTCAATAAATTCATTTTTTATGTTTTAAACTCAAGAAATATTCTGTTAATAGTTGACTTAAATATTCTTCAGGCTTTATTTTTTTCCAAGAACATATTGTAGATAATATATGATTAAATTCTTCTTCAAGTTCAAATTCAATAGCATTTGTTTTACGATTAATTTCGATTTTTTTAATACCCATTCCCTTAACATATCTTGCTGCTCTTTTATCATCAGATAAAAAACGTGTAACCTCTTTAGTAATTGATTGTACGGGTATAATAGTTGTATTTTTTTTCTGCTGTTCTCTTGCTTTTTGATGTTCTAGTTGTCTTTTAGTTTGAGGATTGCTGGATGAAATAGCCCTCGGTCCTACCCTTGTAGTTTTAGGAGGATCTGAATTTGCTTTCATACTTCTTCACTCTCTGCTTTATGTAATAAATTTAGTAATTTATCTTCTATTTTTACACCATTAGATATCTCATTTTCTTCTACAAATTTACGAACTGTACTTCTACATAATTCGGTAGTATTCTCTTCTTCAAAATTTTCATCTTCATGTATACTTTCAAATACATTTTCGTTTTCAATAATGATTACGTCAATAGGATTTGATTTTAAAAGATTTTTTATAAAGGTTTCAAATCTTGTAGAACTTCCTTTTTTCTTGTTTATTACTTTAACGTAAGAATCTTTATATTGTTCTGTCTCACTTAAAACGGTCTTATCATTATAATTAATAGTATGAAACATATTATAAGGATTTTCAATAAACCTCAATTCACCTGTTTTAAAGTTTAACATATGAAATCCTCTTACATCTCCATAATCACCCCATGTTAATTGATAAGGATTTCCCAAATACATAATATTTCCTTTTTTACTACGATGATGAAAATGACCGGAAAAAACATTTTCTACGTTATAAAAAAGCTGACTATCGTAATCACCATTATGATGTATTAATCCAGAATACATCTCAAATCCATTTATTTCTAAATGGCCAAAACAATATTCATGTTTTTCTTGTAATAAATCAAAAGCAATATCTTTATTTTCTTCGTTAATCCAAGGCATTAATAAAATATCTTTTTCATTAATTCTTGTAACTTCAGGATCTTCATAAATCACAATGTTTTCAAAATCTTTTAATAATAAATTTAATGTATTAACACGATTAGTATTTTTATAATATGCTGTGTGATTACCAACAATGCTATGAACAGTTTTTTCTCTATCCAATAACTTTTTAAAATATCTATTTTTTACTTGATCTAATATATTAAAATCAATAGATTTTCTTTTATCAAAAGTATCTCCAAGGTCTATAATTTCTGAAATATTATATTCTTCAAGTTTAGGAAAAAACACATTGTCATAAAATTTAAAATAATAATCAAGAAACACTTGTGAATTATTTCTTACACCAAAATGTTGATCTGTAATCAATGCTATCCAATCATTCATTGGTGCTCTCTAACTCAAGTAAACTTACTAAGTTTTTATTTTCTTTTTTCTTTCTTTGTTTATTTCTTTTCTTTTCCATTTTATCTTCATATTCATTTACATAATTGCGTGTGTGAATAAGCCAATCATCACTCATTATTTTACCGTCATATGTATCATCATGATCTGATTGAAAAGAACTATCTGTTAATCCATCCATATTATGTAAAGATCTTAATTTAAAATAAATTTCTCTTTTTTCTTTTTCAATTCTTCGTACAAAAGCCCATGTTGCAACTTGAGTAAAATAAGAAAATGGTTCAGAAGATTTTCTTGGGTCAAATGATGATATATAAAGAATACAGTTTTCTATTGCATCTCCTATCATATCCTCTGCATGTGTCTGACTAAATTCAATAAATCCTTTTTTTCTAATAAGATTTTGACAAATTTTTAATATACAACTTCCGATAAAATCATCAATCGGAATTCTATGAAGCATATTTTTTACTTTAAAATTCAATTCACTTTTCCTTATATCATCACCATTTGCCACACTGATCAAATGATAATATTTTTTTTGTCTTTCTTTTATTTTTAAAACAGTATTATATCTATTAGCTAGATGTTGGTAAAATTTAGCTTTGTCTACAAAATTAGCCTTTGCCATATAAAATTCTCCTTATTGTGTTATTCATATTGATTAAGAATAAGTATATGATACAGCATTTTATATAAAAAGTCAAGCTTAAATTTTAATTTCATAATATTTAACATTAAAATCTTCTTCAATGTAATACTTATATCTTTCTTCAAAATGAGAAAACACATAGTTTTTTTTATTTTTATAAATTTTATCCGCTATGTCATAGACGGTTGCGGTTTCTTTTGAATCGTGTTTTCTTAAAATTCTTCCAACAGATTGCAAAACACGAATTTTAGATTTAGTTGGTGAAGAAAATATAACATTATGTAAAGCGGGTATATTAACACCTGTAGAGAAAACTCCACTGCTTGCAAAAATAATATTATCGGAATGATTATTTCTTACATGCTGTCTTATGTTTTCTCTTAATTCGGCTTTTGTTTCTCCGCTCATGAAAAATAAATTTTTATCAAAAACTTCTTTTTCCATCTGTTCAAATAATTTAATTCCGTGATTTTCAACGTAATTAAATAATACTAAAGTATTTCCTTCTAATTTTTTTGCTAAATTAATAATAAAATCATTTCTTTTTTTATGTGTTATTAAATAAGATATTTCTTCCTGATAGTTCATTTTAGAAGGAGAGTCAATGTGATTTAATATCAAGCACTTAACTTTTAAATCACTTAACATCTCACTCTCGATAAGTTCACTAGTAGTAATGATCTTCTTTGGTTCACCAATTGCGCCGATCAATAACATCTCATGTATTTTTTCTCCGGTTAAAGTTCCGGTAAGTCCAACACGAAAATCTGCATTAATACAGTTGTTTAGGATTTTTTGAAGAGTATTTCCGGTAGCCAAGTGAGTCTCATCAACAACAACTGTATCAAATTGAGAAAACCAGCTTTTATCAAGATTTTGTAGGCTTTGCCAAGTTGAAATCATAATTGGTGAAGAAAGTTCTTTAGTTTTACCTGCATATACTTCTTGAACTGGCATACTTTCAATATTACCTGAGTAATCTTCAAAATCTTGTTTCATTTGTGTTACAAGATTTACTGTAGGAACAATCATTAAAACCTTACGGTCTAATTGATAAAATAATCTCATAAGTAAATAAATTATTGCAGACTTACCGCTTCCTGTTGGAGATACTAATATTGATCTTTGTTTTTGTACAGCATATATAAATGCTTCTAATTGATAATCTCTTATATCGAAAGGCATTTGTAATTCATTAATAAAATTTAATGCTTCTTCTTCTGAAAAATCATTTAACTCTAAACTAAAATCACAATTAAATTGATAACCTTTATATTTGCAATAATTTTTAAGACGATGTATTAAACCATATGGTATTGTTTTTCTTCTTAAATCAACTAAACGAATCTTACCGTCCCATTTTTTAGCCTTAAATTTAGGATGATATTTTGCACTTGGAATAAAATAAGAAAATACATCGCTTAACTCATGTAAAATTCCATAATCACAATTCAATTTACAATTGCTATTATCAAAAAAATTTATTGTTATATTGTCCATTCAAATAATTCCATTCTTTATTTTATATAATTCTATAAACTTGCTATGATTCCATTTCCAATCCGTAATAAATTTAATACATCCTTTAATTCTTTCAACCACTAACTCTTTCAATTTAATTTGACTTTTCATCTCACAAATTCTCGGGTCAGAACGTACCATCATATCCACTTCTTGTTTAGTATAAGATATTTGAAGGGCCTCTAAGTTATATCTTTGTACATTTTCATCAGACAGTGGTTTCTTAGAATAATAAAGTTTAAGAATTTTTTCTATTTCTTCTAACTTGTTTTCTAAACGATAAAGTTCACCACAAGCCTTATAGTAATAATCCCAATACTTATTATAATTATTTTCTACTTTTAGTGTTATTTGATCTAGATTTGAAAGATTTTTTGCAAGGTCTGCATATTTTGGATAGTCTTTATTCCATTCTTCAGAAATAAGCTCATGATTAATCATATTCACCTCAAAATTAAAATTACGATTTTACAACTTCCCTACGAAATATTGTATAATTAAAATTAGCCGAAGCCATCAATTCAATTGCATCTGCTGAAACAAGATTTAAACCAGTTAATGTATTTGGTATGATATTATAAAAATGAAATCTATATAAAGGTTTATTATAACTATTGTTAATTGTTAAAAATCCATAACTATTATCCCCTTCAAATCTTACTAAGTTTTTTCTATCTTCAAAACTTTCTGGAAAAGAAATTGCTCTCATCCAATCATGTAGTTCAAAGTAATTTGCAAAATTTTCTTGAACCAAAAAACTTATATTTAATTGATCAAAAGTAGCAGAGTCTGCTGCCTGAAAGGTATTATTTAAAACTGTAGGAACTATCGGATTATTCATTGATATGCCCGGTAAATTTACTTCATTTAAAGTATAAGTTACATTCGGCAAAACACTAAAAACCATCTCAAATCTATTTACTTGTGAGAAATTATTATCTAAATCTCCGTTTCCCGCATCTATTAAAGATGGTGCTGACATATATCTCCTAAACTGTTTAAATTATTTGTCATCTATATTTATGCTGAATAAAAAACTTGATTTTTTTGTAAAGATATGTTAGACTATCTCATAAATATATTTGAAAACTTTTCAATAAAAGGAGTTTATGAAACCTATTATTATATACGATAACGATGTAAATGTCAATTTAAATACCTGCTTTGGTGATGAAGAAGATGCAATTGTAAATATTGTAATAGATAAAGAATGTTTTACTTATTCAGAGAACATGATATTAAAAAATAATAAAAATAATAAAATGTCAGTTCAAAATATTGATAATTTTGGAATTATGAATCCTTCTTATGTGATGCATATTTTTAATAACTATAAAAATTCTACAGAATAATATATGAATAGTAAAATAAAAAACATGACAAAATCTTCAGTGCCTTTAAAATGGGAAGGTGAGTTTGATGGCTCTGTAATGAAAGAAAGTGTAACCTATCAAAATGGAGCAGTAGTAGAAATGCAACTATCACTTTCGCAAGTAAATGAAAATGATGTAATGGAAATGCTAGGTAACGAAATAGAAATAGAGTTTTTAAATGAAGATGATGAAGATCAAGAAGATGAGATAGATGAGATGTATGTGATGGTAGAAGAAAATGGAAAAAAATTTCCTATTCATAAAGATATATTATCTGATTATATGGAAATGATATCAATGGACTTAAAAATAGGAATGTAATGAATACCGCACAAGAATTGAGAGACATTAAAAATATATTAATGGATATTAATAAAGATAGTGATTTTGATTCTTCAATTGAATATCTAGAAAAAAATGAAAATGTTTTTCAAACAGTTGATGATGAATTTCAGAAAAAAATAACTATTGATATCAGTAAGGAAACATTCATGTTTTTGGCTACAGAAGCACATGAGAAAGATATGAAAATAAATGATTTTATTGTTAATATTATTACTGAGTTTTTAGAAAAAACTCAAACATATAAATAATTAAAAGATTTAATTTCTTTAATTTTTTACCCATTATAAAAAATGTCTGATTTCACAAGAGAACAATTTTATGAGTGGTTAGCTAAACATGAAGTTAAAATAATAGAAAAGCAAAACGACCTGGATATTCGTTTAAAATCATTTGAAAAAGAAGTATTAGAATTAACAAGAAAATCAACAGATAGCGATTATTTAGTTCGTGAATTTGAATCTTACCTTTATAAGAGTGTTCTTCCTAAAGTTGGTGAAATAATAGACCGTGAGAAAGGTCATCATGAAAAATTATTAGACCATATACATGAAAAAATTGAAGATTTAGATCATAATACGGTAAAAAAATCTAATGTTTCCAAATATGTTGGTGCAATACTTGGTGTAGTATTTGCCGGAGGTTTAGGTTCTGTATGGAACTCTTTGTATGAGATGCAAACCAAACTTGATTCCGTGCCATTATTAAAAACTCAAGTAACTACTTTAACAGATCAAAATAGAGATACTGAAAAACAATTATTTGTAATGCAAGGTAATGTAGATTCAGTAAAAGAAACTTTGGTTACAATTGATGAACAAATCTTAAAAGTCTCTAGTAATCTAACTTCAGTAGAAAAAAGTGTTGACACGAATACTTTTAGCATCTCAGATGTCTATTCAAAAATAACTAAGATAACTCCCAAAACCTCCAAATGAAAAAAATAGTTCTTACGCTAATATTCTGTTTAGTATACGGAATAGCAAACGCAGACTTACGTTTAAGCACACGTTCATGGCTTACAACAAGTTATGTTGAAACAACAGAAAATGAATTACCAGAAAATCATGCTAATGTTGAATTAGGCTTACAATTAAATGTAAATTTAACAAAGATTTTAAAATGGAATAGTTTATTTGTTTATGAATCAGCGTATGATGATGATAGACAATTAGATTTTAATTATTCTTTTGTACAAGCGGACTTTAATAAAAGAGATTATGGAGTAGGATATAGAATTGGTAGATTAAGTGTACCTTTTGGATTTTGGAGTGATACTAAATTTGCACCTGAAAGACCTTTTGTTTTGCAATATTATCCAACAAATATGGTATGGCAAAACACAAGACAACTTCTAACGTCAATTGACGGTCATTCTTTTTTCGGTAGAATGCATATTGGTAGAGCATGTTTTGAATTAGAATATTTGATAGGTAGAAATAGTGATTTACGTCCAAAAGAAGATTATACTCAAAACTTTAGGGGAATGGACGCACAATCACAAAATATTAATTATTCATATCAATTAGAATTTTATTACAATAGTTTTAGATATCGTCAAATTGAAGGTAGTATTACAACAGATTTTTATCCAACACCTAAATTTTACAATTTAAATAAGTCAATAAAAGAAGAAGATAGACAATATGATTTAGTAGATCTAAATTATGTTTATAGATATAATGCTGGTGAATATTATTGGAGAGATTTTATTTTTACACTTGAAAAAATAGATAGACTGCGAGTTGGTGATGGAACAGCAAATGATTTAACACAAAAATATTACGGATATAGATTGGGACCGTATAAATATCAATTCTGGAATACTATGATTCAATACCGTAATCATAAATATAAATTATGGGCAAACTACGGCTACGATGTATTAGAAAACGATGATAAAGAAACTCATAGAGGAACCGGTTTTTCTTATGATCATTTTGATAATTTAATTTTTAAGGGACAGTACAGTCACACCAACGGCACACAACAGTTAACTTGGAAAGAAAATAGAAGGTTAACTAATACTAATTTAAAGGAAACTTGGGAAACCTATGCGGCTTCTATTACTTACGTTTTTTAGTTTAATATTAGCGTTTTCGATATTATTTACGAATACGCAGGCAGATAATTCTATAGCGGTTCACCCTCAAAACAGGCTTACTGAGATAAGTGGAGAAGAGTTGATGTATGTTTTGGAAGGTAGAGCAGAAGTTATTCAAGGTGTTGAAACAAAAATTGTTATTGTATTATATGGTAAAGATTCTATTTTATTAGATTCTGTAGTACGTGAAATTTCAGTATTACCTCCACATTTACTTAAAAGAAAAATTGAAGAGAAAATAGCAAGAGGTCAATTAGAACAAGTTGATGTAAAACAAACAATTATGGAAACGTATAGAGAAGTAATGGCAGATAAAAATGCTATAGCATTTAGTAATTCAGACACCGAAGGTCTTGCAGATATAATAGGATTAAAAATTATACCTATTGTAATTAATTGATAAATAGATGTAAATATAATTATAAATTAAATTCTAATAAAAAGAAAGAAAATGAAACCATTTAAACAATTTATAGAAGAAATAACAGAAGCACTTACAGCAAAGCAAAAAAAATTACCTCCCGCTTTACAAAAAGCTATTTTAGCCAAAGCCAAAAAAGATGATAAAGGTAAGGATAAAAAAGAGGAATGAAAAGCTTCAAAGAATTTCAGGAAGTTATCCTAGAAAAAGCATTATCAAAAAGTCAACAAAAATTGATGGGTATGGTGTATGCTTATAAAAAGGGTGAAATGAAAGATGCTTCTGATGAAGTAAAAAAAATTGCTAAAGGAATTTCATTGAAAGATGTTAAAAAATTTGCATCAACTAAACACAAGGACTTACCAGAATATAAAAAATAAAACATATGATTAATAATGAATCTAGTGAATTGATTTCTACTTACATAGCGGCTCCGTTCGGAAATTACATTCATACTAACAATACAAAAAGCGTAAGAGGTTCTTTCACTCTTTACAAACGTAAAGGTCTAATAAAACAGATACTAAAAACTTTACGCTATTCTAATGGATCATGGTACAATTCTATAGGTTTAAGAAATCCTGGAATTGAATTTGGCCTAAAAAAATATAGAAAAAATAAAAAAGAAATACTTTCATTAGCAGCAATTGAATCTGATGATTGGTCTATATTATCAGAAGTAGTTCCTGATGATGTAGATGTTGAATTAAATTTAAGTTGTCCAAATATCAAACATTTTGAAAATTACACACAAGGTATAGAAAAGTTTTTAACAAATCAAAGAAAAGTTATTGTTAAAATTTCTCCCACCTTTGAGCAAAAAGAAATAGAAAAACTTATCAATACTGGATTTACAAGCATACATTGCTGTAATACATTTTTAACAGATAAAGGTGGACAATCTGGTAAAATTTTATATCCTTATGTTATTAAAATAATTGATATATTAAAATCTTTAAACATTTCTAACTTAGAAATAATAGCTGGTGGAGGAATAGAAAATAAAACAGATATAAAAAGATACTTAGATCACGGTGCAAACGGAATATCTTTAGGAACTGTTTGTTTTAATCCTTATAAATTATATAAAATATTAATGGAGAGATGAAATGAGACAGATAATTATAAACTCTTTAGTATCTCATGCTAAAGGAAAAATAGACAAACACAAAACAAATGTAGAAGTGTATTTAAATAATCCAGTGGGTATTGGAGAACATAGTGATATATTAGAAGCTATAGAAGGAGAAATAGATATGATTGCTAAGTATCAAGAACAAATAGACATGATAGAAAAATATTTTATTGATGATAAAACTATAAATCATGAAGGAGAATAATATGGAAAATCCAGTTGTAAGTGTTGTAATGGGAAGTAAAAGTGATTGGGAAGTAATGAAACCTGCTTGTGATACTCTTGAGTATTATAATGTTTCTTATGAAAAAAGAATATTATCCGCACATAGAACTCCACTCAAAATGACAAAATATGCAAAATCTGCAGTTGATGATGGATTTAAAGTAATCATCGCTGGCGCTGGTGGAGCCGCTCATTTACCAGGTATGTTTGCTGCTCTAACTGTGCTACCAGTAATCGGAGTGCCAGTAAGAACCTCAACAGCCGAAGGATTAGATAGTTTATTATCTATTGTTCAAATGCCAAGAGGAGTTCCTGTAGCTACTGTTGCGATTAACAATTCCAAAAATGCTGCTTTATTGGCAATAGAAATTCTTGCACTAAGTGACGTTGATCTTCATCATAAGTTAAACGATGAAAGAAATAAACAAGAAAAAGAAATTGATGTTATTAATGCCGAGTTTAATACTGTTTATAGTAAAGAAAATGTTAATGTAGTTGATAATAATGTATTTTAAGAGATTGAAAAGTGAAAATAGATTTAATAGGCTCTGGAGGTAGAGAAGCCGCAATAAAATGGAAATTAGAAAAAGATGGTCACGTTGTTACCAATAATTATCCAGATTTGGCCTTTGTTGGACCAGAAGCACCTTTAGCAAATGGTATTGTAGATAGATATCAATTCACTCATACACCCATCGTAGGTCCAAATAGACTTGCTGCTAGATTAGAATCTAGCAAGTTGTGGGCGAAACAGTTCATGCAAAGATGGGATATACCAACAGCTAGATGGTTGACATACACAAGAAATCCAGAAGGAATGACTCAAGCACTATTAGATCTTGATGCATATAGGAATGATCGTCCACATAAAATTGTTAGCATAGATCCTCTCAATCTAGAAAATGAATACTATCCTGTAGTTATAAAAGAAGATGGTCTTTGTGGCGGGAAAGGAGTAGTAATTGCAAAATCTAAACAAGAAGCTTGGAGCAATATTCCACATATCTTTATTAATAATAGGTACAAGTCACCTAGTAATAAAGTATTATTTGAAGATTTTATATCAGGTTTTGAAGCAAGTTGTTTTGTCATGTCAGACGGAGATACTTACAAGGTATTACCGTATTGTAAAGATTATAAAAGATTGGAAGATGGTGATAAAGGACCGAATACTGGAGGTATGGGAGCGATAGCACCACATCCTTTAATTACAGACAAAATGAAAAAAATAATTGAAAACAGTATTATAAAACCAACTTTAAATGGTATGCGACTTGAAGGATTAAAATATAAAGGAATTCTTTATATTGGATTAATGATCAATGAAACAGGTCCTTATGTAATAGAATATAATGTAAGATTTGGAGATCCTGAATGTCAGGTATTAATGATGTTAATGGAAGACGATCTTGCTCCCTATCTTATGGCAATGGCGAAAGGCGGATTAGAAGATTTACCAGAACCTAAATTTTATGAAGGTTCTGCGATTACAGTGTCTTTATGTTCTCAAGGATACCCGACAGAATATAAAATAGATCATATTATAAAGGGATTGGAAAATGTAAATAAAGATGTCCAAGTTTTTCATGCTGCTACAGAATTTGATGAGACCGCTCAAAAATTCAAAACCAAAGGAGGTAGGGTGCTAAATGTAACTGCTCTCGGAGAAATGCTTGACAAAGCAAGAGGAAACGTGTATAATGAGATTGATAAGATATGTTTTGACAATATAGCATATAGAAAAGATATAGGAGAGGAGTATGTTTATAGAAATAAAGACGAAGTTGAGAGAAGGAATAAAAGACATAGAGGGAGAAGTAATACAGAAAAAGTTAGAACTACAATCAGGAATAAAAGAGATTAAAGTTGGACAAATCTTTTATGTTAATATAGATGATGACGTTGCAAATGAACTTGGTACAGAAGGTATTGAAAATTTTGTAAAAGAAATTTTTGTAAATGACCTTTTGTATGATTGTGAGATTTATAATGTTAGCTAAAGAAGAGATACGTCTTATAGAAAAAAGGCTCTGGCGAGTTCCCAGTCAAACGGAGTTGGCAGTTTTTGATGCAATGTGGTCAGAACACTGTAGTTATAAATCTTCTAAAAATTTATTAAAAAAACTTTATATTCATAATAAAAATGTTTTATATGGTCCTGGCGAAAATGCAGGAGTTATTGACATTGGTGAGAGTGATAAAGTAGCTTTTAAAATGGAGTCGCATAATCACCCAAGTTATATTGAACCCTTTCAAGGTGCGGCGACTGGTGTTGGTGGAATTATGAGAGATATATTTACAATGGGATGTAGACCTATTGCAAATTTGAATAGTCTTTATTTCGGTTCTCCTAATATTACAAAAACAAAAAATATTATTGAAGGTGTTGTAGGAGGATTAAGTAATTACGGCAATTGTGTAGGTGTTCCTACAGTAAGTAGCAAAATAACTTTAGCTGATTGTTATGAAAGAAATCCTTTAGTAAATGCAATGTGTGTTGGTTATACTGATAAACAAATCTTTATTAGTAAACCTGCCAAAAAAGGAACTGTTTATTATGTAGGTGCAAAAACAGGTAGAGATGGTATTGGTGGTGCAACAATGGCAAGTGAAACTTTTAGTGGAGAAGAAGATAAAAGACCTACTGTTCAAGTAGGTGATCCATTTTTTGAAAAACTCTTACTAGAAGCAAGTTTAGAACTATTTTCAACAGGTTATGTTATTGCAGCACAAGATATGGGAGCAGCAGGACTCACTAGTTCAACTACAGAAATAGCAATTAAAGGTAATCTAGGTATTGAAATACACATAGACAAAGTTCCGCTGAGAGAAAAAGGTATGGAACCTTGGGAAATATTATTAAGTGAAAGTCAAGAGAGAATGTTATTTGTTCTTGATGAAAATGTAAATGAGGAAGTTTTTGATATATTTGACAAATGGGATTTAGATTGTGTAGAAATAGGAAAATTAATTGATGACAAGCATTTTATTGTTTATAAAGATAATAAAATATGTTGTAATATTCCGTTGAATATATTAGAGTATGAAGAAAATAATTGGAAAGAAAAAAGACATCGTGAAAAAGCACATCCAAAAATAGATATGGATTTTGATATGAATTGGGTTTGGGATCAATTTGATAGTCAAGTTCAAGGAAATACGGTTAAAGGAATTAGAGAGCCGGTTGCTATTGTTAAAATTACTAATAAAGACAAATACTTAGCAATGACAACAAATAGTGATCCTTATGCTTGTTATCAAAATCCAAAACAAGGAATACAAAATTGCATTGAAGAATCTTATAATCAATTAAAAGATGTTGGTGCAGAACCAATAGCTTTAACAAATTGTTTGAATTTTGGAAATCCTAAAGAGTCTCACATCATGTATGAATTTTCAGAAACTATTGAGGGAATGAAAAGCATCTGTGAGAAATTAGATTTTCCAGTTGTGAGTGGAAATGTTAGTTTCTATAATTCTACAGAAGGAATTTATTTTGATAATATTATGCCAACTCCTGTTATTGGTGTAATTGGATTAATAAGGTAATATGTTTAAAGTAGGAGTAGTAATTTTTCCTGGTTCTAACTGTGACCAAGAAACAATAAAATTTTTAAATACATACGAAGAGTTTGAAGTTACTACAATATGGCATAAAGAATCAAACATTCCCAAACTAGACATGTATGTTTTACCGGGTGGATTTAGTTATGGAGATTATTTACGTTCTGGTAAATTAGCAAGTCTAAGTCCAGTTATGAATGATATAGAAAAATATGCTAAAGACGGTAGAAAAATTTTAGGTATTTGTAATGGATTTCAAATTTTATGTGAACGTAAAATATTACCAGGTACTTTAAATAGAAATGATACTTTAAAATTTATATGTAGAGAAGTGGAATTATATGACAATCATTTGAAATATATCACGGTGCCTATTGCACATGGAGACGGACAATTTTATTGTAATGACAAAGACCATTTTAACTTTGAAGTAGCTTGGCGTTATAAGCCACCTATTCCAAATGGAAGTTTACATGCTATAGCTGGTATATATAACAATGAAGGTAATGTTCTTGGATTGATGCCTCATCCAGAACGTGCTTTTGAAGAATATCATAAAAGCAAAGACGGTTACAAAATATTAAATACTTTTTTATCTAGGTAAAAATGGATTACAAATCTTCAGGAGTAAACACAGAATTAGCTGATGAACTTGTAAAAAATATCAGCGGATTTTCAGATCAAATAGGTAAATTTGCTGCTACATGTAAACTACCAGGACGTACTTTTTATGACCTTGTAATGAGTTGTGATGGTGTTGGTACTAAAACTATTTTGGCAAAGGAAGCTAAAAAAAGATTTAAACGTCCTATGATGAGTGTTGGTTATGATTGTGTAGCTATGGTTGTTAATGACATGTTATGTGAATCAGCAACGCCATTATTTTTTATGGATTATTTTGCGACAAATTCATTAGATGAATCAGATTATAGAGAAATATTGAATGGTATACATAATGCATGTAAATCAATAAGTGTAAAATTAATTGGCGGAGAAACTGCCGAAATGCCAGGAATGTTTACTGGTGAAAATTTTGATGTGTGTGGATTTGGAGTAGGTATAAAAACAAAACAAATAAAACATAAAATTAGAGAAGGAGATGTAGTTTTAGGATTGCATAGTAGTGGTGTTCATAGTAACGGTTTTAGTCTGATACGTAAATTAATTGATGAAGAAACTGATTCAAAATTAATACATTCATTATTAAAACCAACTTACCTTTATAATGATAAAATAGAGTATTTAAAAAAGAATAAAATTGAAGTCAAAGCAATGGCGCATATTACTGGCGGCGGATTTAATAATATAAATCGTGTGCTGCCGAGTACTATGGAAGTTGCATGGAAATCAGTTGATAGATTTTATTCTAATCAATCTCTATTTGAATGGATACAAGAAAGAGGAGGATTAGATAGTTATCAAATGAGAGCAACTTTCAATTGTGGTATTGGTATGATGATTATTACAGGTAGAGATAATGTAAAAAATCTACCTCTAGAGTATGAAGAACTTGGAACAGTTGAACAATATAACAGAGATGGTGCTTAATGAAAATTTATTTATGTGGCTATCGTTCTTATGTTAATTTTTTCTACGATAGTATTGAGAAAGCTTTTGAAAATAAAACAATTAATGAAACTACTTATAACATTTTTACTAAAATAAATGATACACTCTGTCAAGCTTTTAATTGGTTTTGGCAAAAAACAAGATTTGATTATGTAAAAATTGACAGAGATGATACTTATAGTTTAGATTATAAACTATCTAAAATTATTCATCCTGCATTGGTAAAATTTAAAAATGATAATACTATGTCAATTCCTCTTGTTTCAAATGATGATGTACCAGATGAGTTAAAAGTTGAGGATGATTCTACATTTGCAGAAACTGAAAATGATATTCTAATAGAAAGATGGAATTACGTCATGGATGAAATGATTTTCTCTTTTTCTGAAGTTAAAAAAGATGATATCTTAAAACTTAATCAAGAACAAATTGAAAGATTAAATAATGGTCTTTTTCTTTTTGGTAAATATTATCGTAATTTATGGATATAATTATGGAAAATAATAATGTAGTATATGTTTTAATTTGGGAATATGATAATCAATACGAAAGAGTAAGTGGAGTATCTGCTATATTTTCAAACATTGAAGCTGCAGAAAGGTATAAAAAAGAATCTGAAAAAACAAAAGAATATGATGATATTAAATACAGCATAGTAAAATTTGTTGTTCACCATTAATTAAAAAAATAAAATGTCTTATAGTAAAGAAGTATTAGATCATTACAATAATCCACAAAATGTTGGAAGTCTTCCAAAGGATGATGAAGATGTGGGTACAGGTTTAGTTGGAGCACCTGAGTGTGGTGATGTTATGAAACTTCAAATAAAAGTTGAAGATGATAAAATAATTGATGCTAAATTTAAAACATTCGGTTGCGGTAGTGCTATTGCTAGTTCTAGTCTTGCGACAGAATGGGTTAAAGGCAAGACTGTTGATGAAGCACTTGAGATTAAAAATAGTGATATTGTTGAAGAATTGTCTCTTCCGCCAGTTAAAATCCACTGTTCTGTTTTAGCTGAAGATGCAATAAAAGCTGCAATCAAAAATTATCGTGAGAAAAAATTATGATCATTTATGTAGATATAGATGGAACTATCTGTAGTGAAATTTCCGATGAAGATATAGAAATGCAACTTTCTCGCAAAAGAGCAGGAGAAAACGTAGAAAATAAAAAAGATTACATGAAAGCTAAACCTTTTATGGAAAGAATAAAACATATCAACAAACTATATGATGAAGGACATACAATTCATTATTGGACTGCAAGAGGTGCAAGGTCTAATATAGATTGGAAAGATAAAACAAGAGAACAGTTAAAAAGTTGGGGATGTAAATATCATGGTCTATCTGTAGGAACTAAACCACATTTTGATGTTTATATATGTGATAAAAGTTTTAATTCAGATTCTTGGTTTGCTCATTATATTAATGAAAAGAATGAACTAAATCCATAATGAAAAACGGTATACCTGCTTATAACGAAGCAGAAAAACAAGTATGCCGAAGAATATGTAGATTTAACAGTGAATTAACACATTGTATTGGATGTAATAGAAGTATGGAAGAGATAAATGAATGGCATACTTATAGCAAAAATAAAAGAAAACACATAATAAAACAGTTAGTTAAAAGAAAAATAAATGATTGACAAAAAAATCCCTTGACATTTTGTAAAAATCTGATAAGATCTTAGGAGTTAAACAAATACTTTAGATATTTTTTCAAGGGAAAAAAATTATGACATTTAAAATGCAATCAGCTTTAAACATTTATCTTGAAAATATTAAAATAGATTATGAAAAAACTTGTTCAAGTTCTCAAATGAAACAAGAATTTAACGAAGGTTTACACTACGCTAAAGGAAAAAAATATATTAAAGTAATTTCTGGTGATCGTAATGGTCATAAAAGAGTACATTCTTTTATTTCTATGGGTGATGATAGATTTCAAGAAGGTGATATTTTATTAGCAGCAAGTTGGGCAACTCCTGCTAAAAATAAAGCAAGAGGTAACATTTATCAAGAATATCATATTAGCTGGACAGGTCCAGATTATCTTCCAACAGGTTTTCAAAAAAATTATAAGTGAGATTATATTATGTCAAACAAATCAAAAGCAGGATCAAATCAATTCAATGCCGAACTGAGAGCAGGTCAAGTTCAATTCTTAGAAACTGGTGGTGTAGAAGAGAATGTTCGGCAATCCTCTTCTATTCGTTTTCGTAGAATTGAAGTAATTGATGGTAAAAAATATAGAGTGTTTTCATGACAGAACTAGTTGATCATCCTGTGCATTATAATTCCCATCCATCTGGTGTAGAAGCAATAGACATAGTTGAATATATGAATTTTTGTTTAGGAAATGCTTTCAAATATATATACCGTTATCAACATAAAAATGGAGTGACCGATTTAGAAAAAGCAATTTGGTATTTGAAGCGGCAAATAGAAAATCCATATACACATAATTTTTTTCCAGATAGAATTTATCCAGGGCTTATGGATGCTCTTCTTGAGATACTAAAAAATGAAAAAAATAAAAAAATAGCCTCCATACTTGATTACATTTATTATTACTGTTTTACGAATAATAATTTTCATGAATTAGAAAAAGCAGTTGTCTTAATAGAAGAATTAATAGAAGAAACCAAAAATGTATGAATTGATGGATATAGAGGAAAGGAAAACCGAAGTCATTGATAATCAAGATTTTAAATTTGTTTTTAACGATTTAATTGCTAATGCTGTAAGAAACATAAATTTTAAAAAATTACATGATATTCATAAAGTGATGGATATTAAATGGAGTTCATTAAATGCTGTACCTTCTCCTAAACAAATTCAAGCTACAGCATTTGAATTATCAAGAGAGTGTTTGAGTAATATGCTCTCACATGAATATGAAAGTTACTATCTTGAAAAAGAAGGATTACAAACTTACATTTATGGATTAAATTATCCTGATCCAGAAAAAGCAGGCACGTTTAAATTAATGTTTTGTTTTGATTCAAATGAACAATATTTCAAAGATTTTATGCATATAAAAACTGTAGAACAGGTTGAAGAAGAAAAAGAATATTCTACAGAAGAAAAATTATTCATGGTAGAAGAAAAAGTTCGTAGAGTCATAAAAATCCTTGAAAAATCAGTAAGTTGAAATATTACCCCTCCCAAAAAATAATCCGAATTTTCCCTTGACATTTCTTCTCCATCTGATATGATCTGATCATGTTGAGAGACACCCAATCCCAAGGAAAAAATCATGCAAATAATAAAGTTGACTCAAGAGCAGCACAAACAAATGGAAGCAATCAAAGAGAAGTACGATGATTCTCATGGTTCTCCATTTGACGTAGGCACTTGCGATAGTTATTATTACCGACCCGAATCCCCAAATTATTGGAAAGGTGGTTCAAAAATTCGTGGAACTCAAGTTTTTGAATCTGATATGACATCTGAGCAGATTGAAGCATATCATGCTGGTTATTCCTACAACGAATGGTTGGGAGATAAAAAAGTATGGTAGCGATTGTAGTGTTGCTGGATATTTTAATCATGACAATTTATATCATGTATGCCTAATTTGGAGTAGATTATGTCAGCTAAAGCCAATCTTGCACAGATTACCGAAACTCTTAACAAAACTCTTTCAGAAGAACAGTTTCTTCTTGCAATGGACGTTGTTTCTAAGATGATTCTAAAAAATGGTTCTATTCGTAAAAGTAAACCGAAGGGAGAATCAACTTCAGACCATTTAGCAAAATACGTTTGGAGAATGGTTGCGTTTGTTTGTGTTCCAGGTCCAACAGCATGTATGCCTGTTACTGCTGAATTTGATCTTTATAAATATATTGAAGGAAAACACTCACAACTAAAGGGTGTGGAAACAATTCGTTATGCACGTACTAAAGATTGTCCCGAAAAAGTTCTTGCAAAAACTATTGAAGATGCTATTTGTTATGCCATTCCTAAATCCCAATGGACAAATTTGCGTTCATGGGGAAGAGCACTTGGACACACTTCTTAAACAATCATAGAGATTCAAATGATTTGGGGAGTAACTTTCTTTTTGATAATACTAAAAGTCAGTGGAATATTACAAACTTCTTGGTTTTTAGTATTGTTGCCAGCCATAGCTTTTTCTAGTCTAATACTTATTGGTTTAGCAGGTATTGGATTAGCAACTTTATATGATCAAGAAATAGAAGAAGAGGAATAATGAAAGAATTTGATATTATTATTGGAATAGCAGGATTTATTTTATTCAATTCCATTTTTGCTATTGGAATTGTAGGTTTTCTACAATGAACGATGCTAGAAATTTTCTTATATGGCTTGTGTTTATGGTAGTAATATTTGTATTATTGGCTGTTTTAGAAACAATACTTGAAGTGCCTGATATATGAATCAACAGATGGTTTTGCGAGATGAATTAAATTATCTTGAAAGTTTTCATGAAGTTACTATTACTGAGGATGTAATTGATAAGCTTCTTAAAATTAGAAAACTTTTAAAAGTTCCTATGTTTATTGAGACACTTAAAAATTATTTAACTAAAGGAGAAGTAACAATTACTAAAAGTACGTTTGGAAAATATAGAGATTTGCATGTAGTTGACCATCCAGTTAATGGCTTAATGGCATATGTTTATAAAAAACCTTTATCTGAAAAGGTTAATAAATATAAGTCATCATCTGATGTTTTTTATGATTATTTTGATAAAGGAAGTTCGCTATGAAAAAGAAATTTTATATGTTTTCAGATCCTTCTCATGCTTGGTTACGTGTAGACAGACAGACTTTAACTGATATGAATTTAAATCAAAATCATTTTACAGAATATTCTTATGTTGATTTTGATTTTCTTTACTTAGAAGAAGATACTGATGCCGAATTCTTTTTGAATAAGTATAAAGAAAAATTTAAAACAAAACCAGAAATCGTAGAAAGAACTTCAAACAAATATTCTTTTGTACGAAAAAAATATAAAAACTATTTAGTAAAGGGATAGATTGAAAAGCTTATTAGATAAAATAATACTCTCATTTAAGTTTAGTTTATCTGAAAATTGGGAGGTAGAATTTAAAGCTTTAGAATGGACAGGCACTAGAACTGATTTTATAATTTTTGAAAACTCAATCTGGTCAAAGTTCACAGGAGAAAATCGTGGACTTTACTGGGCTTATCACATCTTAGGTATGAAGTTGATTGAACTCAGTGTTTGTGACACAAAACAACCAACAGTTGAAGTTGTGGAATGATAGAAATTTTTGGAAAAGATTCTTGTATTAAATGCGTTCAAGCAAAGCAATTGTGTGAATCAAAAAATTTAGATTATGATTATAAATCTTTAGGAAAAGATTTTAGTGCTGAAGAGATGTTTGAATTGTTTCCAAATGCGAGAACTTTTCCTCAAATTAAAATTGACGGTAAATCTATAGGAGGTTATGATCAACTTGTAGAATATTTTTAATTAACTTACTATGGTGTTGTTTTTGATTCAAGAGCTTCAATTCTAGTAGTTAAATCTTCTATTTTGTCAATTGCCTCTTGTAATGCTGCAGTTAACAATGGAACTAATTTTGATTGGTCTATACCTTGTGGTTTGATACTACCATCTTCATGTATTTGATCTTTCTCTCCGGTTACTGCAAGAGGAACAATATCAGAAACTTCGTGTGCAATAAAACCGTCCACAGTAATATTTGGTTCTACGATAAAATTAAACTGTGATGGTTTTAAAAGTTTTACTCTTTCTATTCCATCAGTAATATCTGTTATGTTTTCTTTAATACGATAATCAGATGAAGTGTTGTAACCTGTGCTTGATGTAAATGTTGATATACTCCCAACAAGAGTAGAATTTTTATAAAATCCAATCGTATCACCTGTACTTCCAGTTGATTCATTGTCATTAAATCTTACTTTATAATCATTAGAACTAGTAAGATTAAATGTTGCATAACCGGCACCAAAGAAAAATCCAGTGGACGTTGATACATTTTTATTTGTAGCATTATCTATTAGAATGTAACCATTACTATCAATTGTTAATTGTTTATTAACACTGCCGCCTGTGTAAAAGCCTAATTCAGTTGCTCCTCCTGCCAGATTGTATGCACCCAAGCCCATATGTGCTGTTCCACCACTGTTGTCAACATATACATCTAATCTATTGTTATCATTTCCACCTCTAAAACTAGCTATGGGATTTCTAGATGCTGCTGCTGCAGATACATCTGATGTAGTGCTACTTACATGTAATGCATCACCGGTACCTGTTTGATTTATAACCAATGCGGTATTTGCACTTTGATAGTTTAAATTGAATCCAGTATTGCTGGCTTCAAAATTATTATTAGCATCAAAACTTTTTGTATCTAATACTTTGTTTTGACCATCTTTACTATAGATTTCATCTAAAAATATTCTTCCACTCATGTTTCAAGAGCCATTTATAGTTCCTATTATAGAATTTAAAATTATAATATATTTATACTATTCTTCTAGTTCATCTGCTGGTTCTGGTTCATTACCTTCTGCAAGCCACGTTAAGTATTCTTGATAATCAGTATTTGTAGTGTCA